ATTTCGACTTCTATTGTAAGCTTCATCTGTCCTCCTAGTTGAGTGGATGCACTTCCTGATCGAGCTCCACTGTAAATTCGTGCTTCTCGAGATCGGGGTGAGCTTCAATGTAAGCATCGATCTGTTCGTCTGTCAGTCCATTTTGCGTCACTTTCTCTTCGTTGAGAATAGGGACGCAGACAGTTAATGTATCGCCTTTCTTTTTGCCTGCAAGCGATGTGATAACTGTCACTTGCCCTGTTTTTGGATTGAGTAAAGCGTAGTCGTGTTTTCTCATGCTACGCGTCTCCTTTGTAGAGATTAGGAAACTTGTTGTGCAGCAGATCGAAGATCATTCTATTGTCCTTTCGAAATGGTAAAAAGGGGAGCACTCAGGAAAGGTGCTCCCCTATCTTCTGCCGCGTTGTTGGATTAAGCAGCGCTCGTCTCAGCCTCTTCGGCTTCCTCTTCGCTGCCCGTTTCGAACACTTCCTCGACCGTGCCCACTTCGTTCGCAGCAACCGTCTGCGTCTCTCCCGCAGGAGCCGCTGCCTTCTTCGCTGCCTCTTGCGCCTTCTTCACCGCACGGCCGTTCTGCGCGGCCAAGCGCGTGTCGCCTTCGATTGCGGCGTCATAAGCAGTGCGCACGCCGTCTTCCGGGTAAGAACGCAGATCGTCGATCACGATTCCAGCTTTCTTGCCAATCGAGATCTGCGGCCAGGGCAGAGCGTTCGGGTCCGGCTTGCCGTCGGCGCCCAGAGTCTGTCCGTGCATGATCAACTTGCTCGTCGCCATGTCGTAAGTAAGCTTGAAGTCGACGTTCGTCGGCCCCTGCTTGCGGTTCGCAACGCCTTCCATAATCCGCGTCGCCTGCGCTTCCTGCTCCTTCGTCGGCCCCTTCTTCACTTCCGGTTTTACTTCCGGTGTCACTGCTGCTGTCGTCATCTTCGTTCTCCGTTTCTGGCGTTTTTCCGGTCCGCCTTGACCCTTTGATTTATTATACAAGCTATTATATATGATTTTTAAGTAAAGGTCAAGCATTTACGGGCTTAAATTAAAGAATTCTGTGGAAATCTCTAGAAAACATTGGTTGATTCTAGGCGTAATCCTCGCAGTCTTACTTTAAGTATAGTTAATTATATGGCAGCAGTAGACTTCATACTATTCTTTTGCGTCGCGAGTCTCTTCTTATTTAAAAATCTTCTGCTTACTCCCGGAGCGCAGATAAAAAATACAGTATTTCCCCTCCTCGTTGGTTTGGCGCGTAAGCGCGCGACAGCAAGCGCGCAGCGCCAGGACGATACACCAAGGGATTCGCCCCAATTACATCGAATTGTATTTAGTCATTCAGTAAGACCACCACCTTACTGTAAGCAGAGTAGCTTACATCTATCCCCCACTGTCACTGAGGGATAGTCTAAGCTACGGATGCTTCATTGCTTCAGTCGCCCAGTCTTGCGCATCGTTCCAGGCACACATGAGTAAGAGATAAACTATCTCACTCCATTCTGGAGGCGTGACTTTATCTACTGCGTCGCGAATTGTCTTGTCGTATTCGTGTCCATTCCAAGATGCTTCACGAATTTGAACTGCGCGTTGAATGTAGCCAGCGAATTGCTTGATGTCGGTTCTAATCATTGTTTTTCTCCTTTGTTAGTCGGTGAAGTCTGAATTTCCGTTTGCGTACCAGCGTTCGATCTGTTCAATCGTTGGACAGTCTTCCTCTTCGTGAAAGAGCATGTCGCCTGATTCTTCCATTTCAGCGCAAGCGTCATGCGTCCATGATTCGTTCTGCTGATCGAACGTTCCATCTTCTTGTTTCCATGCTCCTGTTATTCCGGCAATTTTACCGGATTCAACAAAGCGATGGATAGTTAACAACACCTTGTCATCATCAACATACTTCCGTTCAGCTGATTTGATCACTGTTGTTCTCCTTTGTTAGACATACAGCAGGGAATAGCCATTTCCGTCGAAATAGATATGAGCAGCTTCTTCCCAATAGTGATTACCCGGTCGAGGTGATCCTTTGTCAAATCCTTTCATCGCTTCCTCCAGTGTTAAGTAGTAATCGTAAACTCCATAACCAAGGGACAGAAGCTTTTCTGGCACGCTTGAATCATCTTCAAGTTCTTGAACCACCGGTACGTATTCTTTTGTTCCTGTGTAGATATGCGCTTCGACTTCTCCAAAGATTGGATGTTCCCAGCGCTTTCCTTCGTATGTAGCTTCAAACTTAGTACGAAGGAAAAAGTCTACTGCAGTATTCGGTTTTGTTTTCATTGTTTTTTCGATTAGCGTTGTTTCTTTTGGAAATGAAATGATTCTGAATGGTCCTCTGGGTGGAGCATAATCATCCATCATTTCGAATTCAAGTCCTGGATGAATCTTCTCCAACGCTTCGAGCGCAGGCCGTAGATCATCTGTGCATCCGGAATTGCCGTCGTGAAAGTTTACCCATCCGTTTGCGTCCAATGATTCGGACATTTTATCTGGCCAGTCATCCGAATCGATGTCTAAGCCATGAGCCTTTGACCATTCTACAGCTGTTGTATATTTCATTATTACTCTCCATTCTCCACAATGCTGATTGCATCGTTGTATGCAACTGCCGCAGCACGGTGCTGATCGACAGTCCATCCAGGATGCAGTTGGTTTGAGCTTGAGCCATTCGCATATGCCTCAGCAATATCCTTCAGCTTATGCAATTGCTCCAAGACTATGTTCTTGATAAACTCGGCAACTCCAATCTTGTAGACGATCTTGCCTGGATATTTGTCTCGAAGCTGTTCCATTTGCAAGTCGACTACGCCGTACGCCCAGTCGTTGCTGATAAACAATCCGACGTCTTCCACAAAGATGATAGCGCGGAATGGATCCCGCGCGTTAGAAAGACGTCCGCGATCCTGCGCTAGCAGGTTCTGAGTGTCTGAAAGAGCTTGCATTAGTTGATCTTTAGTCATGTTATCCTCTCCTTGATACATAGGTTGAAAGTAGGTATTGGCACCGATTGATAGCCTTAACTCGTTCATCGAGTTTCGGGTTGATTGGAGGCGAATGCTTAATCGCTTTCCTCCAATAGTGCAATTCGTCTTCTGCATCACAAAGGTTGTCCCAAATCAAAGCTAGTGACAATCCAAGCTCATTAGCTTCGTTTTGGAGCTGCTCGAACTCCTTGTCAGTTACCTTTTGCATCATTGTTATTCTCCTTAAAGAAAGTTAAGGGAGGATGCTTTCCTGTTACATCCTCCCGATTGGTTGTTAGATGATCGGATCATCACAAATCATCGATCCATATCGTCCGCGAAGTTCTCTTCCAAGACGGTGTTCAATATCTTCTAGAGATTTTCCTTCAACAATTTCATGCTCATTCACATGTTCTTGGAATTCTTCTTTGACGAATCCCTCTGTGATAAGCAGTTGAAGTTCTTCATACGTTACATTGACGTGCAGCATTGTTGTTGTTTTCACTTTCTTCGGTCCAAACTCCGCAGGGTAGATGTCGTAATATACTCTGTATTGTTCAGGCATTGTTGTTCTCCTTTGCATCCATGATGTTGAGTGTAAATACTTTCATCCAAGTTAATCCATCTTTGTGATACTGCTTTACTTCCGCCTGCGCATTTGCATACTCAAGGTATGCACAGTTGGAAGACATTGGCTCAGGACCATGCGTTCCTTGCATGGCTACGATGAAGATCTCTTTCATTGTTGTTCTCCTTTTAGCGTATTCGGAGTTACACGCTTAGTTTCTGTGCATGGTTTCGCATAGCGTGGACGCCTCTTCTGTGGATTGGAATAGTCCCGCTTTCTGGTTCCATCTAGATTCTCCCAATACAGAGGATACAATCCGAGATGTTGTCCAAATCTTCCAACAGGAATATGTCCTCCGCAGTGATTGCAGATTGCATATGTTCTGTGGAAGCGTCCAGTCGATTTTGCTTCTTCTCTGCTGATGACATAGACCCAAGTATCGCCCAGTAGCTTCTTAGGAACAGCAGTTACTGGAAGCTTCTTGGGTAAGCCCATTGCTTGTTTGATGTGATGTTCTTGAGCAATGCCGCGATGCCGATTGTCTTGATCGCCTTCGAAGCATAGCCGCAGGTCTTTTCCGATTGTGTACTTATCCCAATTGATTGACATTGTTATCTCCTTTAGATTGTGAACTCGTCGTTCGGAAACTGATTCAGTTCTTGTTGAACTTCGTGAAGATGCAGTTGACGTTCTTCTCCTACTTCATTCAATATATCTAGAATGAATTGAACGTTTCCTGCTTTTGTTTGAATGGTACGGAGACGAACGTTCGTAAACCATTGCTCCGTTCCGCGAGGTATCTTGCTCGCATCTCCTTGTAGATCATTATCTCTGATGTGAATTCTGAATCCTCCATCTGCTTCTTCTACTCTGTATCCATCTGTTTGTCCATGCTTCATGAACAAGACATGTGGATTACCTTCATACTTCCACGGTGAATGAGCGTTAGGCTTTGGTATCTTCATCTGGAGTGCTCCATCCTTTCCTTTGATATTCGTTTTCGAGAAGAATTTGATCTCTGATAGCATCCCAGTCTTTTGGATTCTTCTCAAGTTGTTGTTTTGTTTCTGCCCACCAGCGGTCGAGAGTTTCTTTGGGTATTTCGTGATAAGTCATATTTCTTCTCTCTTTGTTTCTGCCAGTGACATCATTCTGGCTGGTAGCTGTTCTGCTGTACAGATATTGCCTTTGGAGTCTACTATGAAAGAGACTCCTCCGACAGAATCTGGACTGAATTGGACAAGGATTAATTCACATACCCTGTCCGCTTTCGTTCCATACATCTTCTCGAGTTTGAGCAAACGTGCTTTCTGTGCAAGTGTCACTATTCAACCTCCCAAGGTTCGAACACACGTGGTTCATCTGGAATTGGTACGCTTGTGCCTCCTACAACATCGAAGGGCTTTCCGCATGCGTTACACTTCCAGCTCTGTCCATATCCAGGAGCTCCGTACTCTCCTTGATACTCAGTATTGGTGCTTTTGCAGTATGCGCATTCTTTCATTGTTAGTCCTCCTTCCGTCTCTCGACGATTTGTTGTGATGGTTTCAGTCTAATTACTTTCCGATGACTGTAGCCGCTCTTCCTGTTACGGGAGCTGAAACGAATTCCAGTTCCTTTACATTCGCCGCAGCCTCGTCCCATACCAAAACACTTACCACACTGTCGTTTCATAGGACCTCCTTTACTTTCCGATTTGCGCCCAGGCGTCGGATGTGTAATGTTCGTTGAGATAGTCTACGATCTCGATCAGCCGTTCGTAGTAAGCTTTGTAGTTCGGAGAGTGTTTGTCTTCAGGTTCTTGTGTGTACTCGACAAATTGAGCTCTGGTCTGCTCCATTGTCTTTCCAATTGCCAAACGGAAGCCGATTGACTCGTACCACTCGTAATAATATCTTCCGCCAAGTGGCTCCGGTTCGACTCCAAAGTGTTTGCAGATCTCTTCGTCAATTTCTACGAAGCTGACTGGACCAGCTTTAAGATTGGACTTCCGGGTAAGCTGAAAGTAATTGGGCATTTGCTTATTCTCCTTTTGGATGATACTATGGTATAGCCCCGCGCCCAACTATGCGTTAGACGCGGGACTATTAAGGTTTAACTAGCAGGTAATTAGCTTTGGACGATCCCGGATCGTTCTGCGTTTGAGATGTCATCGACAATCATTGTGTACTTGTCCCAACGAATGTTATCGATCTTAACTCCTCCCTGATTGATTAACTACTGTTGCTGTTGCATCTTCGGTTGCGTCTCGTCGATTGCCTTTTGGAGCATATCAGCAAGACTTCCTTGTTCCTTTGCTTTCTGTTCTTTCTCTTTCATTTCGTCTTTCGTTGAACGAACCCGTTCCTTCTTGGGTGGAGCAGGAGGGACGTTCTTCTCGACGACGACTTCTTCCTTTCCGACGCCAGCTTTCTTTGCGTCTCGACCGACTTGCTTTGCCAAGAGCTGATCTGCTTCCAAGGCCCATTCGAAAGCAGACTTCTTCGATTCATCGTAGGTGCGAACCCAGATGACGATTCCGCCTTGCTTTCCAACAGCAATCTCGGGCCACTCCAGCGGTCCATGTCCTTGAAGAATCACCTTGCCGTCCCGTTCGCTCTGATCGAACGTCACATCCGGACGCAGTTCTTGCATCTTAGCCAGGAACTTCGCGACCATCGTGGTCTGCTTGGTTGCGATCACAGCGACTTGGGTAGCAGTTTGATTGTTCGTCATATTATCCTCCTTAAGGATAAAGGTTAGAGTTGCGTTGATGGTTGGGTTGCGAGAAACTTTTTGCAATCAGAGAAGCAAGATTGGATGGCCGAGAATTTCTTCAGCCTGCGCAATCCTATCCTCTAGATCCTTCGCTCCGAAGACCCAGTCAAGAAGTTTTGCACTTGTCTCTGTTCTTTCGGTTACTGATGCTGTGAACAGATGTCGCTCAGTCTGTTTACGAAAGCTGTCCACGACAGAAGAAAAAGCAGCTTTTGCTTTTTCTTCAGTTTCAGCATCAAACTGGCATTCAATTACGAAGTGTTTCATATTGATTCTCCTTTTTCTGGTTAGAGTTGCGTTGATGTTAGGTATTGGGTCGCTCGCCCTTTCGGGATTCACTCTTATACCTTTAGAAGCCGAGTTCTTTCAGCTTCTCGACAGCTACGGAACAGATAGCTGCGTTCAGCATGTTAGTCTCCTTGCTTAGTGAGTTGTTCGTACTGCTGTTCTAGTTGAGCAAACTTGGTTTCTAGCATGCGCTTCAAATACTTGTCCTTACAGCGTTTGATTTGTATTTGAAGTACTTCTGCATGCGTGAGCATATCTTCGCGTGCTTTATCCATACAGCTCCTTTCTCTGCGTGGTAAGTATGCGCAGCCCGCTGTTTTGTTAGAACCGCCAGACTGCTTTGACGTTATCCGGCAATGGTTCCGTCTTCCTGACACGGACCGATGCCGGCAAGTCACTTGTCATTCCTGCCAAAGGTTTGACATTTGTTACGCGTGACTGGCAAGTTACGATTGGTTTGTGTGTTGACTTTTTCAAGCTTGCAACTGAGCGAGCAAGCTCTCGGTAGATTTCCTCTTGTTTGAACATACAGATTGTCCCTTCAGGTTGGTTAAGTTAGAGGAGATGTAGGTGGAGGACTAGCCACACCATAACTCTGACAATGGCTAATCCTAAGCAGAACAGTACGTATCTGATTGGTGTCATCTCACATCCATGATCAGCATTGCGCCGTCTCGGGTGTAAGCAGCCATCCACATCAGAGTGCCAATGTATCCAAGCCTGTGTCGTACAAGCCTGAATATTTGGTACAGTACGTACCACTGTTCACGTGTGAACTGCGCGTGATTCATTTGTCTTTGTCCTTTCTTTTGTAACGTTGAAGTAAGGCCATGATGCCGCAGAATATCATCATGGCCATTGATACGTAGCATCCGAACAGCATGGTTCTCAACTACTTCTTCCCACGCAAGACCAGTTGCGCCGGAGCGTACTTGTTCATGTTCAAGATCTGTTGAGATCCGGGAAGGTAGTGATACATTGCACATCGAAGAGCCTTGTTATATGGTTCTCCATTCGTTACCTGATCCACAACGTTCTCTTCGAACTTCCGGATGCGTTCCAGAGCCTTCTCTTTGAACTCCACAGCGAGCATTCGGCATACTAGCCCGTAGGCTTTGTCTGCCGCCTCGATGGAAGACATGTTGGTGAGAAACTCCTTGTTCATGCGAAGGAGCACTTGTGTTGTTGCGTTCATTGTTATTATCCTCTTCTGAGTCGTTTCCTGAGCGACTCTGTTAGTTGTTATTGGAAGTCAACGTACATCTTGGCAATTTCCACGATCTCGTGTTTGCCAATACGTTTGTTGACAGTCTTCTCACGGAACGCATTTCTTTGTTCCGTAAGACCCTCACTCTGAAGACGATCCGAGATATGTCGGATGACCTCTTCTGCTTACAGGTTGACTAGCTACACTGCCAATCAGATCTCGCAAGCTATCTTACTCAGCAGCATGTGGTTATAGCACTTGCTCATCCACACAGGTACTTCGTGAATGAACGGATCAGCTGCATTACGTAACTCATGCAGCAGCTTTGGATCGTCTGTCTCGATCACCAGAACGTTCCCTTCATCAAATGCAATTACCATACTACCTCCTTCCATTCCACCGCTCAGCGGTATTGTTGATTGAATCGTTAAGGATTACAGCCGGAACGACATGAGCATCGTTAGGCCGTATGTCTACTACCTTTACAGTCTCAGCACCATCCTCATTCCAGTCTATACACACTAGACGGTATGAGCCATCAGGCGAGACTAGCACTGATACGTGATCTGCCATCATACATCCCCCTTTGCAATGTGCTTGTCAAACCACTGTTCGATCTTCCGTAGAGCAAGCTCCTTGTCTTGAAGACATAGCTTACCCTCCTGATAGCGGGGATTATCCGTTACCATGATATGCAGGCTTGGATAATCCCCACGGCTTTGATACAGAGCGATTGTCATTACAGCCTCCTTAGAGTTGAGGATTGGTTGTGAAGATCCACACAAAGCCCATGATCAATACTGTTAGGCTTAGTGCACGTTGTACGCTCTTTGTCTCGCCTTCAGCAGCAATGGTCATTAGGCTAGGAGCGCCACAGATCAGGAACAGCACTGCGATCGTTACTTGTAGTGACATACTATTTTCTTCCTCCGATCCTTAGGATTAACCCGATACCAGTTAGTAGTAACCCGAAGCACACTGCACCGAACAGTGCAGTGGCTACTAGTTGTTTCAACGCATCTGCTGCGATTTGAAGCTCTTGCATACTTCCTCCTCGTTGTGTGATTTCTACTACTTGTATCACCATACTATGTATGATACCAATTAAGCCCATAGTCATTATACATGCTGTGTTAACATGCTATTGGTGTAGAACCAAAAGTTATTTTTAAATTACCCGCACTGCCTTTCTTAACTATGGAGAAGTTTTTAAATTTCTACAACTGGTAAATTGTATAATATAATATGACTAGAATTTTCAAACTACTGACTCTCCTTTACAATTTCTTGTGTTCCATACTAAACTTCAGCACTTCTTCCAACGCTTGTACTAATACTCCCGTTTCTACTAACACTTCTGTTCCAACAGAGGCTATAAAAGACAATACTCTGCCTAATCCTATATTACATGCAGAACCAAAAATTATAGAATTGCAAGAACATGAAATACAGAAAGTACTTCGTATTGAAATTGTTCCGGATAATGCGCATATTGAGCAGAATATTAAAAAGTCCGTGGTACCGCAGAAAGAGAAGATAGCAAGTCTTATTCAGAGAAAATTTCGGCCTATTGCCTCGTGGACATATGAGGTACAAGAAGAAATTTTGCAGCATCGTGACAAATGTTGGCGTATGACTGGCGTTAGTGAGATTGGAGGCACGCCAATGATTGGGAATTTATCTGTAATACGCATGCTGTATAAAATGTATTATGGCTGTGATGCAGACGAATGCCTTAAGGCGGGCTGCGGACTACAAGGATTTATACGTGTAGGTTGTGTTAATTTCTTTAAGCACGATAGAAATTCGGGGCACATAGAATTGCGTGCAGATCGGAAACGTAAATTAATTAGTTTACGGCCCATTGCCGCAGCTAAGAGAACGATTGGCAAAGAGTATCCTTCTTTATATAAAGAAGCGCTTAATGATGAAGAAACTGCTATCCTCGCCGATATACAGAAAATTTTTAATAAACTGGAAAAATCTGACTGCTATCTTGGGAAGAAAATTCCGCTCGACTGCATCATTGCGCGAAGCATTTATAAAAATAAACTAGGAATCATCGCAATATTAAAGCACGATAAAAGACTCGCTGCGCGTCTTCAATACTGAGTAATAAAATTTCGGTTTCACATTCTTCTTTTTCAAAAAGTGGGTACTTCGAGTTTTTATAAAAATTTCTATAACTCGGTAATAGTATAGGTTAATGATTCAGACCAAAAGGTCTTATGCTCGTTCTCCTCTGCACTGGACAGAGCTTCATCAATGAATAATCTTAATACATTATTCTGGCATATAAAACTGTGATCAAGTCTACTGCTATCTAATAGCCAAGACCCATGCACTAGATGAGGATAAACCAGCCCATACGGCACTCGTTCACCTAAGAGAGTACCTACATGGCTTGAGGGCACTTCGCTGCATCATCAAGTGTTCCTTATGCCACCAACATCTATTCAACGTCTTCTAACATAGATAACTAATATAGAAGAGATAATATAGAGGTAGATATGTTTAATTTACTATCATGGATATCAGCTTCTTTAACAGTTATCGGAATGTATCTAGTAGGTAGGAAGCTATGGTATGGATGGATTGTTAATCTGTTCATTTTAGCTTATATCAATTATACATTCCGATTGTATGGCTTCCTAGTATTGAATGGATTTTTGTTTATCCTGTTCATGAAGAATGCTGTTCAATGGAGATACAAATGAATATGTTCTATATACCTGAGGATGAGATGCAATTTCAATTTCCTATCTTTCGTCGTGATTGTCATCCTGTTCATTTAACTGATGATACAGTTTTATCTTTTATCACTGGTGTTCGTGTACTATATAATGCTATGACATATCTGTTTGAGCGGTATGATGATCGTTCAGTTCTCAACGTCTTTAAACAGGATATTGGTGATTACTACGCACTCCGCATATTAGCTGCCTTACATTTAATCGTATCACAGGGTAGGGAAGAGCGGGTTTAATGCGCAATCAAAATCGTTAATGCGCAATCAAAAGCAGGATATGCGCAATCAAAAAGAGCGATATAGTGCGGTAATAGTATAATTATATGTCCAAAGGTTATACCTGGCAATGCCAAAATTATATTCTTTCTTTGCTCACTTCAATCGTTGTAATATGCAACGTGGACTAAATAATGTCTGGACCGTCCACTTTCGAGGTGTTTGTTATCAAGTTGAAGGGATAGACTTTCGTGTTCCTACAAAAACTAGGTATAATAAAAGCGGTCGCCAGCCTAGAGCAACCATACGTGGACGTGCTAGATTTATTACGATACATAACAACTTTGCTGTTGTTAGATAGGAGATAATATGCGTGAAACACTTGTAAAATGTGATAAGTGTGGACAATCGGTTACGTTCCATGGACCAACACCTCCTTCATTCAGACTCTTTAGAACGGAATCGGCTGGGCCGGAAGGGCCAACTGAACATTTCTTCGACTGTGATCTTTGTGTAAATTGTATCGTTGCTGCGTTCAACTTGATAGGAGAAGAGAACTTCAAAATATTTCTAAATAAGAGGTAGTCTTTTTTATATGGCTTCCAAACTAGAATATTTAGATAAACCCGTTCGTACAACACATGGTATTGAAACGATTACTCAGGAAGAACTAACGTTACTGTATAAACTCCGTTATATCGATAACGATTGTAAAAATAAGAGAAATAAGCAAGCTCGCACGTTAACGCCAGAAGAGAGACAGACGAAGACTGCTATTCAGCGAAAAAAGAATCGTATCAAATATGCGACAGATCGGCAAAAATTAACAGAAGAAGATTTTGAGCGTAAGCTGCAGAATATAGAACGATGCCATAAGCTTCTATCTAAATACTGGAATGATAGATTAAGTAAAGATGCGAAATTAAAATTCGCTAAGCAAATTAAAAGAAAGAAGGAAATTCAGTCTGCTGTAGAGGCATATAGGAAGATAACAGGAGGCCGGCCATAGCATATACAGGTGAATGCCAGGCGTGTAAGAATACAAAAGACAAGCAGTTAGAAGTTGTAGGCGCGCAAACAAAACTTGACTACTGCGATTCTCACCTAATCGAGCTTCGTGAATATACGAAAGGCTGGATGGCAGAAATGCAAGAGTTCCTCGTAGAGATTGAAAAAGAGATTGTGAATAGAGGGTTATAAGTTTTTTGCTATTCCTGGACAAAACCCAGGCCGCTCAACGGGACTAAGTTACAGAGAACCGTTCACCTAAGTGACGAGAGGTAAGCTACCTGTAACGGACTGAAATTAGCAAATTTTAAAGGTGAGTATGGAAGAAAAAGCTAAGTGTGAAATATGCGGTGAACCAATGCCGGAGGGAGAGGAATCGTTTAAGTATCATGGGTATAGCGGACCATGTCCTAAACCCCCATTACCCAAATCTACAGAAATGCCGGATAGTGATAGAAAGTGGGTCGATGCATTAAAACCATATATCGGTGGCGGAATTGTGCCGTTCTATACGCTTCCGGATGGATCAGTTGATGCACAGAAGACGATAGACTCCTTTTGTATGTTGAATGATGTGAATAAGAGAGTATATCCAAAAAGGAAGAATAAGTAGTAAAGAAGTAAGCAGTGGTGGTAGTTGGTTTAACGATATTTTAGTTCTTGCGACTTGAAACTCGCTCCGCTCGTGAAGATAAAACTTGAAGAGGTAATAATATGTATTGTACAAATGATTTAGAAGAATCTCTAAAGAGAGTATCGCTTCGTTCTGAACCTGTATACGTATTAAGTGCGTGGGGAAAAGCTGAAAGCCCAGACGTTTGTTGTCATATGGATTGGAGCGGAGGTTTTGTTCTTCTATTAGCAGATGGAGGTTTCGCTTATTTAGAAGGATGGTGTGATTATACTGGTTGGGGATGTCAGGACGGCGCTGAAATTAGATATGCAGATAGCCTAGCAGGATTAAAGCTTAGAAAAGATGTGAAGTGGGACAAACTTCCTCAAGATTTGAATAAATGGCTTTCATCAGGACGGAAACCTTGGGAGGAAAGATAATTGGATAAAGTAGTTGACAGAATTTATGTAGGCGATAATCTAGATCCTCATGAATTACGCGTTAGTAATTCGGAGCAGATTGGAGCAATATTGAATGTATGCGAAACATTTGATCCTGCTCTAGACGTTGCATCTTTGCATATGCCATTTGCCGATTGCGCTCCAATTCCTACATACGAATTTCAAACTTGTATGTCGTGGCTTGAGCAACAGTATCGACGATCAGACAGAAATATTTTTATTCATTGCCATTTAGGGATAAGTAGAAGTCCAACGATATGTGCTTCATTTATGTTTTTACAGAAGATTTCACCGACAATACAAGAAGCATTAGCTACGATTAAAGCAGCTAGACCAATCATAAATCCTCATCCTTTAACACTTCAGTCAGCTATTACGTATTTAGAGGAGATGAAATGAAAACAGATGGACTCTGCGGAATTGAATGGTTTAAAGCAAATAAAGAACTTCAAAACGCGTCAAGAGAAAAGTGGGATGTTAGATTTTTGGAATTGGCTAAGTTTATTGCCAGTTGGTCTAAAGATCCTTCTACTAAGACTGGAGCCGTAATTGTTCGGCCTAATAAATCGGTTGCTTCTGTTGGGTTTAACGGCTTCCCTACTAAGTTAATTGATTCCGAAAAAGATTATTCTAATCGAGATGTAAAGTATAGTAAGATCATTCATTGTGAAATGAATGCGCTTCTATTTGCGCGTGAACAAGTAACAGGATATACACTCTATACCTATCCTCTTGCTTCTTGCGAACGTTGTGCAGTTCATATGATTCAAGCCGGAATTACAAGATGTGTATTTCCAAAGATTCCACACGATCAACAAGAACGCTGGCAAGATTCAGTAAATAGGACAAAGACGTATTTAACAGAAGCAGAAGTTGACTGGCGTGAAGTAGATTTTGAATAAGGACGGTAATTAGTATAATTATATATGGCAAAGATTTTTAAGCTTGTACTACCAAACGAAAAAGGTATTTTCGTAATTCCAGCGGAATACAGTGGCTGCAAGTTTATAATTAGAGATCATAGATGTTTTGTTATTCTAGAAGAAGGTAAACAAGAAATTCTTGAAAATGTACAGGAGCTTGCATGAAATTCTTTCAAAAGGCTTCCGATGGAGGAAAAGATTCGGGCGTTACAGCTTATTTCTTAGTAGAAATTAAATCTTTATTCTCGATAACGCTTTTACATTTCGAACCTAGTCACAGAGAAGCTTTTCATAGTCACGCATTTAATGCTGTGACTCTATGGTTAAAGGGCGTTGCAGTAGAAGAAGTTAGAGACGAAAAAGGAATAACCGTTAATTTGTGGGCAGCGGGTAAGTTTAAGTATACGCCACGAGAGTTAATGCATAGGATTAAAGTATTACGAAAGGGAGCTTGGGCTTTATCTATTCGCGGCTCTTGGCAAGAACAGTGGCAAGAGTATCATCCAAGTATACGAAAAGTAATTACTTTAACACATGGCAGAAAACAAATTAATTAAGGAGAACGCAGGAGATTTTTGTGGAAGATAATCAATTGAAGTGTAGCCTTACGACATATGATCAATTAAAAGACTATGCTTATTACTTTCTATCTCAAAAACTAATTACAGAACCTCAATTTCATAACATCATGGAATTTTTAGGGAAGAAAGAATTACAAGAAAAGAACGCATATAAGGCAGTTTGGGGAGCAGGAGAATAAGTATGAGTAAAATAGTCGAATATACTGTTTACATAGATGACGATTCGCTATCTGTTTTTGCCGATCGTTTTGACTACTCTATTTCAGGAAATAGTATTACGTTTTATATTGGAGATGATACAGTTGCGCTCTTTAATATGACTTATACAAGAGGCATCGTGAGAACAGGTTAGGAATAATTTTTAGTAACCCTTGAAAAATCACACAACTTTTAATATAATACATATCCCGCAATGCACAAACCTCTAGGCATTAAAAATTACGGAAGCATCGGCCATCTACCTCAGAGCCGTCTGGGACCAGGAGATCATAAGGTTCCAGACGGACAGGCCGCTATATGTATTGAACAAACAAGAGATGAGTATGATAGAGTAATTGTTACAGAAAAATTAGACGGTTCGAATTGTGGTGTAGCTTTACTTGATGGACAGATTTTAGCTTTAGGTAGAGCAGGATATTTAGCACAATCCTCTCCTTACGAACAGCATCAACTATTTGCCTACTGGGTTAGACAAAATGAAGCAAGTTTTCGTAAAATTCTACGAGAAGGCGAACGATGCGTCGGCGAATGGCTGGCGCAAGCACATGGAACTAAATACGACTTGCCTTGTCCGCCGTTCTGCGTTTTTGATATTATGAAAGGACGTGAGCGCGCTCCGTGGAGCGAAGTATTAGAACGTTGCTATCCTTTAGTTAATACTGTTCCAGTATTACATGATGGAGGAGCCGTAGCGATAGAAACAATTATGCATGATTTAAATGCTGTTCCAAGGGCGTATGGACAATGCGATGAAAAAAGATTTTATGGTTGGTTTGGTGCGATGGAAGAAGTAGAAGGAGCTGTTTGGCGAGTTGAAAGAAAAGGAAAATTTGACTTTATGGCGAAGTATGTCAATCCAGATAAGCTTGATGGGAAGTACTTAGAAAAAGTAAGCGGACAGCCGCCTATATGGAATTGGAGACCAAATGCTGAAGATAGTGTTATCAATTTATAAGGACGATAATGCTCAACCGCTGTTTCAAATTCGTGGAGATGCTTTTGAATCATTATGTTGGGTGGCAGAAGATGATAAAAAAGGGATTAAAGATGATGGAAGGGTATTGAAAAATCTCGGTTATTGGCCAAATCTACCGCGCAAAGAGGAAAATAAGGATTAGTATATGGGATCGAGAGCGCCAAAACCTACAAAGAGGGAAGTTGACGCTGTACTTGCGCAATTAGAAAAATTAGATGTTCCTCCAGTAGATTATTCACAACGTTGCCTTACAGATGGTTCTCCTATAACTTCAGATCATAAAGAAATTGATCCTATTACAAAACAACAGAAAGACTATATAGTTCTGACAGCAGAGGAACGTGCTAAAGGATTCGTTCGTCCAGTTCGAGATACTTACACACATCTGAAGTGCAATTCTGATACAACAATGGGCAGAGCTATTGCAGAAACCTACGCGCGTGAACCAAAATTTTATAGCGGAACATTCTGCTGTACTTGCCAACAACATTTCCCGCTAGACGAATTTGTCTGGAAGGGTACAGAAGAGATACTAGGAACATAGAGTATGAGACTGAGACGTAAGTAGGCGGCAGGTTCCGCACTCAACCAAAGCCGGTAAATTCTCAGATATAATCCGGCAGAATTAAGCAAAAAGTAAGAAAAATGGAGAAAATAGCATTAATGGACTTTAATTTCTATCATGAAGAAGCATTAAAATCGGCTGTTTATCCGAATATTGGTAATAATCCGCATTATCCGCTGATGGGTTTGGCAGGAGAAGTTGGTGAAGTAGCAGAGAAGATTAAGAAACTATGGCGCGATAAGAACCAATCTAAAGGTGCAGAATTCTCTGCAGAAGATAAAGAAGCTATAGCACTAGAACTTGGCGATGTACTTTGGTATGTATCAGCTCTGGCTAGAGAAATAGGTTTGCCATTAGAAAAAGTAGCATCTCTAAATTTGGCAAAGTTGGGTTCTCGCAAACAGAGAAATAAAGTACATGGTTCGGGGGATAATAGATAGATGATGACTACAGAGAGCATGCTCAAGCAATTTGAAGAGTTAACAAAGAAGATGGTCGAAGTTGTTACAGCGAAGAATAAAGATTACTCACGCGGGGAATCTCCATTTAAAAATCTTGTACGACACGGAACTTATGGAATAGTTGTTCGAATGGACGACAAGATTTGCAGATTAGATTCATTAACAAGTCCGAAATATGGTGGGGAACCAGCAATAAAATCGGAATCAATTGAAGATACGGCGTTAGATTTGGCTATATATAGCTTACTTCTGATACTGTTACATAGAGATTCATGAAAGACATTGCGTATTATCCAGCTCCAAATCAGTATTTTTACGATAGAAGAGCTAAAATTAAAGAGGAAAATCGGTGTTCTAAATGCGATGGCTTCGGATATATTTTAGTTGAGGAGCATAGCTGGGAATTATGTCTAGCATGCTATGCGACAGGACAACAGATTGACTGACTACGAACTTGGACGGATTGATGCTACGCGAGACATTCTTAAGGAGTGGCTTAAGTTCCGGTATAGTATAAATGGACGTCAGCCTTTTATGTTCGACCGTCGAGATATAATCGATCCAGGAGCAAAAGGTTTGATAGATGATAACTTTTTTCCAAGAGGAAATCCTAATGCTCAAGACGACTAGATGTACTCACTGCAGCGCAGAATTTACAGATCAAGAATTAGAGAATGTAACAAGTTGTCCGAAATGCGGAACAACTGGAATTCCATGTTTAATTGCAGACGATGTGTTGTTAAAAATAAATTGGCATGAACTTCGTATTCTCGGAATTTGGGCAGATAATTATGCTAAAGCAGCACATATTGAAGACAGTTCTGCAAAAGTAATTGCAGCTATTTTAGCACGTTGTGAGAAGCAATTTCCTGATAAAACGCCCCTAACTTTGGGAGGAGAAATAAGAAAAATACAAGAAGAACATCCAGAAATCAGTTTAATGCGTGGAGGAAAGATAGAAGTTTCTTCGAAACGAGTAAATTAGATGAGAAAAGGTGGTTGGATTACTACATATTCCGGCAAGAAGTTTTGGCCATTAGATCCAAAAGCTGAAGATATTTCTATTTATGATATTGCGCATGCTTTATCTTTAATATGTCGATTCGGAGGACACTGCAGAAATTTCTATAGCGTAGCGCAGCATAGTATTCTCGGAGCGCAGCATATTTTATTAAAAGAAAAAAGCAACGCGTTAGCAGCTTATGAATTTCTTTTTCATGATGCATCTGAAGCTTATCTATGTGATCTTTCGCGGCCAATTAAACACGACTCTCTATTAGGTAGTTTATATAAAAAGGCTGAGAAAAAGTTGGAGCAAGCTATTGCAGAGAGATTTAATGTTAGCTATCCGCTTTCACAAATATGTAAAGATACAGATATGAGTATGCTCTTAACAGAAGCTCGTGATTTAGGATTAGATACAACGGGCTGGATTGTTGCACCGCAAGATCGTTGTTTTGAAGATAAAATTGTACCTTGGTCTCCTGTCGAGTCTGAACAAGGTTTTTTACGCATGTATGATTCTCTTTCTGCGACTTTGTTTATTCAAGCAGTAGTCTAATTCTACAGGAGATATTATATGGCCGAAAGAATGCAATTGCCCACTACGCGTCAAAGTATTGTTCATCATTTTGCTGTTGGCGAATATGAAGGTTATTTAACAGTTGGTTTGTATGAAACGGGACTTCCAGGCGAAGTATTTGTGAAGATGGTAAATAAAGATACAACAGTCTCAGGCTTTATGGATAGTTTTGGATTAGCCGTGTCACTTGCACTTCAGCATGGTGTTCCATTAAAATTACTTTGCGACAAGTTTAGCTATATTCAATTTGATCCAAAGGGAGAAACAGCGAATAAGAAACTTCCGACGGCGAAATCTCTTATAGATTATTTATTCAGATGGATGGATTTATACTTTATTAAAGGCGATGTCTCTGCGTTGGAAAATTATATTAAACCGGAAGTAAAGAAATCAATCAAGCACGTCGTTACAAAGTCTTCTGGAATAGGATCGGATGCGCCTCCCTGTAGACAGTGTGGAGAATTGATGCAGCCAAATGGAAGTTGTCATGTTTGTAAATACTGCGGAGAAACTAGTGGTTGTTCATAAGGAGATATATGGCAGAAGTAGTAAAGAAAGAAGATGGGAAAGTAGCAGAAGTAAAATCTATTATAAGCGATAAGCCAGCTACTGCTACTATACAAAAGTCCGAAACTAAGTTAAGTGAAATTAAAGATGGTACTGCAGTAGCAAAGACATTTAAAGCTGAACGAGATCCAAAATCGACATACATCTATGCCGGTGTTCAGGAAGGTATGCGTGCTGCGACTGAAACTCCCTCCAATGCTAAACCAGTTGTCGATGTTGTACCACAAGATACAGAAAAAATAGCTAAGAAAGTACAAAAATCAATAGTTCCAAAAGTCGAACAAAAGAAGAAGCCAGAAGTTCCAACATTGACGATTGGTAAAGATATTTTCTCTGTCGATTTATCTGCATTGGCAGAGTATGTAGCATTCGATGTTGATGCGCATCGTTACTTTACGCAAGAGAATACATATAAAATTCTTGCACACCTTTCAAAACAACTGCCGAAAGGATCTAAAGTTGCAGATCTCGGAACTGCGTGTGGTTCCTCTGCGCTTGCCTTTGCATCAAATCCGGATGTTCAAGTATCTACTATTGATTCCAGGAAGTTGCTGCCACAAAACTTAAAGAATGCCTCTTCTCTTCCAAATGTATCTTTTATTCAAGGAGATATTGCAAACTATATTAGTATATATGCAGATGCTAAGATTATATATTTGGATGTTCATCCGCATGACGGCATTCAAGAAAGTAAAATATATAATGAATTAATTGCTAGCGAATTCAAAGGTATTTTAATTCTTGATGATATACATGCATTTGAAGGACTTAATTCGTTTTGGAATACAATTTCAAGGAAGAAGATTGACGCAACAGAATATGGACATCATTCAGGAACAGGAATTGTCGTATTTTCTCCGACTGATTTAGATGTTGTTATTTCTTAGAAGTAGCCAACGAATAAAAATATTTACTTGACATTATCAGGTTTGGCAATATATAATTCAAGATTGTAAAGTTCCATCCCTATTTTCAGGAGTAAAAATGTCAACTGAGCATCTCGATTTCTGGATTATAGTAGACGAAATTAAGAAAGTCGTTATTATAACTAGACGCGACGACTTAGCCGATTTCTTAGTGACGTATTCACATCAAAATGCTAAGAAAAGTAAAATCTATTTCAATCCGACAGAATTAAATCAAGCGATCGAGACGTATAAGTGGCACGGATTTTCAATCCTAGCCGACGAGAAGGAATTTGGAGAAATGAGTAATTAAAATGGGAAAAACTCCAAGTAGGGATATTAGAGAACTCGGTCCGGGAGATTTTGTGCGAGTTGGGCAAAAACTTCTGAAAATTAAGAGCGTGTATGGTGTTAACTGGGATGGCACGCTCGTACCGGTCAGTAAAGGCGGCTATGGTTGTATAACAGAAACTGACGAAGATGTTTCTATGTGGAGAGCAACTGGGTATTTTAAGAAAGAAGATTTAGATGAGAAAGGAAATTTGATCGGCGGGTAATGAATCCATCTACACATCCTGAAAATTTTGATTTATGCCGTTATTGCGGTGATCCTTATTGTGATAGATTAATAGAAAAATCAGATGGTAGTATTCGTTCAAATCACGATACGGGTTATAGATTTATACCCGCAAAACATATAGTAAAACCATTTGCAACAAAATTTACAGCTCCTCTCAGAGATAAACATTTAATGCTTGCAAAACGTAATACTCTAAGTTGATCACGTAATTCTCTTGACAAAGTTTTAACTTTCCCTTATTTTCATTAGTAAATGTCTCGCCTTCTTCTAAGTATCTGCGCTCTAATTTCTATCTCTTTAATTGTGCTCGCTCCTATTTTATTAGGAGATGCGCATCCGCGTCATCATATATTTGGAGATACATTTGATGTTCAGCCCCTAATTAACGCGAGCGGGCAAGTCATCCAGATGAACATCAGTGTTTTTAGTGGAGGTCTTGTAAAAGGCTCTTACAACAGTAAGAAGTATGGCGGTATTTGTAACACAAATGCCCCACATTGTTATGGAACTGATGGGCTGGGCAATTGGCGTTTTCTTTTCACTGGCCAGCATTTTTGTGTTAATACTTGTACATATACAGCTACAGGCGATTTGATAGTAAATAAGCCGATTCAATTACCGGATGGTTCTACGACTCTGCAGCTTTACGCTATACTATATGGGACTTATGTCAGCGATTCAGGTGTTGTAAGAGATAACGTGATGGCATATTACAATTCATATACAGACCCTGCAGTTGACAGCACGACAGCGCTTGCTTACGGCGGTCTAACAATAGTATTTCAGGATAATTAAGCAAAGGTGAGATTATGGCAACAAAATGGCCAATCACAACGCATTGACGCATCCTTAACAATATAAAATTACAGCTTGACATTTGAACATACCTATATTATCTTTACAAGTAAGTAATATTACTTGCTACTTACTTGTACAAATGCGCGTTAAACTACAAGAACAGCCTATACAAGCGCGGCCGGTAAAGTCGCTCCCGGCTCCAGCCCATCCATCTGAGACAAGTAAAAGTATAGAAAAAACTGAGAAAATAGATGCGTTATCTAAGAAATTAGGGTTAACGCCGAAGCAAAAACTCGCCGCAGACTATTACCTTCAAAACTTCAATAAGTATAAAGCTGCGATTAAAGCAGGTTATTCAGAGTCTGTAGCAAACTGCGCAGAAGATAATATTTTTAGTGTTCCTGCTGTTCGCGACTACATCAATCAAAAAATAAATCGACGCTTTAGAAAAGAAGAATTTTCAGCAGAACAAGTATTGATGCAGATTGAAAATGCGGCATCAGCAAATTTGCTTGACTATGGTAATGTTACAGAAGATGGCGGATTTGAGTTGGATCTTACGAAAGTAGATAGATATTTAGCAGCAAACATTCAAGAGTACTACATCGATGCTGCAGGCAAACCTAAGATTAAGTTAATTGACAAGAAATGGGCACTTGAGAAGAAAGCTCAGCTATTGAAGATGTTTGAAACATCTCAAGGTCCAGGCGCCGAGAGCGAGCCTTTGACAATTCAATCGCTCGATGCAATAGTACAGAAAGTTGTTACAAATAATACAATAAACCAAAATATTACAGTTAATGTTGGAGCAAGGGAAGCTCAGCAGTTTTCTCAAATTTTAGAAGGCAGCGATGATAGTTTATCTAATTCATAATATACAAAACGAAAAAGTCTATGTTGGTATTACGAAGCATCAGTTTAAGCATAGATGGGATGAGCATTGTGATGCAGCATATAAGTATAATATGCAGTGGCATCTTTCAAATGCAATTCGTTTGTATGGAAAAGATTCTTTCTATCATGAAATCTTAGCTGTTGTTGCTACAGAAGAAGAAGCCAAGATATTAGAAAGGCTTTGGATTATAACTTTGCGTTCTTTTGATTCAGAATTTGGCTATAATATGACTTATGGAGGAGACGGCGTAAATCCGAGTTTTTTACGCGGAACTATCAGGAAAGAAATTTATGGAATTGAATCAGAAAAGCAAAGAGGCATAGCCATAAGTCTTGCAAAAAAAGGCAAACCAAGTTGGAAAAAAGGAACAACAAATATTGAACTTTATGGAGAAATAAAGGCTGCAAAAATTGCAGAGCAGGTATCAAAAACAAAGACAGGTAAATCGAACATAAAACGAATAGGAAAGCCGGGTGCTCTTCTTGGAACTATTAGGAAATTAGCTTACGGAGAGCAATCCGAATTTGCAAGAGCAAGAGCTATAAGTGCAGCTAAAAAAGGAAAGCCTTCTCCCCGAAAAGGAAGAATCTTTCCGAAACAGATTGTAGCTGCATCATTATAAAAAGTTAACAGGCCGGCAGATTGCCTTTTACTGCACAGATGTAGGTTATGGAATATTGTCTATGAATATTTTTAATTTTTTTGTTGTTAATCGAGAAACAGGGGAAGAGATTGCATTAGGCGATAATCCAGAATGCTCAATAGAGCAGGTTCTGTATATGATGTCACAAGGAACTACCCGAGAAAATTACTCAGAAAAATGGGCTTTCGAAATTAGAGAAGTATAAGAGCTAGTATAATGGGAATTTGCGTCATCACACATAATCAGGCAAAGAAGTGGGAAGATACAGACGTTAGGCCGAATTGTTCACATCATTTTCATATATCTGCAAAACAGGCATATATTGCCGTAGGCGAAGATAATGCGAATTGGTTCGATGGCCCATCTTCAAGAGCAATAGTTTTTCATGATTGCGTATTAAGATATGAGTGGCAGGCTAGAAAAAGTATAGGGTTTAACGTTTTGCAGATGGTACCAATTAGAAAATGAGTATATCCCCTAGAGATCGAAGAATTGCGGATACAGTACTAGATCCAGTTAAGTTTGCTAAACTATACTTCGATATTGATTTGTGGGGAAAGCAGAAAGAGATTTTAAACTCAATTGCTGTTAATCAACGTACGGCTGTTAAGAGTTGCCACTCAAGTGGAAAATGTGTTGCTGCAGATGAGGTTCTAACGTTAGCAGACGGTTCGAGAATAAAAGCTAAAGATCTTATTGGCAGAAGTTTTGCATTGCCTACATTAGATGAAGAAGGACATGTTGTTGCTGCAGCAGCAAAAGCAGAATTTAATGCAGTTGAAGAAGTATTTATAATAACTACGGAATCCGGAAAGCAGATTGTAAGAAATGCGGAACACCCGCTTTGGCGCGGCGAACGGCTGCCGTGGAACTTAGGTGAGAAAGATACAAAATTAACGTTCGGACCCGGCAAAAATTTTGGCGCAAAGAAATTCAATTTGCCAAAAAACATTAGTTGGAGTGATGTAAGAGGAACAATATTTCCCAGAGGATGGACTTCAGTTGCGGAGTTAAAAGAAGGCGATTACGTAGCTATGGCTGCTTCATTGCCAGTTTTTGGCTCAGAAGAAATATGTGAAGCAGAATTAAAAATTCTTGCCTATTTAATAGGTGATGGGTGCGTTTCTCAGGACGGGGCTCCTGGGTTTACTCAACAAGAAAATAAACAATTAGAAGAATTTCGTTTTTGTGTAGAAGCAATAGGCTGTAGGCTACATAGACATAACGATCTGGACTACTCAGTTTACGGACAAGGAACGAAACACGTAAAAAGAAAAAATCCTGCATCTGAATTAGTAAGAAAGCATGGATTAGCTGGTAAAAAATCAAAAGATAAATTTGTTCCAGAAGTAGTGTTCTCTTTAACAAAAGAACAGACAGCAATTTTTTTATCGCGCTTATTTGCAACAGATGGTTGGGCAGAGATAAGGGGAATTTATTATTCTAGTACTTCATTTCGTTTAGTACAGGATATTCGAGAACTTCTTCTTCGTTTTGGAATTATTGCTGATATTAGCAAGAAAAGTACATTTTGGCTATATAAAGGAGTAGAAAAAACAGGCATAGCCTACGATCTTAGCATAAACAGAGCTGCCAATATAATAGCGTTTTGCGAAGAAATCGGAATTTACGGAAAAGAGCAACAGACTGTAAGAGCATTGGCAAATGCTCGAGAATCTATTGCACGCTGTTCTGCAGAACATTTTCACAAAACTGGAACTTCGGCACGAACAAAGACGAATTTTGGAAGAGGCCAGCATAGCAGTTTATGGAGAATGAAAACTGCTCCAAAAGGCACATACTGGGAAAAGATTAAATCTATTGAATATAGAGGTATAGAAGAAACAGTAGCAATAGAAGTTCCAGACTACGGCACGTTTTTAACACAATTTTGGGAGCATAATACATTTACATCAGCACTAGCAACACTTTGGTTTCTTGCGTCGCATCCAAAAGAAGCAATTGTAATTACAACTGCTCCTACTTATAATCAGGTTCAGAAGCAGCTATGGGGCGAAATTAAGTCGTTACTAATTAAGAGTAAGCTGAAGTGGCCAGAGCCATCGTTAACAGAATTAAGATTACATCCGAAGAGATATGCAACTGGATTAACAACATCTGTTACTAAAGGCGATGAGGGCGTTAAGTTTCAAGGTTTTCACGCCGATGACATTCTAGTAATATTAGACGAAGCTCCAGGCGTAGAGCCAAAGATTTGGGAAGCTATTGAAGGCGCACGAGCTGGTGGCAACGTAAAGATTCTTGCTATCGGAAACCCAACAATTGCTAGCGGACCGTTTCACGATGCGTTTGTAAATAATCGTTCCGGCTGGAATTGCATATCAATTAGCGCATTTGACACACCGAACCTTCAAGGTATAGAATTAGAACAGCTTATTGATCCAAATCATCCAAAATATCTTACGGATGCGCAATTAAAAGAGAATCAGCAGAGTTTTTTAACAACAAGATTTTGGGTTAAAGAAAAGTATTTTGAATGGGGTCCAACACATCCTGCATGGGAGACTCGTGTTCTTGGCTGCTTTCCATCGCAGAGCGATGATGCTTTATTCGGGCTAATGTACCTAGAGAAAGCACGAGATAGTGATCTTAAAGCATCGCCAGCGGACAAAGTTGTAGCAGGATTAGATGTAGCTGGACCAGGAGAAGATGAAACAGCGTTAGTAATTAGAAAAGGTCCGGAGATTCTATATAGTAATGCTTGGGCAACTGCTGATCCGAGAGGCAAAGTTGTTGCGGCATTGAATCAATACAGAAGTGAGTTATCTGCTGTTAATGTGGATAAGTTAGGAATTGGATGGGGAATGTACACTCACTTAAAAGAGTTGGGATTCCCAGTTGTAGCTATTAATATTACAGAGACAAGTACTGATCCGGAACAGTTTTTTAACTCACGCGCTGAATTTTGTTGGGGATTTAGACTTAGACTTCAACAAGGACAAGTAAGCGGCCTTCTAGATGAAAAGACAATTGGGCAATTAGCTGGAATGCGATTTAAGCAGAATGCTAGAGGACAAACAGAAATTGAATCTAAAGATGCTGCATTTAAACGCGGTGTACATAGTCCAGATAGAGCTGAAGCTGTTTTGTTAGCTTTCGCAGAGCGAAATAAATCATATAGCGCACTTGAGTATTACAAAGGAGTTATGAGTAGTATGGAGAAAGCACAAGCAGCTTTAATGATGAAGCCAGCAATGCCAGACAAACCAAAGGAATGTCCTACATGTCGAGCCGTTTGCGTTGTACAGCTTGCGAGTGGGTTTCGTTGTAATCAGTGTGGATGTCAATTCGGCGGAAAGGGAAGTTCAATCGGACAACCTAATCAGCGTACAGAGTACTTACAAAAATTGGATGCTGGTAGACGTAACTTATGGAAGTAAATTTTATGGAAGGAGCTTGCACAATGCGTCTAGAAAAGCGCGTAGAACTCCTGCCTCCGTTTTGTCCTCTTCACAAAGACGAAGACGGAAATCCTATTCCAGCTCCATGTCTATTTTGTTTAGTTCCAGAAGTTTACGATATTGTATATTCTACAGGAGATCATGAGCGTGAAATTATATATTTCACTGCTAGTGATGAAAATTCGAATTAATTATGGATATTCCGAAGTGTAGTGTCTACTCTGTCTACTTCAAAAATATCGGCCAGTCTGTTTTAGACTATCAGAGAAAATGCGTCGAATTTTTTCTTCCAGAAGGATGGACTTTTAAACAAGTTTTAAATTCTGAGAAGGATGTTTTCGAGGATGGTAAGCTCGTATACCCGCATGCTGCTATGCTGCGTGAATGTGTTGAAACTGCTGAGAATGATGCTATTATATTTCTAGATATCGACTGCATACCTGTAAATAAATTAGCTTTTCCAATGCTTGCTATGGGAGCTAAAGACGGAATACTAACAGGAGCAATTCAGCGAGCAAATCATATTCAGAATGACGAGCATTTGTATGTTGGTCCATTCTGCATGTCGTTTTCGAGACAGAAGTATTTTGAATTTGGAGCTCCTACTTTTAATGCTACAGCGCGTGGGGATATAGGAGAAGAATTAACGTATAGATGGCATGAACGAGATGGGATGGTAGCATATTTTTGGCCTTCACAGGTGGAAAAGCCGCTTTGGAAACTCTTTAATGATGTTGATTTTGGGTTAGGAACAACTTACGATAATCTATTTTATCACTTTTTCTGTATTCGCGAGGAAGCTGCTCAAAATATTTTTGTTGAAAGATGTAAGATGTTCTTAGAAAGATTTGAAGAAGAGAAGATAGAAATTATAGCTGCAGTTTAATAAAAGGAGATAAAAGAATGTCGACGCCCGCGATGGCAACAGAAGTTTTTATTGCAGAAGCAGTTCCAAACACAGCTGCTTCACAACCGCAACTTATGGATGGCAATACTAACTTAGCAAATACGCCGCAAGCAACAGGGTTGATTACGGTACCGCAATCGCCTTCTGGTACTTCGACTACAAACACAGGACGAGCACTAGAAGCAACAGCGACGTATTTAGCATCAAAGTTGAATATTTTGAATGTTGGTACAACACCTCCGCCAGCACACAATTAATTAGAGGTCTACCCTGTCTATGTCAGAGAATCCGTTAAAGGTACTTCAACCGCGTCATGCTGAATTAAACATGTATGATGTAATGAAAGGTACAATTCAAAGATTTTTTGCTGTTGTTGCAACAGAGCCAATTACGTATTCAGGCGAGACGATCGAACCTAAACCCTTAATCGTCTCGCCTGATATATTCAGAGGTACAGCATGCCCAGAGATGTGCGGCGCGTGTTGTGTTCGCGGAACATTAGATTTTCTTCCTGGCGATCCTAGACCAAAAGAAGCTACACAAAGATTTGTAGAAGTAAATGGAAAGAAAATTGAGATTTGGTCGGATATGCAAGAAGATAACGCCGATAGATGGTGTCGGCATTTGAATTTGAAAAATGGACGATGTGGCATTCATTCCGAAGCATATTATCCTTGGTTATGTGATTTTGCATTAATCAATGTAAAACATTTTAAGGATAAGTATTGGCTTGGAACTACGAAATTTTCAAGAACATGGAATTTTAGAAAGATTACAGATACAGACGAAGAATTTAAAGCGCGGAAAGCTGCACATAAGCCCGGTGCGCTATGCAGCATAGAACCTTTTGAGCCAATATCTGAACAGACGGTTGCTAATACAAGGAGAAAGCTGAGAGGACTAGAGAAGTGGATTAACCATTTCCAAATTGCGAATCGGATGAAAAGTATTATGGCTTGGGCAAATATGGATCCGATTCCTACAAAGCCTTTATATCTAGGAATTAAATCAGAACGAGGAGTTTTAATTTGAGTAATACACCTGTCACCCCTGTCGAAAGAAAAGTTACAATTGTTGTATTAGCTAAGTACAAAGAAATTTTTCAAGGATTTGTTGAGTCAGTAGAGAAGATAGCTCCAAATTTTCAAAAAGTTTTAGTAGCTGATGGAACAGAGGTACTTGAAGTATTAGAAGCTTTGCCAGCAAAAGCAAAAAGCACCTGGACAGTAATTCCTGGACCAGAGAAATTTGCTATGGCAGGGAACGGAAATCTAGGACTTAAAGCTGTTCCTTCTGATAGCGATATACTATATGTTGGCGACGATGTTAGATTTCTACATGAAAAAACTGTAGAACGCTTACAAGAGTATGCTTATAGAGAACCAACTATTGGCATACTTTCTCCTAGATTATTAGGAAGAGCAAGCAATGCGTTAGCGAATCCTTCAGCAGACATTACGTTTATTAGACCTATGGAAATGTGGTTTCCATGTGTTTATATCAAACGTGAACTGATTGAAAAAATAGGATATTTAGATGAAAGGTTTAATGATTTTGGATCTGATGACCTTGACTACTGCATTCGTGCTCAGATTGCGGGCTATAAATTGGCTGCAACTTCGTTTGTTACTGTTCAACATGAAATGAGTGTTGAGGGAGGACCTACAACATTCGTTAAGAAGTTAGGTGTTGCGCAGTGGCAACAGCAGCAAGCTAAAGCACTAGAAAAATTGCGTGAGAAATATGAAGTTAGCATTCCTATATTCGAGCGCGCACTTAGATCAGGCGATAGTAAGCTGCTTGTTAAAAAGACGATTGAAGTTATAGATCAAACGAAGAAGAAGCCGCCTACACCAGAGGAAGCTAAGAAAATTCTTGAGAAACGAAGTATATACATCGCAACGCCCGCTTATGGCGGGATGATGACTGTTAATTATGTTACTTCGTTGTTAGGCATTAATGATATTTGTAGGAATTACAATGTTAAGCTTGAATATTCGTTCGTTTACAATGAAAGTTTAATTACGCGTGCTCGGAATAAGATGGTGTTCGACTATCTTAATAAGAGTAGCTGTACGGATTTTTTCTTCATTGATGCTGATATATCTTTTGATCCAAAAGATATTGTAAGTTTACTGTTTCATGACGAACCAATTATCGGATGCCCTTGCGTTAGGAAGAATTTAAGATTTGATCGTGTTGCTGCGGCTGTAAAACGGAACCCCGATAAAGAATATACAATTGATGAAATGGCTCGGATGTGTGGAGAATTCGTAGTTAATTTTCCTCCGACAGGCGCGCCTCAGATGATGAATTTGGGACAGTTGATAGAAGTACAGGATGTAGGAACCGGAATAATGCGTGTTAGACGTGAAGTCTTCGAGGAGATTGAGAAGAAATTTCCGGATCGCTATTACGTGCCAATGCAAGGTGAAGGCGAAGAAACTCAGCCGCATTATATGTTCTTTCAATCATGTATAGACGCAGAATCAGGAAAATTTAATCCAGGCGGATATCCGCATTACATTGCAGAAGATTTTGCATTTTGTAGATTAGCTCAGAAAGCAGGCTTTAAGATCTACTTAGCGCCTTGGATCAAAAGTGACCATATGGGCGCCCTCTTGTTTAAGGGAGACCTCGAGATGGTAGCCAAGGTGGGAGGAGGCCTCAGGCGCGCATGATATTGGTTTATTTAGTACATTCAACTTCTAGTGGAAAGTATTATGTAGGCTGGACTAGTAAAACTTTCGCTGAGCGTTGGTCTGTTCACTTAGACTCAGCAAAACATGGAGCAAAATGGTGAGCTGTTGGCTACCGAGCGGGCACAGGAAACCGCACCAAATATTATGGCAGACGATACACAATTAGCTGTAGCAGATACGCTGTTAACTCCTCTGCGGTGGATTGCAGTCATTCTTGCATTACCTATTAATTTTATTGCGTCCATAACAGAATTTGTTAGAAAAAGGCGATATAATCCAGAGAAGGTAGTATGTCCTGGATGCGGCTTTAAAGGCGATAGCGGCACAGATTATAAGACATGCCGTATTGAGCATACGTTAACAGGCGGACCAGAAAAAGCTGTTAATGAGCATACATGTTTTAGATGCGGCGCATTATATTACACATCGCTTTTCTTGCCTGCCGAAAAATGGTTGGCTAAGCAGCCTATTAGTGATAAGATAGTAAGAGCTGCGCAGCGGACAGTCCTATAAGGAGAGTGAAGTGGCTTACTCGACATTAACAATAAGATTAGTTCCAAATTCGTCTACGAATACTACTACGCTTACGCTCCAATCGTCAAGTTTAGTGGAAGCACGGTCATATGTTCAAAATCTGACTAACGGACTATTTGACGACACTGGCGTATTTTTTCCTTTGACAAATGTAATTAGTATTACGATAAGTTAAATTATGGCACCGAAATCTATTTTTGGTTTTGGCGGAACTCCGAATGTAATATTTCGACAGCTTGCTCCAATTACAAATGCGGCAGCAAAATTAAAATCGTCGTTATATTCACCGCCTCAGGAAACTATTGATACGATCGTGGATGGGCTGTGGCCTAATCCGCTGCAGCCTATTACTCCGATTAGGCCTCCCGGAGCAGAACCGCTTAGTTGGCCTTTTAATTGGGGCCAGAATATTATGTATACTCCGCGCCAAGATGCGGAGTATTCTTCTGAGGAACTTCGAAGATTATCAAAGTATCCATTAGCTAGAATTTGTATTGAAAATAACAAGGATCTGCTCACTAGGATGCCTTGGAAGATTCAATTAAAGCCTCTTCCAGGAGAAACGAGTAAAGCTAGAGCTTCAAAAAGTAAGAATGATCCCAAGTTGAAGCAGCTGAATGATTTCTTTGCGCGTCCAAATTGGGAGCAAGATTGGCCAGAATTTATTCGCCCCGTATTAGAAGATATGCTCGTAATCGATGCTGCAAGCATATTTGTAGGCAGGGACATAAAGACGAATAAAGTTACAGAATTGAGATGGGTAGAAGGTGCTTCGATCACAAGGTTAATCGACCAACATGGTTGGACACCTAAGCCGCCTAATCCTGCATACCAGCAGAATTGGGAAGGATACCCTAGAATTGATTTAACAACAGACCAATTAGTATATAGACCTAGAAATATTTGTCCTCGCGGAACATATTCAAGCTACTTCTATGGTATGAGCCCAACAGAGCAGATAGCAAAAGAAATTCTAATTGGTATGGAACGTTTACAATACACATGGGATTTTTATTCGGAAGGATCAGTTCCAAACGCAATGTTATTTGCGCCAATTAATACTCCGCCTGATAAGATTAAAGAAGCACAACAGATTATTGATGCCGCATTAGCAGGCAAACTTGGTCCAAGACGCAGATTACAAGTAATGCAAGGATTTCAAGAAGAAGGAAAAGCAGAGCAATTGCATTTTCCAAAAGAACCTTCTATGGCAGACACATTTGATGATCTGCATATTAGAAAAGTTTGTTTTGCATATGGAACAAGTCCACAGCGTTTACAAAGACAGATGAATAGAGCTGCTGCAGAACAAGCACAAGAATCTGCAGAAGAAGAAGGAACGTTACCTTGGTTGAAATGGATGAAAGGAACTGTAGATTATATCATCCAAGTTATAATGCAGGAACCAGATTACGAATTTGCATTTGAACCATTTGTCGAGACAAATAGATTAAAACAAATGCAAGCAGATGAAATTGCTGTTCGTTATGGAATATATTCAATTAACGAAATTCGAGAACAGCATGGAGATGATCCGCGCCCAGAAGCAGAAGCCGATGAGATCGGAACAATGACTCCAAGTGGATTCTTGTCGATTACAGAACGTATTAAGCCGACAACAGGAGGCGGATTTGGTTCTGTAGCGAAGACTGTGAAGCCTAATGGCCGGCTTGCTTCGTTTGACGAACTTGAGTTTACTCCACACTGTAGCAGCCATGCATATAACTTTCATGGTTGTTTAGAATGTGACTATCTTAGAGATTCAAAATGAATATAACAAAAGAAGCACTTTTATCAGCAGGCGCACAATTGATAAAAGGCCCGAATGGTGAAGAATGGATTGTGTGTCCAAAGGGCATATACAATAATCTTGCGAGAGTAGCAGCAAGTAATAAAGTAGAGCAAGCTATTGAGAAGGCGCGAGATGAAGGATTTGAATCCTTCTTGAAGGGAGAGTTTTAAGTATGCCCTATACTGCTAGCACTGTGCCATCTTATGTTCCGAAGGATAAAGCAAAACAATGGGCGGCGATATGGAATTCTGCTTATGAGCAAAAACTAAAAGAAGGTGCATCAAAAGAAAAAGCAGAACAATATGCTTTCGCAGTTGCTAGCGGTAAGGCTGGTCCAAATGCTAAAGCTTACGATATCGACGAAGAATTGGCCATGCTAAAGTTGGAAGAAGGCTTAACCGGCTTCAAGTATTAAATTCACCTATGGAACTTCGGTTCTATAGCCCCCGACTCTTCAGGGAGTCGGGTTTATTTTCGAATTAATAGGAGTAATTACAAATGGCAGAGCAATTTAGAAAATTTGTCCAACTCATGAAGGTGGACGAAGAGAATCATATGACTTGGGGCATCGTTACGAGCGAAGTTCCCGATAAGGAAAATGAAATCTGCTCATATGCCGACGCTAAAAAAGCATATAAAAAATGGTCTGAAGATTTTCTTGAAAAGACTACTGCCGCAGGGCAAGAACCGTCAATGGGTAATATTAGAATAATGCACGGCCTTCAGATTGGCGGAAAAGTAATTAAGTTGGAATTTAAAGATGAAGAGAAGCAAGTTTGGTTGGGAACGCAGCCTGCTACCGATGAAGTATGGAAGCTAATTAAAGGCGGGTACATAACTGGGCTTTCTCACGGCGGGCGGTATCTCTGGAAGAAAGAAGTAGGAGAGTATACAAGATACGCACCAGAGATTTCAGAAGTGTCTTATGTTGATAATCCGGCTAATCCTGATGCATCATTTGCTTATGTAAAGGCAGATGGTTCTATGGAATTGCGGAAATTTGCTAAAGATGTGCCTTCTGATCCAGAACTTGCAAAGCTACTTAAAGGTAGTGAGCCAGCTATACCGACAGAAGTAGGTTCTATGCCGACTGCGACAATGCCTGTGCCTGAAAAAGTAACTCCAGGAGTTAGCACTTGTTCTTGCTCTTGTCCACAGTGTAAAGGCAGCAATTGTGGTAATTGTCAAGCAGAGGCTAAGTGTGAATCTTGTAAAACGGCTAAAGCAGCAGGATGTTCCTGCGGATGCGCGAGTTGTAAAGAAGGTAAATGCTCTAATTGCTCAGCCGAAACAAAATGTGAGATGTGCATGAGTGCAGGCGTTAGTACAGAAACAGGGTTTAACTACTACGATCTTGAAGGGCAAAAGAAGATGGCAGGTAAAGCTGTAAAGTATTTAGTTACTGACTCTGATGGGAAAGGCCATCTTCCATATACGTCATCTAGCGGAACTCCTAGCAGACGCCTTTGTGGTGCTGCGTGGGCTGCTTTATTTTCTCCAGGCGGACATCGTGGAAATAAATACGAAGGTCCGGACAAGGAGAAAGCAAAAGCGAAGCTAAAACAAGTGTATTCAAGTCAAGGATGGGATACTCCATCTGAGAAGACAGTTGCTGTAGAAGATATGTTAAAGGCTCTACTGGAAGACAGAATTGATAATGCAGTCCAAAGCAGATTTTATGGATTAACAAAACTCACAAAAGGATTATACAATGTTAGTAGATTTGCTGAAATAATTGAGGCATTGAAATTTCTGTGTTTAACAATTAAAGACGAAGGAAATATAGAAGGAGGAGACGAATTTGATTTTAGTGTTTCTGCGGATTTATTGGAGGCACTTGATGCGCTTCTCGGCTCGTTTTTAGATTATACAGAAAATCAAATTGCTGAAATTAGAAATGAACATATTTTATAAATGAATAAAAGTTGGGTTATTTACCAAATTCAAAACGTTGTAAACGGAAAGTACTACATTGGCTATACAGAGAATTTTACTGTTCGATGGGAGTTACATCGTCAAGATGCCAAAAATGGAAATACATGCCATTTCTACTGCGCAATCAGAAAGTATGGTGTTGCTGCATTCAAACATCAAATTCTAGCGCAAACTAGGAGCTTAGAAGACGCTAAGCAATTAGAGAAGTTATGGATAGCTGCATTGCGATCATTTGATCGTTCTATAGGTTATAACATGACCTATGGAGGCGATGGCGTTGTTCATTTACCAGAAACTAAAGAAAAAATGAGCCGTAAATGCAGAGAAGCTTGGATTAAAAGAAAACAATATAGATCCATAACAGATGGGGTTACGCAGAAACGGATTTTAATTCAGGAAGCTATTCCAATAGGATGGAGGTATGGAAGAACTCCATTTAAGAAAAAGAATTCTATAACAGCAGTTCAGAAATTGTGCTGGGCTAGGCAAAGACGAGCTGCAAAACTAGTTTGTTATTTTTGTTATAAATCATTTACGCCAAGTTCAAAAGAGCAAGTATTTTGCTCTAACTCGTGTTCAAATAAAGCGCAAAGAACACTTGGATACGAATTTAAATAAATTCATAAGGAGAAATAAGCAATGTCTGATCTTTTCAAGATGCATCCAAAAGCTTTGGCTGCACACTTCAAGAAAGCCGCTGCTCATCATGAGAAAATGGCCGATCATCACGAAAAGTGCATGAAGGCACACGAAGCTCATGCTGACCATCATGAAGATATGCAGGATAAAACTGAGGATGTTCATAAGGGACATCACAAGGCCAGCGCGCAATTTCATAAATCGATGGCTAGTCACCACGAGAAACTTCATAAATCTCATGCTGCACACGCAGAGCATCTTCACAAAGTATGCGCTGCATGTCAAGCAGGCGAGGATACAAAGAAAGTAGCAGAATTATTGGAAATTGAAGAAGGAGAATTAAGCATGGAAAAGGCAACAGAAGTCACAACTCAGAATCAACCAACTCCGGCAGCTCAGCCAACTGCTGCACCTCAGCCAGTTAGTACAGCTCCAGGCGCTGGAATTGATGTAAACGAAACAATTAACAAGGCGCTGGACAACAAGCTAACAGAAGCTGTTGATTCTGCCTTTTCACGTGTTCTTAACAGCGAGGACTTCAATCGTAAGGTTGATCAGGCAATCGCTGGTAAATTACTTGAGAAACTTGGACAGACAACTGTTCCGGGCGAGATCAAGACTTTCGCAGTCCCACGTCCAGGTGAAGGCAACCTAGGCAAAGTAAATGGACAAGTTAAGCCAGATTTCACTGGTGTAGATCCTGAACTTGCTCATTTTGCTGCAATCGAGTAATTTAAATCTTTCTTCTTCGCATCCTGTCGCGATGAGATTTAATAGTTTGTAATATTTTTGTTTTCATAACAGGAGAATATAGCAATGAGAATTAGCGATGAAACATATGTTCAGCGAACTTTGCTAGCACGTGCAGCAGTAGCCGAGGCACTCAAAGATCCAAAAATTACAGATCTTTGTAAGCGTGCTAAGGAGCTGAGCCCAACCTCTCAAGACGAAGCTAAGAGATGGCGAATGGACCATCCACTAGTTAAAGCTGCGACTCGTGCGATTTTAAAGGCGCAGCATGAAGCTTTACAAAAAACAAATCCCCCGGGCGTAGGAACTTGGGTAGGATTTAACTTCTACGATTTGCGTGGTCCGGCTTATTTTCTATTCCCGATTCTAACGCCTTTCATTCAGATGATTGGTAAGCGTGGAAAAGTTAATGCTGGCGTCGGCACAGTAGCGCACTGGAAGGCATCTCGCAATCCAAACTCTACATATATTTATGCTGGCGTACAGGAAGGCCAGCGAAACGCAACATCAACACCAAACGAAATCGACTACCTAGCAACCTACAAAGAACTCGGCATGGAAGGTGGAAACACATTCACATCGCAGTGGGCTGGTGAAGGGTATACAGATAACCTAGCAGACGAACATTTCCGTAACCTTGCTCGCCTTCGCTTGCAAGAAGAAATGATTACTCTACTCGGTAACTCTGGTACTGCTACTGGTAACCTTGGTTTCCAACTTGGGCAAGCTCCTAACGTTACTGCTGCTCTTGTAATATCTGACTCATACAATGTCCCAGCATCAGCTGGTTTTGCTGCAAATACAAACGTTTCAGGCGCAGTAGTCGCACTAACCGGTATGGGCATCAACCCAGGCGGACAAGGTGGATACGGCGCGCCCCCAACAGTAACAACTGGATTAACTCCGACTTCTACACGTACAAACGTAGACGGAACAACTCTGGCTGTTAATGGTGGAACTTCGGCAATTTCGAACGTTTCGAATGCGGTTATGACTAACGCAACAGCAAAGTGGGTGAAATTCACTTGCGCTGCTGTTCAAGGCGCAGTTGCATATGCTTGGTATTTTTATACAGGAGCAACATCAACTGCTGCGGGCACAATTGGTCAGATGACTCTAGGTGCAATTACACCAGCTCCATTTTACATTGCTGGTGCCAACCCAACAGGAACTCAGCTTGGCAACGCTGCAGGCTTAAGTACTGACTACAGCTCACAGTCGACTGACTTTGATGGACTATTAACATATGCATTCAAGAATGGTTATTGGAATGACATGTCTTATGGTTCTTTCACACCAGTAGGCAATGGGCAGGTCAAGGAAGTTGAAAACGATCTTGAATACCTGTGGAATAACTATCAGGCGCAACCTGATGCAATCTGGGTTTCTGGCGATGTCCGTCAGTCACTAGATGCAGCAATTCTATACAGCTCGAGCGGTACTAACAGCTATATCTTCCAGGTATCTCAGGCGCAGCAAGCTACCGGCTTAACCGGTGGTTTCATTGTTACTGGATACAAGTCGAAATATAGTATTAATCCTGAAGGCGGAGCGGTAATTCCAATTAGAATTCACCCGATGATGCCTCCTGGGACAATGTACTATGACATCAATAGCAATCCGTATCCGCATAGCAGAATTCCTGCTGTGAGAGAATTTTTCACACAGCGTGATTACTATGCAATTGAATGGCCGGTCGTAACACGTGAGTGGACCTATGGTACTTACATCCATGAGGTGTTGGCACACTACCTGCCATGGATTTCAGCAGTCAGAACTGGCATTGGACCATTCGTGGCTCCTTGCTGGATTGCTGCTGTTGTATTCGACGAGGATTTTGCAACTGGCGTGAAGACAAATATTGTTCGCAACTACTTGCTAAACTGGGAGAAGAACTCTGGTCTTGGCAAGATTGTTGTTGGGCTGTATCGTCTACACGGCGAAGCTGTCAGCGAAGTTGTAAAGAAGAGCGCACTAGTAAAGAAAGTATTTACTCGTATCTTCACCGCCGTCTTAAACAAAGCAGAAAAGTAATTCTGCTAATGATCTTCTGTCGCGAGACAGATAGCCTGTGGAGTAGGGTCAGCAATCTTAGACAGGGGGTTGCTGCCCTACTTCCTCCGGACTCATAAGCTCATATTCTAGGAGAAATAAAACATGTATAGACGCTATGCTACAACTGGCTCAATGGGCGGCGCTGCAATGACTTCGTCTTACAAAACACTAATTTTGGAGACATCGACCGCTGCAATTAAGCCATATATTTATGACTTCACATTTGGTACTACAGGAACACCTTCTGATTCGGTTGTCCAGTTAACCTGTACTAGATTTTCTGCGACAGCTGCGACAGTTGGATCAGCGGCTACACCCGTAGCATTAGATGTAACAGATCCTACCTCAACTCTTACTGCTGTGTATGCTCTAACAGCAGAAGAATCAGCAGGTGTTGTTCTGTTTCAGGTTGGCCTCAACGTTCGCGCTACTTACCGCTGGGTTGCAGCTCCAGGCGGAGAACTTGTTATGGCTGCATCGACAACAACAAATGGCTCAATTGGTATTCGTGCGCAATCGCCCGCATACACTCTTGATGCTAACGCTACAGTGTATCACGCAGAGTAATCAAAAAATTATTTTGTGGGGTGGAGCAATCTGCCCCACAAGTAATTGTATAATTGGGAAAGGAGATTTATGAAAAAAGTTTGTAATGGATGGACTTCTAATAGTTCTTCTGTAGCAGGAACGATAGGATCAACTATAGCTACTGATTCGACATGGACAAATTATGGAACTCGTGGATGTAGTACGCAGTTACATTTTTATTGTCTTCAACAGTAGGATTGAAAGCGAAAATGATTTCTATTCTACTGCCTACAAGAAAGCGGTTTTTACGTCTTCAAAAAATGGTTCTTTCTATCAAAGAGACAGCGCATACTTACCCGGAGATTGTAGTTTATATAGATGAAGACGATAGAGAAAGCATAGAGAAAGTCGTTGAGTTGGATGTAAAAGCTATAGTCGGCCCTAGATTAGTATTTTCTGATAACTGGAACAAATGTCATGAAAAGGCGATTGGCGATATTTTAATGATGGGTGCCGACGATCTAATCTTTAGGACTCCTGGGTGGGATCTTATAGTAGAGGAAGAATTTGCAAAATCAGCAGATAAGATCGTTCTTGTATACGGCGACGATCTTCAAATTCATGTTCCTTCGCATCCATTTATTCATCAACGATGGGTAGAAGCAGTCGGCTACTTCAGCCCGCCATATTTTCAATATGGCGGTTGCGATGTCTGGTTGCACGATATAGCTCGTTTTCTTGGCCGAAAACGATTTGCTAACTTTGTTATCGAACATATGCATCCTGAAACAGGGAAAGCTGCAATGGATGCTACATATTATGATCGCGTAGAAAGACAAAAGAAATATGATGTAATCAAACAATACGGCGAACTCGCATTCAAGAGAATCGAAGATGCCGCAAAACTTATGGATGTTATAGAAAGCAATACGAATAAAGTAATTGTATAATTCATTTATGGCGCTTTACTATTGTCAAGCACAAGTTTTAGCAAAGAGCGGAGCTATAAAAGTAGGCATGCATGACACTGTTAAAGCAGCGCATGAATGCGCAATTCTAAATTTAGCGCTTCGCGATAGGGGTATAGCAGAAGAGGCAGCTATATTATTACATCCAGAATTAAAAGAAGATAACTAGAAAGGCAACCTGTCATGCCGAAATTTTACTTAGTAACAGGCTCGACCGGGTTTATCGGCCGATCTTTAGTCAGAGCTTTACTTAAGCAAGGACATAAGGTTCGTTCGTTCGATAACGACTCGCGCGGAAGTAAAATACTTCTTAATGATGTAAAAGATGATATTGAATTTATAACAGCAGATATTAGAGATCTTGCTGCAGTTAAAGAAGCAACAAAAGATATCGATTGCGTTTGTCATTTAGCATATATCAATGGCACGCAGACATTTTACGAAAAACCTGTTCAGATTTTGGATATTGCAACAAAGGGAATGCTTAATGTTCTCGAAGCTTGCATAGAGAATAAAGTTCCTGAACTTGCCCTTGCATCTAGCCCAGAAGCTTATCAGGCAGCTTCTATAATTCCTACCGATGAAACAGTCGGGCTTAGTGTTCCCGATCCTCTCAATGCGCGCTTTAGTTATGGCGGCGGAAAGATAATTTGTGAACTGCTCGCGATTAACTACGGACGCGAATATTTTGATAAAGTTACAATCTTTCGGCCACATAGTGTTTATGGCCCAAAAATGGGCAATGCGCACGTAATTCCGCAGCTCGTTAATCGCATCAAACCTCTTCTTTCCTCTAATCCAGTAGTGAAACTGCCCATCCAAGGTGATGGATCTGAAACTCGATCTTTCTGTTATATAGATGATTGTATTCAAGGAATTCTAATTACGATGGATCGAGGAGAACATTTAAATATCTACCATATTGGAAATGAAGAAGAAGTTACAATAGCCAAGCTCGCAGAAAAGATCGGCGCTGTATTTGGTAAAGTTGTTAGAATAATTCCAGGTCCGTTGCAGCCAGGCAGCACATTGAGGCGTTGTCCTGACATTAGAAAGATTAAAGCTTTAGGATATAATCCGACGACGAATCTTGATCGTGGATTAAGACTTACAATAGAACAAAGCATTGAGGTGCCTGTCTAGTGTTCGGAAAAGTACTCTATTGCAGAATGTGCGGGTCGGCACAGCTAAAGTCTTTCCTTAATTTGGGGCTAATGCCTCCTGCAGATCATTTCCTAAAAAGCAAGACAGAGATAGAACAGAGATTTCCTTTAGAAGTAAGAACATGTGTAGAATGTGGATTGGCGCAGCTAAGCTACGTTGTCGATCCAAAAATACTATACTGTCAAGATTACCCATACGATGCGTCTACAGCATTAACCGCACAGAAGCATTGGCAACATTTCGCAGATGTAGTTTGCGCACGAGGTTTAGCAAAGAAGGATGATCTTGTTGTAGACATAGGCAGTAATGTCGGCGTATTATTGCAGGCTTTTAAAAATAACGATACCAAAGTATTAGGCGTCGATCCCGCCTCGAATATAGCTAAAATTGCGCAGGCAAATGGTATCGAAACAATAGATGCTTTCTTCGATATAGAAGTAGCTAATAAAATAGTTCGGAAGTATGGACGAGCAAAAGTTATAACAGGAACTAACGTATTTGCACACATTAACGATTTGAACGAATTTATGAAAGCTGTTCAAACTCTTCTGCTAGAAGATGGAACATTTATATTTGAAGTTCCTTATTTTGTTAATCTAGTGCGCTATATGCAGTATGACACGATTTATCATGAACACTTGTCTTACATTTCTATCATGCCTTTATTAAAATTTTTCAAGAAATTTAATATGGAGATTTTTAATGTGGAAGACAAGAATTTTCATGGTGGGTCGATTAGAGTATTTGTAAGGAACAGAACCGGAAAAGATATTCCTTATAGAATAGACGAACTTGTTCAATTGGAAAAATCTTGTGGTATTTATGACTTCGGCAAGCTGACTAATTTTGCAGCAGATGTAGAGGCAAATAGAACAGCGCTTAGAAAATTAGTTATAGGTTTAAAGCGAGACGGAAAAAGTATAGCAGTAGTTAGCGCCCCAGCTAAGGGAATGACGCTGTTGAATTTTTGTGGTTTAGATAATTCGATAATTGATTATGCTACGGAGAAAGCAAAGTTAAAGATTGGTAAGTATACACCAGGAACAAGAATTCCCGTTGTTCCTGACAGTTGCCTACTAGACAAAAGTCCAGATTATGCGTTACTATTAGCTTGGAACTTCGCAGACGAGATAATCAAAAATAATCCAAGATATAGAGGCAGATATATAATTCCTATTCCAAATCCAAGGATAGTATAAAATGGGACAGTATAGAGATGAACGAGGAGTCATTGCAGATCTTATTCCCAATATTATTGGTCAAGGGATAAATTCTGTAACGGCAATCGCATCGTTCAAAGGAGCAGTGCGCGGAAATCATTTTCACAAAGAAACAGATCAGTGGACATACATAGTTAGCGGAAAGACTCGAGTTGTTAGTATTATCAATGGGCAGCTTATAGATGCAGTTTACAATGCCAGAGAACTAATAATGCATCCCGCGGGAACGCCGCATGCTTTCGAAGCCATAGAAGATACAGAATGGCTTGTTTTTGCTAAAGGACCAAGAGCGGGCGATAATTATGAATTAGATACATTCCGGCTAGAAATTCCGCTAATATGAAAGCGATTAAAAAGACAATCTATACGTTAAACGTTAATAGCTATTCTGAGAAAATTACTGCTTTAACGTATCCTTTTATTCGAGATTATGCAGAAAAGATAGGCGCGGCCTTTCATATTATTAAAGATAGAAAATTTCCTGACTGGCCCATAACATATGAAAAGCTCCAGATTTATGAACTTGGCCAAGAAAATGATTGGTCGATATACGTAGATAGTGACGCACTTATTCATCCGGATACTATTGACTTTACGACCTTACTAAAGAAAGATACAGTTTGCCATTTTGGTAAAGATTTGGCAGGAAATAGATGGAAGTACGACAACTACTTCTTACGTGATGGTAGAAATATTAGTTCATGTAACTGGTTTACAATCTCGTCAGATTGGTGTATAGATCTTTGGAAACCAACTGAGCAAACATTTGGAGAAGTTTTAGCACAAATTCATCCAGTTTTAGCTGAACAGAAAGCAGGCATTCTTGCTCCGCATCTAGTAGATGACTACGTGTTAAGCAGAAATATTGCAAAGTACGGATTAAAATTTACTACATGTAAAGATATACTGGATGATGTAGATTGCGGTAATCCAGGGAAAGATAATTACTTTTTTCATGAGTATTTAGTTCCAGAAGAAAGAAAGGTTAGTTTGATAAAAGAGCGACTCAAGTTATGGGGTCTTGCTCCATGGTATTTTGATATTCCAGAAATAGTAACAAAAGGTGCATTTTAAGGAGACGAATGCTTCTTCCTGCGGAAGATATAGGTAAAAGTTATCTACTTGTCGGCATTCCAGCCTGCGGACGAGCTACAACAGTTCGTTGGTCGATCAATCTAGCTTCGCAGATTTATCCATTGAGTATGTCTTTCAATTATTTGAAAGTACAAGGCGCCGAAGCTGGCGATGCTAGGAATAGAATAGCTGATTTTGTAAAAGAAAGTAAAGCAAAGTTATTATGGATGGTCGACGATGATGTTCTTCCGCCACAATACGCAGTACAGAAATTGCTGTACGCAATGGTAGCAAAACCAAAGGTGTTAGCATGTGCTGGAATAGTTTATACAAAAACTCCAATTCCTGAACCTTTGGTATTTGCACATGATGGCGCTGGAGCATACCGCAATTGGAAGCAAGGTGAAATTTTCGAGGTGCCGGGCTTTATTAGTACAGGATGCATGTTAGTAAAAGCTGAAGCTTTTGAGAAGTTAGAATATCCATGGTTTAAGACAACTGACTACCCGGATAAAATGACAGAAGATGCGTATTTCTGTTTAAAAGCAAGAGATGCGGGATATAAAATTCTTGCGCACGGCGGCGTATTGTGCGGGCATTATGATTTTAGAACTAAGAAAGTGATTAAAGCTCCGAAGGAGTTATCGTTAATATCATGAGCGATAAAGTAGGATTCGGCGCAAATAAGTTAATAATTAGCGTTCCTCCGTGTGAGACTCCGGCAACAGTTGATTGGGCAATCAACCTAGCTACTCAGTATTGGCCATTAGGCATTTGTCGTGAATTTACTTCGCAGGAAGGTCTAGGCGACGATTTAGATCTTCTTCGCAATCATACTGCGGGATACGCTTTAGCAACAAAAGCAAGATATATTTGGTTTTTATCGGAACGTTGTTTACCTCCAAATTGGGCAGTTCATCGGTTACTAGAAGCTATGCGTACAGATCCGAAGATTATGATTTGTGCTGGGGTTAGTCGGACAAATACGCCAGATTCTATCGACTATAATGAAGAAGTAGCATTATTTAAAGATGAGCAAGGCAATGAGTTCGAAGTTCTGTCACTAAAACGTAATAATTACGTAGGTTTAGAATGTACAATCGTTCGCGCTGAATTGTTTGATGTTTTGCCCGAGCCTTGGTTTAAATCGAACGATCTTGTTAAATCTAATGCCTTGCTAAGCTATAAAGCGATAGAAGAAGGATTTAAAGTTTGTGTACATTCTGGTGTAATGTGTGGTCATGTTGATGAATCTGGCAGAGCGATTTGGCCTAGTGAGGTACTTGTTGCATGAGAGATTTAACTATTGTAGCTCCCGCATACTACCCAGATTTTCTTAAGTGCGGAATGCTTATTGATTCATGCAAACATTTTAAACTGAATTTGCATTTGTATGGACAAGGAGAAGAATGGCCTTGGTATTTTAATGCCAAAGTTATTCAACTAGCCAAAGAACTTGAGCAAATTGATTCAGAATATATAATGGTATGCGATGCAGATGATGCATTTGTAATGGCATACGAATCTGAAATAATGCATAAATATACAAATATAACAAGTAAAATTCTTGTATCAGCTGATCGTATTGGAAAAGGAGATGAATTATTTCCGCAATGCCTATTTCGTGATTTATATCCCCCATCAACAACGCCTTGGCGTTACTGTAACTCAGGCGGATATATAGGCAAGAAAGCAAACATATTAGATCTTTTACAAACAATGGCAAGTACTGAAGAAGCATCTTTTATTCCAGTATGGAGAAGTAAAGATTGGAGTAACGATCAATTTCGCATGTCTGTTTGTTTCTTAAATGGATACGACTTGAAGATTGATACAGAATGTAAAGTTTTTCAAACAATGGGGTGTATCGAACCTCACGAATATAAGTGGGGACCTCCAAATGGAGTTCGTACTGTAACGCAGTATTTTTTAAATACGGTAACGCATTCTTATCCATGCGTTATTCATTTCAATGGCAATGCGCCTGGAATAAAAGAGGCTTACGATAGATGCTTCGAGCTGGCAACTACTCAATAATTTCTGATCCTGATGGACACAGAGTTGAACGTGATAATTTTACATGTGGGCATTGTGGTAAAATAGTTTTTGTCAAACCAGGACAACGTGGAGAGGACGTTGGAGGTATGTGTAAACTATGCTACAACCTTATTTGCGGAGAATGTGTTGATTTGCTTGTTTGTGAACCATTAGAACGTAAATTAGAAAGAGACGAAAAACGAGAGAGATTTTTACGGCAAGCAGGGTTATTATGATTTATAATCTATTTCTATATATTGCGCTCGGCCATTTTGTATTAGCTCAAGGACCACAACATTCGGCAACATTGCAATGGGTTCCTTCTCCTACACAAGGAGTAACTGCTACTTATATCTACAGGGCCAAATCTCCGTGTACCAGTTTTGCAAAGAAAGCGCAAGTGAGTAATAATATCACAATGTGGATAGATACAAGTGTGACACAAACAAAAACGTATTGTTACTATGTCACAGGACATTGTCCAAAATGTAGTCCACAAGATTCAAATCCTTCAAATAAAGTACAAATTAAGATTCCATAGGAGAAAATATGAAGAAATTTGCTTTTCTATTCACTTTACTTTTTGCGTCTGCCTGCTTTGCGCAGAATACGCATACTGCAACTTTAACATGGAGCCAGTCGCCATCTTCGGGCGTTACAAGTAATAATGTGTACTTTTCTACAACAAAGGGCGGACCTTATACTTCTGTATTTTCATCTGCATCGCCCATCACGACATATACAGTAACAAATTTGGCGCCAGCCACAACATACTATTTTGTTGTGACTGCTGTTTGCGCAACGTGTAGTCCACAAGAATCAGCATATTCAAATGAAGCATCTGCAACAACAAAGAACGGACAGCCGCAATCGCCGTCGAGTTTAACAGTTACTGCTAACTAGTGAGGATTCAGTGAGAAACAGTTTATTACTCTTAATGCTTTCTTGTTTTGCTGCTGCACAAGCTCCTACAACGTATTCCGTTGCAAGAACTGATGTAGCAGTGACACAACTCCCAAACCCTATGCCAAAATGGGGTCCAACAGGGCTAGGGCAGAAGTACTGTAATCCTGCGTTTAATGGAATATGCATTATCCGCCTAACAGATAGTACATCCTTTTCGAACAAAGGATCTGGTGTATCTGTAGAAGATGGAAAAGAAAATCCATTTTCGAAAGATAGCAAATTTATAATGGTTTCTTCACCAAACGGTTCATCAAAAATCATTTCGTTTAATCCAAAGAAAGAAACAGTAGGGACTACTCCAACAGTATTCACAAATGGGCCTGCTGAATTTTCTTATAATACTACAGGCGTTGCATTCCAAAGACAGAATAAAACGCAAATTTACAAACTCTCAACTAAGAATAATTGGACGACTTATACAAGTGTGCTCGTATACGATTTTAAGAACTGTTTGCCTGCAGGATATAATCCTTCCTGGGTAAGTTCGTGGAATGTATCCACATCTGATACTTCGTTTGTATCTATTTACTCAAATAATGGCGGGCAAGGTTCAGGCGGAAATGTTGTAGCTTATAGAAAAGGCATAGGTTGCGCAACATTAAATACGTTAACAGGACAAGTAACTGATTTTAGCGGAAAGTCTTTGGGAACGTTTGATGATGGTGCTAATCCTTTGCCAGATAGATTCGTTGTTCATGATGGAGGAACAGGGAAAAATGCGAATGTAATGAATATTGGTTATTCTGTACAAGATAACAGTTGGTCAGGTAAAGGAACATCGGGATGTAAGGCTGGAAATTGCGCAGATGATACTCCATATTTTTGGGAAATTGGTACTACGCATTTACGGCCATGTGGGCCATATAAGTGTGGGGGACACGGAGATTCAGGTCAGCAGCATTATGCAGATGGCAAAAATTTAATGTTGCATTTGCTACTAAATCCTTCCCAACCGCTTTTAAAACTAGCAAAATTACCATGCTGTGGATATGATTTTCAAGGTAGTTGGAATAATGCAGATTCTACAGATGAACAACCATTAGGAGGCGTTACATCATTAGTAACAAATGTCCCGGGACCTCCATTCAACGGCCCTTATGAGGATGAAATTTTTGCTGTAGCTTCTGATGGAAGTAAAACTTGGCGATTTGGCCAGACTTTGAATACCGGAATGTCGCCGTACTATATTTGTCAAAATGCGCACACTGCATTTAGTTCAGATGGGCATTGGGCACTTTTCTCGTCAGATATGGGCGGAAATGGAGCATTAGGGTACGAAGCAGATGGGGTAACGTCACGCTGCGATGCATTTCTTATGGAGTTGAAGTAACGTGCGTAAATTTATTTTTATTGATAAAAAATCTGGAGATGATGCCAATGATGGATTATCTCCAGATAAGCCACGACGGACGTTTCTAGCGTCCACTTCAGATATCATTTATGAAATAGCAGATACCAGAATAACATCAAAGCAAATAGCTGCAGCCAGATTTTTGTTATTGGGTTATGATAATAAAAGTATTGCACTGGAATTGGGCATTGCGGTGCGAACTGTGAAAGCATATATGGCTGCTTTAATGCGCATATTCCATGTTAAAAATCGTATTGCATTAGCTATAGCATTAATGCGAAATCAAGAGTGGAGTGAATTACTTGTCGACTCATCTTCCAGTATATAAATTTAAATATGAAGACGCAAGAAGTTTAACGAAGACTGAGCATAACATACTTGCCTTACTTTGTGAAGGAAAGGTTAATCGCGAAATCGCATGCGAACTAAAATGCACTATAGACGCTATTAAGTGTCGCTTACACAAGATATACGATAAAATAGGAATGTCTTCGAGGCTAGAAGCTGCGATATGGTATGAAACAAATCGCAACAACTTTCGCCCATTTGAAGAGGAAAATAATACAGATGATATCAATTCTTCTGCCGACGAGAAAGCGGCCTGCAAATCTTAGACGATTAGTTACTTCTATCCGGGAAACATCCGTAACTAATCCCGAGATCGTTGTTTACATCGACGACGATGATAAAGAGTCAATTCCAACAGCTGAAGAACTTAAACTAGTAATTCTCGTTGGCCCAAGAATTATCATGACCGACTATTGGAATAAATGTTATGATGTTTGTTCGGGCGATATTGTCATGCAAATGGGCGACGATGTGGTATTTAGAACTCCCGGTTGGGATAAAATGGTCGAAGAAGAGTTTGAAAAATGGCCAGATAAACTTATTGTAGTTCATGGTGATGATCTTGATCCAAATTTTAGAAGTAGATTTGGAACACATTCCTGTGTGCATCGAAAATGGGTGGAGACTTTAGGTTATTTTATTCCTCCATTCTTTTCTTCTGATAATGGAGATAGATGGCTGATGGCTGTTGCGGATTTTCTTGATCGTAGAATATTTTTGCCGTTTGTTACTGAGCATATGCATTTTAGGACACAGAAAGCAAAAATGGATTCTACATATATAGAAAGATTAGAAAGGCACGAAAAAGATAATCCAAATCAGCTCTATATTGATCTGATTGATCGCAGACTTGAAGATGCTGCAAAAATTCAGCAAGCAATAGACGAATATGAATCCTGTCAAAAACAAGAAGAAAGTAATATACACGCTTAATATCAACTATTCAAAAGATGTCACGAATCTAACTTATCCCCTTCTGAGACGATATGCCAAGAAGATAGATGCTGATTTTGAAGTTATTACTTCAAGAAAATTTCCCGATTGGCCTATCGTATACGAAAAACTTCAAATCTATAACTTAGCCAGAGAACAGAATAGAGAATGGATCTACTATATCGATTCTGATGCTCTAATACATCCTGATTTTTTTGATCTAACAGATCTTGTCCAAAAAGATACAGTTATTCATACAGGAGCAGATTTTGCTCCTATTCGCTGGAAAATGGACGATTATTTCCGTCGCAACAGACGATATATTGGATCATGCAATTGGTTTACAGTTGCTAGTAATTGGTGTTTAGATTTATGGCGTCCTCTAGACGATTTAACCCCAGAGCAAGCACTGGCTAATATTTTTCCAACAATACAAGAGGCCAAGACAATAATTACTAAAGAACATCTGATAGATGATTATACTCTAAGTAGAAATATTGCTAAGTATGGTCTCTACTTCACATCTGTTGCAGAAATCTTAAAGAGAACAGATCCGGGAGGTAATTATTTCTGGCATCAGTATACAATTCCTATAGCTGAGAAAGTTAAAGAGTTAAAACAAATGCTCCAAATATGGAATTTGATTTAGATGGCGAATAATAATAAATTTAATAACTCGACAGGAAATCCTCAGACCTGGACCTGCCCGGATGGTGTTGTTACTGTTATAGTTGAAGCCTGGGGGGCAGGAGGCGGAGGAGGAGGATCCAATAACAACGCAACTACTGGGTCAGCTAGCGGAGGAGGCGGAGGAAGTTATTCGAGATCTGTTTTAAATGTAGTTCCAGGAACGAGTTATACGTTTAATATCGGTGCGGGAGGTAACGGAGGTACAGGAGGAAATACTAACGGGAGTAACGGAGGAACAACAGATTTTAACAATAGTCAGATCACGTGTAATGGAGGTGTAGGGGGACGAAATGGAGCAGTTACAACAGCTGGAAATGCTTTAGGAGGCGCTGTAGGAACAGGAACATTTACATTTAAAGGCGGAAATAGTGGTAACGGTCATACTACGACAGGTAGCGGAGGCGGAGGGGCAGGAGGAGGAAATGCTAACGGAAGCTCAGGCACAAATCCCGGTGCAGGAGCAGGAGGAACAGCTAATGCTAGTTTTACTCCTGGAGGAAATGGCGGAGGTGGCCGACCTGTAAATAATAACGCCGCTAACGCTGCTGCAAACGGAGTAATTCCAGGAGGAGGAGGCGGAGGAGCCGGAAGAACAAATAACTCTAACACAAATGCTCCCGGCGGCAATGGCGCAAATGGACAGATTATTCTTTGGTGGGTTCAACCTGAATTTTTAGGTACTACATCTAATCCTAAGAATCAAAATGAAATGGGTTACTTACCGATTTCGATAATCGGATATTAATATGGCAATTGCTCAAGACCATACTACACCTGTTCAGAATATTGTATCAGGAACACCTTTTTCGGTTCCATCAAGTACTGGTAATCTTAGTGTAGTTGCCTTTATCGGAGGAGCAACTGCCACTATAACTAGTGTTACAGATAACCAGTCTAATGCTTATTATCCAGCTATCACGTTTAATGAAAGCGCTGGAGCGTTCATTAACATGGCAATCTGGTATGCTCCCGGAGCAGCGACAGGAATAACGTCAATTACAATTAATTATATAAATGGCGGAGGAGGCAATTACGAAGATGCTGTTATTTATGATTTTTCTGGAGCGCATCCAACAAACCCTCTTGTAAATGGAGATTATACTGACGATATAGGAACAGGCTCGACTGCTACAACAAATCCTGTTGGTCCGGCTCTTAGTTATCCTTATGGCGGAGGAGCAGCGCTTTCAATTCTCCACGGCGGAAATGTAAGCTCAGTTGCTTCACCTTATACATTAGATTTTAAAGGTTCATCAGGATCTGAGGCAGAAGTTGGATTTGCTAGTATGGTATTTGGATCTCCGGGAACATTTGCTCCAAGTTGGACTACAACATCAGGTGCATGGTTTAGTGTTGTAGTTTTATTTGCTTCTAATACAGGTCCAAATAATCTTAGATTCGCTAAAGGGAAAACAGCTATATTTGGTAATTCGGTTACAACTGCCAATTCTCTTACTGTTACTAACGGAGATCTTGTAGTAATAGTAGCATCAGCTGATCCAGGTAAATCTTCAATTCCGCCCGCTTTTACAGATAATGTTTCAAATTCATATACAACGATTTCTGCTATTAATCCGTATGTGGGAGAAACAAATGATGGAATACTTTTTGCGGGATATGGAATAATTGGTAGTTCAGCAGGAGCATGTTTTTGGAATTTTAATCACGATGCAAATGAGGGAAATGTAATATACGTAATAGTAATAACGCCATCAGTAACACCAACGTTTAATGCTATAGGAACAGGATTTGAAGCCAGTTCTGTAACACACTTTACTGCTGCTTCTTGTTCTCCTACAGCAGGCGATTATCTGTTTGCGGCACTAGCTTCTTATGGAGCAGTTGCGCCACAAAGTTTTTCTGCAAATGGCAGTTGGATTTTAGGTCCAAATGAAGGCGATGGAACTTACTATATCGACGTAGCAGTTGAATTCCAGCTTAGTGCTGTAGGCGGTTCTACAACTGATGATTTTACAGCATTATCAGGAACAGGAAATGAAGTAATTTTTTCGTTTAGTTTACCGGCAGGAAGTATTTCGCTTTATCCAAATGATATGACACCAGGAACTCTAGTAACTTGGCGATAAAATAATATGGAAAGAGTGTAAGTAGATGGCTTTTATTCATATTCAAGGCGGCACAGCAAATACAGGAGGAGTTGTTGGAACATCATTCACAATAGTACTATCGAACACTCCGATTGTCGGAAATTTAGTATGCGTAGGGATAGTGTTCATCAATGCAACTAATACAAGTCCTGCATCTATATCTATATTAGACGGCAATAATAACAGATATGTTATTACGCCAAATTCACCAGCAGCAGGAACATTTCCAAATGCGGGTTCAGGCGGCACATCACCTGAGTATGGATGGTTATATCTATGCTATTTCCTCGTAACTGATTTACCTTCTTCGCAAATTATTGTTACATGGGCAAATAGCATGTATGCTCAGGGTTGGGCAGAAGAATTTTCTGTTAGTGCAGGCGTTATTAGCTTCGATAAAGATGTTGCTGGAACAGTACAAACTGCATCGGGAACTGTAGCAAATATTCCTTCAATAACGCCTCTTGCAGCCAATTCACTATTGTACAGTGTTGGATGCGATGATTATAATGGTTTCGTTGCTCCGACAGCAGGAGGAACACTAGGTGCTTGGATAGGCGGCGCTGGCGGACCCGACTTAGCTATAACGGGAGGCAATACAGAATACGATTTAGCTGCAACAGGATCGACTAGTGTTAATTACACTTGTGGAGTAAGTGGAGATATTTACATTGCATCTGCAATGTCTTTCTACACTATGCCTACAGAGATTTTTCCTCCAGATATGACACCCGGAACTTCCGTAGCTTGGAGGTTCAAATAAAGATGATTACAATAGATGCGATTTCTATTCCGGCTCAATTTGATGCTATCAACCCATCTTTTAATATCACTCCGACGAAGGCAAACTGTTTTCTTGTTGTTACATTCGGAATGGCGGGGCCAAACGTAAACATAACTATTTCCTCAGTTATTGATAATGCTTCAGGCGGAACAAATTTATATCAACAAGTTCCGGGAGCTTACTCATTTGTTAACGGCGGCGACGGTGAAATTTTCAGTTTTGATATATGGTACTGTTCTAATTCTAAAGCAAATGCAAATCAGCTTTCGGCAAATCTTTCTGCAGAAGCTAATACGCAGATTGTTGTGTATCAACTGTATGGTCTGAATTTAGGCGAATCTCCTGAAGCAGCAGTTGGAATATCTAATGGATCATTTACAGGTTTATCGTCATTTTCAACTCCGCCAATTACGACATCAGCTTTCTCTTCTTTTATTGTTGTAGTAGGCGATGCTACATGGGGTTTTGCTAAAGTAGCATTACCTTGGTCAGGATTACCTGATGCAAATGGAAACTACCTCGCAACTACTACAGCATACTTAATTACAGATGGTCCAGGAACTTATATCCCAACTTGGCAAACACAAAATACAAATAACTATGCGATGAGTGGCGCATCGTTTCAAGGTGATCAGATTCTAGCTTTCGATACAACACCTGGAACAAATATTGGATGGAGTGTTGAGTAATGGCTTTCGTTCATATACAAGGTGGAATAAGTGGAACAGGATCAGCTATATTGACATTAACAAACAATCCCGGACAAGGGAATCTTGTTTGTTTTGGCTATTTGTTTGATACTACTGCTGGTGTCATTACATCAATTGTAGATAGTAATGGGAATCCCTATTCTATTGTCACTACGACAGATAGTGAAGTAGTAGGACTTGCATTCTTGCTTAATGCTCCTGCTAATGCCAGCAAAACAATTTTTCTTAACTTTACTGGCAGTCCTAGTTTTTATGAGGTGTGGGGCGATGAATTTTCGTGCGGAACATCAACAGTATTCGATAATGTTGTGGCTGCTTCAGGAAACGCAGTAGCTGGTATTATTAATACACCAGTAATTACTCCAAAACTTTCCGGCGGTGAGTTATTATATAGTTTATGCTCGCCCAATGTTGTTTTAACGGCTCCAGGATTAGGTGTTGTATATAACGGATGGACGGGAACTGCGATTGATGCAATATACGGAACAGGAGGAGAATACATACTTAGTGCAAATTCGCCTCAAGCTGTGGCTTATGTTAATAACGATCCTACAGGAGCTTATACTGCAATTGCAATGGCTTTTTCAGAAGGACAGATTGCTCCTTCTGATATGACGCCTGGATGTAACTTAGTAATGGAGATTGGATAATGGCTGTCGAATTTGACGCAGTTGGACCTAATTCGTCAGGTACAGGCGGAACAGGAGTAAATATAGCTGCAACTCCTATTAATTGGAATCATACTTGTTCCGGAACAAATGGATTATTAGTTGTATGTGTTACATATGGAGGAGGAGATAATCCAACATTCTCAGACTTTAGTGTAACATACAATAGTATTCCTATGCTTCAAGGAGCATTTCAATACAACGCAAATGATGGTACAGATTGTGCGATGCTGTTCTATCTTATTGCGCCCGCATCAGGAACGAATCAAGTTTCTCTATTTTCTAATTCGGGCTTCCTTTATGGGGATTTTCAGTGTGGATCTGTGAGTTACACAGGTGTAGATCAAATTACAGGGATAAGAAATGCTGTTAGTAATGCAAGTTCAGGCGCATCTTCTCCAGCAACATTAACAGTATCAAGTGCTGTAGGGAACATGGTAGCATTTGGTTTAGGGTCAGGTGCATATAGCGGAACTTCAAACCAAACGGACAGATGGCAGTTTAATCAAAATGGTGATACGGGCGGAAGCAATGGACTTCAATCTGATGCTCCAGGCGCGGCTTCTGTTTCGTTTAGCGATTCAATTAATGGCGGTGCAGGTGATTATTGGGGTATTGTAGGATTTGATATAATTGCAGCATCATCGTTATCAATTTATCCTGAAGATATGACGCCCGGATCAGAAGTAACGTTTAGAATTATTTAATGTACCGTCAATATCAATACGACGTATTTACTGAAGGACTGCCTCCAGCCCCTGAAGTTGTAGAAGCTAGTAGCTGGGTGCAACCTCAAAGCCAGCCTATCCCGAATAACTTTGTATCGAAGTTGAAGGCTGGTGTAGTAGCTGCTCTCGTCGCTTCAGGAATATTCTACACTGCTCTTGCTCCGCAAGTAGTAACAGCTAGCGGAATATCAGCAGACTGTAGCTTCTTTGTAATTAATAGAAGCTATGCTGCGCAAATAGCTTCAGGTGTATATTCAGTTCCATTCGTTCCGGCGGCAGCGGCAGCAGCAGGCGGATCAGGCGCATCTCAACAACTTCTAAGCTTAAAAGCTAGAGGTACGCAAGCTCATCTTCAGACAAGTACGTTTTGGAGTGCCTTCACTCCATCTGCACCTTCACAAGGCGGCGGCTTTTCTGCAGAAACAATAAGATTGCGATTCCAGCGACGCTTCGCTTCGCAATCTCCAAGCGTTTTCTGGAATACCTTTACTCCAGCAACTGCAATTACTCCTGTAATTGCTCCATGCGCAGAATATCCAGATTCATTCTATAAGAAACGCTATTTAACAGAAGCACTAGATTCTTCTGATGGACAAGCTGTAATTGGTACTCTTCCTCCTTCGATTCAAACAGCAGTAGGAGGAGCGCAAGGAAAATCTACAGTAATCCGTATTAATCGCAGTTATGCAGCTCAAATAGCCTCAGGCGAAGTATTTGTTCCTGTTGTTGCAGCTCCGACACCAACTGGATGGTTAGGAGATCAGAATCAGCTTCCGCGAGGTAAACAATCTCTTGCTGTAGCTGAGCAGCAAGCTGTATTCTTCACTGCTCTTGCTCCGCAAGTAGTAACAGCTAGCGGAATATCAGCAGACTGTAGCTTCTTTGTAATTAATAGAAGCTATGCGTATACATCACCGTCTGTATTTTGGAATCCTAATACTCCTGTTTTACCTCCAACTGGATGGTTAGGAGATCAGAATCAGCCTCTTCCAATTAGAAAAGGATTAGCTGCAGGAGCGCAGCAGTATTCTCCTGGTGTTGTTCAAGCAGGTTCTACTCCAAGTACATTTGGATTAGTATGCGCTGAGAAGCAGCAGGTATCTCAACGATATCTAGCCGCTAATCAACAGGCTGTATTTTATACTTCTTTTGTTCAAGTATCTGTACTTAACTGGCTGCCTTCATATCCGGATTTCTTTAAACCGAAATTTTCAGCTGGCTTATATATTTATTCAACTCAAGCTAATGTTCCGGTAGAACAATTAGCGTCTGCTGATTATCCGGATTGGATTGCTGGGAAGAAGTATTTAACAAGTAATCAACAAGCAGCATTTGGTCCGCTATCTACATCTCCTGAAACTGTATTTGTATCAAGTTGGGCGCAACCACAATCCCAACCATATCCATATAGAAGAAGTCTACAAACAGCTCAGCAGATAGCTGTATTTTGGAATACTTCTACTCAACCTGAAGTCGTAGAAAGTGCTAGCTGGTATCCAACTTATCCGCAGCCTTTCCCGACAAAACCTTATCTCAGTACCGCTTCACAGCAATATTATTTCTTCGGTAAACAGGTTGCGCAGGAATATCTTGTAGGAAATACTCCTGTATCGCAGCCAAGCTTTAAGCAAAGAGCAGTTGCTGTTTACGAACCAGCTTCTAACTTCATATTTACTCCTGCTCAGACGTTTAATGCATGGCTGCCTGCTTATCCTGATAAAGTTTATAGTAGACCTTATCTCCTTGCTGCACAACAGCAAGCTGTATTTGGACCTTTATCTACAGATCAAGAAACTGTATTTGTAAGTAGTTACGTACAACCCCAATCACAGCCTTATCCATATAAGCGCAGTCTACTGACAGCGCAGCAGCAAGCAACATTCTGGAATACAAGTACTGCGACTGAAACAGTATTAGTCAGTTCTTGGGTACAGCCACAATCTCAACCATATCCGTATAGAAAAGCTCAACTAACTGCTAATCAGCAGGCTTTGTTCTGGAATACAAGTACTCAGCCTGAAACAGTATTTGAGAGTAGTTGGCAGGGTGTTCAAAGTCCAGCTCTTCTCAATAGAAAAGTACAGCAGCCCGATTCACTGAGTTTTGTTTCAGATATCAATCTGGCTACAGTAGTTCTTCCAGATAGAAGAGTTACTGTTCCTGCAATAGCAGTCTATCTACCTTGCTCTACTTGGTTAGCTCAGCCAACAACGCAAGTATTCCTTGATTGGCAACAGCCGCAATCGCAACCGTTATCTACACGGCGTATACAGCCAGTTGATGTAGTAACAGTCGTTCCTCAGCATATCGGACTAGATTGGCAACCTGTATATCCAGATGCTGTAATAGGAAGACGATTCCTTACAGCAGATCAGCAATGGTTGGCCTGGAATACTTCTACTCAGTCCGAAACTGTATTTGAAAGCAGTTGGCAAGGTATCACGTGGCAACCGTGGCCAGCTAAATGCTATTTATCCGCTGCTCAGCAACAGGCATTCTTCTGGCAACCTAATACTCCAGGCGACTTTACTTTCCTGTTGCATTGGGAACCGATTTATCCGCAACCTTTCCCAAAGAAACTGTATCCAGCTGCAGCGCAACAACAAGCGGTCTTCTGGAATACATCAACACAGCCTGAAACTGTATTAGTAAGTTCATGGGTACAGCCTCAAAGTCAGCCTTACCCATATAAACCCTATCGCCCTGCAGCCTTGTATCCATCTGTATTCTGGAATACAAGTACAGCACCTGAAACTGTTTTTGTTAGCAGTTACGTACAGCCGCAGACGCAGCCTTATCCTTATAAAAAAGCTATTCAACCCTGCGAACAACTTACATTCGTTTGGGAAGAAGCAACTGCTGACGAAGTTTCAATAGATTGGGTCCAGCCTCAATCTCAGCCTTATTCTTACAGAAAAGTACTTACTACTGCAGAGCAGCAAGCAACATTCTGGAATACATCAACAAGTCCAGAAACTGTACTTGTTAGTAGTTGGGTACAACCTATCAGTCAGCCTTATCCGTATACAAAGGCTTTACAGACTGCAAACCAACAAGCGGCGATTTGGAATATATCGACGCAACCTGAAACAGTATTAGTTTCTAGTTGGGTACAACCTCAAAGTCAACCGTATCCATATAAACGAGCAGAGTTAACAGCTAATCAACCAGCCGCTTTCTGGAATACATCAACAAGTCCAGAAACGATTACTGTAGATAAATGGCTGCCTGTTTATCCGCAACCATTTCCTGTTAAACAGTACATATTAACTGCCAATCAACAAGCATTCTTCTGGCAACCAAATACGCCAGGAGATTTTAGCTATTTATACCATTGGGAGCCTGTATACCCACAACCGTTCCCGGTAAAGAGATACTTACAGACAGCTAATGTACCAGCATTCTTCTGGAACACATCGACGCAACCGGAAAGTGTACTCGTTTCAAGTTGGGTACAATCGCAGAGTCAACCATATTCTTACAAGCCGTATCGTCCGGCTTCGTTATACCAGAGCACGTTCTATGCTCCATTCGTATCAGAAAATGTTCAAGTAAGTAGTTGGGTTCAAGCACAATCACAACCAAGAATTCAACAAACTACTATTGCTTCTCAGACAAGTTTCTTCTGGGGAGAAACAACTTCTGATGCGGGAACATGGTATCCTGTCGTTTCACAGCAGCAAGTTAAGATATTTGCGCGTGCTGTATATGAACCTGCTGTTAGCTGGAATCCAAATACTCCAGTTCAAGTTACCCTTGACTGGCTGGCGGTTTCGGAACAACAGCTAACGAAACGCAACATACAGCAATATGCTTCTGTATTCTGGAATGCATCTACCGCTCCAGAAACTGTATTTATTTCTAGCTGGGAACCTGTTATTGCGCAACCAGTATTTACAAAACCTGCGCAATATCAAGCATTATTCTGGAGTGGATTTACACCTTCGCAACAAGTTGTTATACTAGATTGGGATACTGTATATCCGCAACCTGCTAAGCAGAGATTTGCAGCGAGCGTATATTCATATTCGATTCAAATCCATACTCCAGTTATTCAAATTGCTACGGCTGATTATCCAGACCAAATTCCTGGAAGACAGTATCTTACAGCAAATCAGCAAGCAACGTTCTGGGATCCGAATACAACATTCGGAGAAACTGTACTTGTTAGTAGTTGGGTGCAGCCTCAATCTCAACCGTATCCTTATACGCCATACAGTCCGGCGAGCGTGTATCCTGTTGTCTTCTGGAATACATCAATTAATCCAGAGACTGTATTTGTATCTAGTTGGATACAGCCAATTGAGCAGCCTTATCCGTTCGTTAAGGCTTTGCAACCAACAGAACAATTAACGGCAGTATGGAGTACATTTACTCCGCCGCCACCAGTTGCTCCTGATTTTGGATGGTATCAGCAAGTTGTTCAGCCTTATCCACATTCGCGCTTCCTAGAAGCCTTACAGCAAAGCGTTACGGGCAGTAACTTCCCATTGCCTAATGCCGTAACGCAATTTGTTCAAGGAACTGGATTCGTAACGCAAGTTGTAAATGTACAAGGTTCGATAGAAAATACTGCTGCCGCTACTGGATCAATAACGACTATTAGCGGCACGGGGTCAGTAGACCAATAAGATGCCAACCTTCGCCGCTATTTTAGCTGTTCTGGATGCAATGGCTAGAGGAAAACTTACGCTACATCCTTCATTAGAGGGAGCCGTAAGTTTTGTTTATGCTCCGCCATCGCAAATCTATGTTCAACAAAGTTATCCGACACAGCAGATTGTTATAGAAGCATCCAGTACGTGCTGTGTGTCGTTTGGAGGGTAGATGAAAAGATTTATCATGTTTGTAGTAATCGTATTCGCAATTTTTTCGTTAGGGGCAGTTCAGCCTAGCATTCTAGGATTACCAAATTCTGTAACAACGTTACCGATAAACGTAAATACTAGCGGCGATGTACAGCTTATTGCTGCTGTAGCAAACCAAGCGATTTATGTTACGCATTATCATATTGTTTCCAGCGGGACGACTACATTTCAATTTGATTATGGTACTGGATCAAATTGTGGCACTGGAACGACTCCAATTGATGGACCAATGTCTTTCATTGCTACAACAGGAATTTCTGCTGGAATAGGTTTCGGTGCTGTTATTGTTGTACCTCCAGGTAATGCGTTATGTATAAATCTAGGTACTAGTAGCGTACAAGTTGGCGGATCAATTTCGTATCAGCAAGGAAATTAGTATGAAATTTCGATATCTACTATTATTTCTATTGCTTAATCAATATTCATTTGCGAGCCGTCAAATAGTTTTAACTTGGAATACCTCCGATGGTGCTATAACATATAATATTTATCGAGGAACAGATTGTTCTTCGCTTTCATTAGTATCGACAGGCGTTGCAATTACAACATGGACAGATACAGATGTATTAAGAGGGCAACAGTATTGCTATGCTGTTACAGCAGTCAATTCTAATGGAGAAAGCGCATACAGTAATACGTATTTAATTCGTATCCCAATGTCAAATTTAACGATGATGGGGAGTGGCTAGAATGTCAGCTATAGTTTCACCACCTGTATCATTTACATTTAGAGCTTTACAGCAAGCCCTTCTTAGCTGGACACTTACTGACCAAAATGGTAATCCCATCTCCGGAGCTACTGTAAATGCAACACTATATGAAAATTTAAATCTTCAAAATCCTACTGACTATCCAGGTACGCCTGTTGCAGGATTTACAAATGTTAACTTAGTTGAGACTCCAGCAGCTTCCGGAATTTATGTAGCAACTCTTCCTGCTACGATTAATCCAGATCCGGCAACGATGGGATTTATAACTGTTATTGTTGCGACTTCGGGCAGTACACCTCTTGGTACATGGAATATTCCGACAGTTATAGTCCCAGCTTCAAATACAATCGACTTAACAACTTTAAGCGATGTTAAAGCTTGGCTCGGAATTCCCACTGTTAATACAGATAATGACGAAGTAATTCAAGCGTTGATTACAGGATTTAGTCAATACGTTATCAACCGCACTGGTGTTGCATCATTTAATTCCATCAATCAATATATAGAGATTTACGATGGTAACGGTTCCCAAAGATTATTCTTAAGGAATTATCCAATTACAGCAATTATATCTGTGTTGATAGGTTCTTACTCAGTTCCGCTTTCCTCTGCGGTGAATGCGCCAGGAATATTTATAGAGCAACTGAAACGTTCTATTGCATTTAGAGCCGGCAGCGTAGGTTGGTTTCCATCAGCAGGGTTATTTCCTTATACTTTTGCTCCTGGTATCGGCAATATTCAAGTTACGTATACAGCGGGATTTGCGCAAGTTCCCTACGATCTACAAGAAGCTTGTTTCAAGGCTGTTGCTATAAATTATACACGAAAGAGTACAATTGATCAAGGCAGTAAAACATTAAGTGCGTCAGGTGGAGGGACAGGAACCGTTGCATTTAGAGCATGGGCATTGCCCCCAGAAATTGAGCGCGTCATAATGTATTACTCGCGATACGGTAAGTAATGATTTTTAATAAATCCAAATCCAATGATACTCAGACATTCCCGTCGGCCCAGCAACGCGCAATTGGGTAGGTAAACCGGGCTTACTTAAGGTATAAAACAATGTCCTTTAGACTTGATTTTAATGGATCAGACGTGAAGTTCCTTAACTTCCTAGCAGGATATTCTTCACGTTTGTCAGCTTCATTAGAAGATCGTATGTCGCAGCTTATGGATAAGCTAAGACAAAAGATTGTAGGCGAAAAGTTAGCCGGAGAATACTTAAATAGAAGAACAGGCAGATTAGCAGATAGCTTTGGAACGCCAGTTATTGATCGTAGTAGCGATTCTGTTATTACAGGAGACATTCAAGGTGCGGGCGGAGATGCCTCTTATGGACAGATATATGAAAGAGGCGGAACGTCTGCTTATCTTATTCGTCCTGTAAATAAGAAAGCGTTGCTGTTTATGATCGCAGGGAAAGAGCAGTTTGCTCATTTAATACTTCACCCTCCGGCCAAACAACGAGCTTTTTTAACATCTGCTATTGATGATATGGAAGAAGAATTTCGAGAAGGAATTCGAGAATGTGTAATGGGAGATTTTACAAATGGGTAGTGCAGCAAGTTTAATTGCGCCCGGATTAAGACCTCTACCGCATGCAACGCGGCAGCAAGTTTTTACAGCTCTTTTCAACTTTTTAACAAACCTTCCAGCACCTACGGGAACGCGCTGGAATACGCAGTCTCAATACTTGACTTTATGGGATGATGTTCCACAAGCAAATCAGCCAGCTTGGTTTTTGTATCGCGGTCCGCAGAACTTTACGCAGAAGCATGTCTTTGGAGTACAAAAACTACTTTGGCGTGTTTCTATATTTATCTATTTTCGAACAGACGGATATAAATCACAGAATTTTTATCCAGATCAAATAACAGATCAAATTCTAGATAATCTAGAACAGCTATTTCAGACCGAAGCTCGTGACGGAAGACAAACTCTGGGCGGCACAGTTTGGCATTGCTGGATCGAAGGGAATATTGTTACAGATCCGGGACTTGTTGATGGGCAAGCCGTAATCGTATGCCCGATAAACATCCTTTTATAAGATTTTGCTTTGATTCTAGTAGTAAGTTATTATAAAATTACTTTGCTACACATGTGAAAAACTAGTTACGGAGTAGCAAAAAGATTAAAAGTTTCTACAGCCTGTCAGTAGATTATTTAACAAACCATGGTTAGTTTTACAAATCTACAAAGAAATTAGTATAATTTCTAAAGGAGTTACAAGAAAATGGCTGTAATTGAGTTCGGTACAGGTCTCTTGTACGGCGTCCCGACATCAGGCAATCTGCCTACCAATCCTACTCCCATAAGACTGCTCTTACAGGAAGTATCGGTTGATTTCAAAGGCGATTTGAAGAAACTTTATACTTTATACCAGTTGCCGATCGCAACTGCTAGAGGTAAAATCGACGTAGCTGGAAAGGCGAAGATCGTTAACTATGATCCAGATCCTATCAACCAGCTCTTTTGGGCACAGTCAATTTCACCAGGTATTGAAGTTCCTGTAGACCAAGAATTATCAACAGCGAATACGACATATACAGTTGTTAATGGTGCGACCTTTGCGCAAGATCGCGGCGTAACATATGCAACTGGAACAAAAGCAGGGCAAGTATTGCTTGCAAATACAACTGCTGCTGCTGTAGGTTACTACGCAGTTAACACAACATCTGGTCAGTATACTTTTAACGCTGCAGATAGCACTACTGCAATGTATATCAGTTATACATATACCAATTCGACACGCGGTAAGACAATTTCTCTTTCTTCACAGGTTATGGGCTATGCTCCAGTTTGTACAATGGACGTTTGGGGTACGTTCCGTAACAAAGTGCTTGGAATTCGCCTTAACGCTTGCACACTTGGTCAATGGACCTATCCGACGAAGCTGGAAGACTTCTGGATGTCAGATATTACATTTGACGCTAATTTAGATGCCAGCAACAATTTGGGAAAAATTTTTGCTGACACCTTTTAAATCAATAAGTTACGCCTTCTACTTAAAGTTACTTTTTTTGTAGATATTTGCTGACACTTATTAGAAGATATAATAATTTAGCACTTGACTTCCAAGGATTGGTTTTAATATAATGCCAATTCTTGGAGGTCATTTTATTGACTACAACACGACTTTCACATAAACAGCTAATCGAAAAAATTCGTAAAAACTTAACAAATTTCAATCCTGTACAAAAATGCGATCCCAAAAAAGGTAAAACATATGAGGAGTATTATGGACAGGAAGATGCAAAACTTATACGAGAGAAGATGCGTGATTCGCATCTTGGGCAAGAGCCAGGTAACAAAGGCAAACCTTCTCCATTTAAAAACAAAACTTATGAAGAAATAGGCAGAGGTCCAAGTCCGTTACTAGGACGCGAGCGACCACAAGAAGATCGAGATAAAATTAGTAAAGGTCATTTACTAAGATTAGGTAAAGATAAACCTTCGGAAGAGCGTGATGGACCACTCACCAGCAGATGGCGCGAGCAGGTTAAGAAACGAGATAACTATACATGTCAATGCTGTGGAGTTAAGCAAGAAGAATTGCTAAGAATAGTTGGAGATATTACATCGTGGCTTCATGCGCATCATATAAAATCTTGGGCAGAATTTCCAGAGCTTAGGTTTGAAGTATCAAATGGAATTACGCTTTGTTGGCCTTGCCACTTAAACGTCGAAGGCAAACAGATTAGCTGTCCAGAGCCGCCTCTGCAACAAGTCAAAGTCAAAAACATCAAGACTAGAGGTAAAACGCTAGAAGAAGTTTATGGATTAGAACGTGCCGCAGAGATAAAGCAACGGCTAAGGCAAAGTCATTTAGGTAAGCCAACAGGGAGAAAAGGCGTTAAGCGTCCTGGAATAGGCGGCCGCAAAAAAGGAAGTATTCCACATAATAAAGGGAAGACGAATATCGAAATTTATGGAGTTGAAAAGGCTAAACAGCTAAGTTTAATTGCTGCAGAGAATGCGCGAGTAAATAGGAATAGATTAGGTACAGGCATTTTTCAATGAACTGGCAAGATATTCCAATATTCATTAATAATTGTAATCATCTCGATATCGGCTTTCGGCATCTCGTCGATTGGTTAGTTAAGTCAGGAAGTAAACGAATAGAGGTGATTGATAATGCATCTACATATCCAGCTCTTTTATATTACTACCAGAAAGAATGTCCTGTAAGAGTTACGCGAATGATGCGTAATTTGGGTCCTCAAGCATTTTGGCATGGACATTTTAATTCCGAATTTAAAGATGGCGATTATTACGTAGTTACAGATTCAGATGTTGTTCCTGCGCAAGAATGTCCTTTTGATTTAGTTGACAAACTTGTCAATGTATTTGAAAAATACGATATTAAGCATTGTACAAAAGTTGGTCCGGGAATTCGAATTGATAATCTGCCTGATCATTATGCTCGCAAAGCTGATGTAATTAGACACGAATCACAATTTTGGAAAACACTAGTAGATGAGAATTTATATGACGGAGCTGTAGATACGACATTTGGTTTGTATAGAACAAAAGCATTTGTCGAACCCGGTCCTCCACAATTCCGCTTAGGTTTTCCATATGTTATTGAGCATAGACCTTGGTATATAGATAGCAACAACAGGCATATAGAAGACGAATACTATGCTGCGCATATTAATCGAAGTTGGAGTTGTTGGAGTAGATAAATCTTTATAAAAAACTTGACATTAGCAAGTAAGTCAATATAAAATCAACTCTTAGTCGACTTGCGGCGAGAACACGCTGGCCAGTAAAAGAGCTCTAAGTCTGGAGCTGAGCTACGCAGGTTGCAAATTTCTGTGGTAAATTCAATTATAAAATTCAAACAGATAGGAGTCGTATATGGATGCATACGAATTTGGTAAAGTTTTAAAAGATAGTAATTTTGTTTTTGGTGCAGGTGCAGCAGAAGCTGCATGCGCGCTGCGTGAACTCGCTGATAAGCTTGAACAAGAAACTGTGGTGATTCAAAGTTGTCGTGTTACGTCGGAAGTTAGCGACAACGAATTTGCCACAACCAAACTTGAATTATGTTTGTCAGAAAAACGAAAAAGACAAGTTGCTATTACGCCAGATAAATTGCATGAAATACAAACAATTACGAGTATGCCAATAGAACCGCCTTCGCAAGACTTTTTACAAAGTATCGAAATTGCAGAGTCGTTAAAGTATAATCACTAATTACAATGTCGAAACTATTTCATAAAGAAGTAGCTTTTACAGATCGGCTGTCTATAGTATTTCCAACAAGGAATAGACCGAATAATATTCGGAGACTTTATCAATCCCTAGTAGATACTTGTACAGTGTTGCCTGAAGTAGTACTTTACATCGATGACGATGATAAAGTCAGTATGCCGGTAGCTAAGGAGTTAGGCATTGCTGCTATTCAGGGACCGCGACGAATGCTTGCCGAATGTTACAATGAAATAGCTTATACTACATCATCAGATTTAATTATGTATGCAGCAGATGATTTAGTATTTAGAACCAAAGATTGGGATTCAGCAGTACGACAGGTATTTAATAGGCAAGAAGATAAAATTCTTGTTGTACATGGAGACGATAAAAGTCATGGCCATACAGAACATGCTACTCACGGAATTTTACATAGAAGATGGGCAGAAACAGTTGGTTACTTTCTGCCGCCCTACTTCGGTGCTTGGGTAGACAACTGGATTACTGCTGTAGCAAATGCGCTTGGTCGTCGAGTATATGTTCCGTTTGTTAACGAGCATATGCACTATACCGTACAGAAAGCGCCGTTAGATGCTACATACGAAGAATCGCGGCCAAGACAGAACGCGGATATAGAAAAGTATAAGAATTTGAAAAATAAACGTCTTGAAGATATTCAAAAGCTTTGGGATGTGATGTCTGATAAAACAACATTAACTCCGGTACAGGATATAGTTCATGTTGTTCAAGAACGTAAATCTACAGCGTTAGCTTGTTGCCCTTCCTGTCAGGCTGTGTGCGTTGTAGTAACAAATGGCAGGAATCAATGTAATCAGTGTGGTAGACAATTTAATCCATAGAAAATGTTTCAGCACAAACTTACCTGTCAAAAGTGCGGCTCTACATGCATCGCTCCGCATAGTAATGGAACTAGATGCAATCAATGTGGTTTTCAGATGAAGGGCATTGTTCCCGGATTTGAACCCCCTAAATACCTGCCCCGAGAACTTCCCAGAAAACAGAACATTCGCAGAAGTTTATCAGATCAAGATAAAGCTGCTTACAAGCAAACATGGGAAACACTTAAACACAGTCGAGTAACGATTCGCGAAGATACTTTAAAGGCAAGCATCGTAATTCCGACATATAAACGGCAGCATTCATTATTTTATACGTTGGCCTCGATATTAAGTCAAACATATACGAATTTAGAAATTGTAATTATTGATAACGAAAAGAACAGCAATTACAAATTCAGTAATAAAAGAATCAAGTATTTTCAACATACTGAAGAGCAAGGCGCTTCATATGCCAGGAATAAAGGATTAGAATATGCAACGGGCGATCTAGTCTGTTTTATGGATGACGATGATATAATGTTGCCAGAATATTTAGAAAAGATGGTTGTTCCATTTAGAAATGTAGAAGTTAAATGTGTAAGCTGTAATATTTTATTGGTAGAAAACGAAATTCCGCCGCATAAGCACTTCTGCACGCCAACGATTCTCATGCGGCGCGAATATGCTACGCCTACATGGGGAAAAGATGGAGCACATGATAGACATTATTTTAATTCAATAATCGAGAAGCTGCCGAAAGAATATTACGTAGAAATTGACGATGTACTTGTTCATGCCTACACAGAGAGTGTTGGAGGATTAAGAGGCGCAGGAGCGGATTTATGATTTCAATAGTTTTCCCAACTAGAAAACGTCCAGATAATTTACGCCGCCTGTACGCTTCGCTACTTGAAACTTCTGTTACTATGCCAGAATTAGTTTTATATATCGATTCTGATGACGAAGAAAGCGTTTATGTCGCAAGGGAGTTAGGACTTAATTATGCGCAAGGACCTAGACAAATCCTAGCAAAAAGTTATAATGATGCAGCTCTTCTTGCCCAAGGTGAAGTTTTGATGTTTGGCGCAGATGATATTGTATTTAGAGAGAAGCAATGGGATGTAAAAGTTTTAGCAGAATTTGCTAAATTCAAAGATCGAATTGCATTTGTATATAGTAATGATGGCGGGCGAACAGATGAACTTGGAACTCATGGATTTGTGCATAGAAATTGGGTGAGCACGGTTGGTTATTTACTTCCGCCATATTTTGAAACATGGTATGTAGATAATTGGATAACTGATGTTGCGACTGCTCTTGGAAGACGAATATATCTTCCATATATTATTGCCGAGCATATGCACTGGGGATTCGGTAAAGCGCAGAAAGATGAAACATATAATACAGCAGAAGCAAAGCAAGCAGCTGATACGTCAAGATGGAATGCATTAAAACATAAGAAGTTAGAAGATGTAGAAAAACTTAAAGCTTTTATCGAGGCATATAGATGAATAAGGAACAAAGAATAGGTCCCCCAAAGCTTACAGGAAAACGTTTAGAGAGAAATGTTGAACAGTGCTCTCAAAAGCATTTAACTGCACTACCTAAGTACATGAATAAGGAATTTAAAATTACATTCGGAGTACCACAATGACTATAGATGTTATTATTGGCGGAGTTCAATACAAAGCCTCGCCGCTCAAACTGAAACATTTAAGACAAATTAGCGAAATGTTAACTAAAGGCATCACGCCTCCAAAGACTGTATTTGAAGATATTAGTCCTTGGATGCCTTATGTCTTTGAATGTATTCAAGCTAATCATCCTGAATTTGATATTAAACTGTTAGAAGAATTAACCGCACAAGATTTTTTCGATATGTGGATAGCAATTGCAAATAATTCGGGTGTAAAACTATCGGGGGAACAGATGCCGATCCAACAGACTGGGCAGCAATCTACAGTCACCTCTGCTGTTGCGTCGGCTTAAGCTATAGAGAGATTGACGAGCATACATTATTTGAAGCTGAAGAAATTTGTGAATATTTAGCACAGAATCCCACGCCCGCTCAAATCTTGAAAACAGTTCACGGTATTACAACATCGTATACGTCGAAGCGTAAGAGACAGAAAATGTCTGAAGAGTTAATGGAGCAAAGACTAAGTGAAGTATCCGGCTCACAAATGGGCGAAGGAGCTTCACCGCTGGATTCGCAGTTTAAAGATAGTATAGCATTAGCAGAAGAATTAATGAAGAAAATGAAGATGCAAATCGAGAACTAACGTTATGGAAAATTTAGAGTTCCGAGCTATATTCGATGGATCACAGCCAGTTGAGGAGATGTCTAAACTTCAGCAGGCATTCAAGGATATGGTGTCTAGCTGGATTGCGGATACAGCGAAAGCTAAAGAAGGCGTAGATTCTCTTAGTACTGTAGAAGACGGACTGATTCAAGCAATTCGTTCTGCATCTGGATCAGAAGCTGAATTCAAAGAGAACATCGTTGCTGTATTTAATTCGCTCGGCGAGGGCACTGCAAAAGTAGCAAGCCTTGGCGCTAACTTTGAAAATCTTGGAACGTATCTAACTTCCGCAGCAAGTTCTGTTGTAGATATAGGCGCTACTCTCTCCGCAACAAATGCGAAATTTGGCCAAGGCGCTTTATCAGCAAGCGAGATGGCACTTGCTGTAGGACGATTAAAAGGAGCTGGCGCTGAGTTAGCCGGAGTTCTAAATGCAACTAAAGGTGTTACAGCGGAGCAATCTGCCACATTTGATAGAGAAGCGCAATTAGCAAATATTAGTAGTGAAGCACTTGCCAGATTAGCGACTGCAAATAAAGAAGTAGCTTCAGCCCAAGCAAATAGAAAAGCTAGACAGACAGTTGCTGATGCTGCTGAAAAAACACCGCCAGAAAATCAAATTGTTGCCCATCGTGCACTTGCTGCTGCATACAAACAAGAAGAAGAAGCAATACGAGAACGTAATAAGGCAAAAGCAGTAATTAGTCAGCAAGCAGGAACACAAGATAATGAACTAATCGTTGCGCAAGCCAAAGCAGATGCCTTAGAAGCGACATATGCGAATAAATCTGCTGCATTAGAGAGTGCTAAAGTAACGCAATTAAAGGCGAATCAAGCTCTAGCTGAAGGTACAATTTCAGAACAGTATTATGCAGATAAAGTATTGGCTGTTAATAATGCTGTTGAGAGTCGAACTAAAACTCTTAATAAATTAATCGAGGCGCAGAGTAGACTTAAAGAGGTAGCTAAAACTACAGCTGCTCCTGCATCATTACCTGTTGTAGAAAATCTTACGGCTCCTACTGTTGCATCAGGACTTGGAGCAAAGATTGCAGAAGCAATCCCTCCAGCGCAAACACTAGATCAGTATTTAAATAAAGTCAAAAGAACATTATTCGAGTTACAAACCCAAGCAAAGCCGATTAATGTAGACGAATATTTCAGTGCGCTACAAAAGCCTGGAGCTTCTGAATTTAAACTTGCAGAAATGTTGCAAGTTCCACGAGAGCAACTTGTATCCCAAGTCTCTGCGCTCGGCCGGGAAGCAGGAACTTTCGGCGACGAAAATAAAGCTGTAATTCTTAGCCAAATCAATCAAGCCATTAAAAGCGTTGGCCTATCTGCAGAAGATACGCAAGTAACGCTGAAAACATTTTTTCAGGGAGTGCGCGAAGGAGCAGCAGATGCTGCATCAGCTGTCAAAACTTTAAAACAGACAGTTGAACAGTTTAAAGAAGTTCCGCCGCCAAGCGCAGTCCTACCGCCTCCTCCGAGACCTCCTGCTCCGCCTGCTCCCCCAGCAGGAGGAGGCGGCGGCGGTGACGATGACGAAGCTAAAAAAGCTGCTGCACTGAAGAAATTAGAGCAGGCGCAGATCGCAGTAGCAGAAGCGACTGCACGTAGACAACAAGCAGAAAAAGAATGGCAGGGAGTTCCTGAAAATCAACTCGACAAACAAGTAGAGAAAGTTTCAGAATTACAATCTTCTTACCAACAAGAAATTACCGCTCTGCGTCGTTTGCAAGTTGCGCAATCTGAAGTTCGCGTAACTGAAGCACAACAAGTAACTGCGCTTACAAATGAAGAAGAAGCCCTCGCTAGATTAGAAGGTATGTATGCAGCTTTTGGCGAAAAACGCATGGCTGCAGAAAAGAAATATTTACAAGCAAAGATTGACGATGCGCCCAGAACTGAGATTAATCGGGCTGATGAAGCTGCAACTGCTGCAATCGAACGGCAAGAAGAAGTTCTTGAGCGGATTAAAGCGACTCGCGAAAATATTGCATCACTTAAGACGACTGGAGAATATCCGCAACGAACTATTACTGCGGAAGATGTTCCTACACCACAAGGAGTATCTAGACCTGAAGGATTTGCACAACAAATTAGAAGTGCCGCTGCTGCCGTAGAAGAAGCACGTTTGGTTGTAGAACGAGCTCAGCAGCAACAGATAGAATTAGAGAAGAAACTTTCCGCGGCTATTCAGGAACGTATAGAACTTGTTCGTTCTGCAAATGAAAGATATGGAGATGTAACAGCTGCCAGTTTAACAACGCAGAGTAAAATCTTAGCTGCAACTGATGCGCAGACGAATGCAGAAAAAGCACTTACAAATCAAAAGGCAGAAGTTGCTCTAGCACAGAAAAGATTAAATGATCTTGTTATTGGGCAGCGTAATCTTGCAGGTACAACTTTAGGTGAAACAGCTCAAGTAAAAACAGAACCTACACAAGAAGATGTAGCTGCAAAAGAGCAAAAAGTTTTACAACTTAAGCAGCAGCAGGATATTGCAAGTAGAGCCTCAAAAGCCGCACTGGAAGAAGCCTCGTTTTTTAAAGGCGGACCAGTAAATTGGACATCAGTTGAATCATACTTAAAATTAGGCGAGGCAAGGGAGCAGCTTGCAGAAATCTCAGGTAAGCTTGCTACTGCAGAAACAGAATTAGCTAATGTTCAACAAGCTGTAACAGCTTCCCAGCAGCGACAGGCACAAGTTTCAGATGAAGCTCGCGCAACAGCAACTCAAGAAGTAACAGCGCTACGAAATAAGATTGCAGCATATACTGATTTAGATAAAGCACAACTAAAAGTATTAGAATCGGCGCGCGAAGCTGAGCAAGCAAATACAGCTATGCTTCGCTCAGCACAAGGCGCTAGAATTCCCTCAACGAAGGGCGGTGAAATTAGTCCTCGAGTTAGTGGCAGAGAAGGACCTGATTTTAGCAAGCAAGAAGACGTTATAGATGCGTATACAAAACAGAAAGCTGCTTTACAAGAATTAATTGCTGTTAAGGAAAAAGACGGTAATCAATACAAAATAACGGCGGAGCAGGTAGAAGCATTAAAGGCAACAGTCACTGATTTGGATGCTGCCTTTGCTAAATCCGCTGCAAATACTGCTAAAGCTGCTTCAAATGTAGCATACCTAGAACGCGCATATAAAGACGGCGCAATTGGTGTAGAACAATTAGCAAAAGTTGAGAATGCTCAACAATCTGCTGCAGAAAATACAATAGCTGTAGTTAAAAGACAGATCAAAATTTTAGAGCAATTGCGAACAGCAATGGCTCAAGAACTAGCGCCAAAAGATGTTACTTCTACGCTTGAAGGAACAGATGCCGCAATTGAAAAGATTGTTGCAGATACACAACGAGCTGTTGACGTTACAGAATCATTAAGATCAAAGATTACAGAAGTTCAAGGTAAGTTTGTAAACGTAGCTCAAGCTGCACAAGTATTTAAAGTTACTTTAGGTGAAGGAACTGGCGAAGTTATTAGCTCAAAATTAACTTCGCAAATTAACGATCTAAACAATGCTACGTTAACAACAAAACTGCGTCAAGATGAGCTTAATGATAGATTTAGAGCGTTAGAAAAAGAGGCAGAAAAACTTGGCTTAACAGTTAAACGTACAGGACAAGTTTTTGAAATTTTAAAGCAAGCCGAAAAAGACGAAGAACAAGAAGTAGAAAGACAAGCGCAGCAATACGGCTATCTTGGCGGCAGAATGGGCGCCATGATTGTCGGCATGAACAATTTAGGTTTTGTGTTTGGTATTTTGGGAAGACAGGTTCAGTGGTTAAATAATTTACTTTCCGAACTTTTTCCTCTTTTATCTATCGGTTTTGCAGTTGATATTATTCAAAATTTAGTTGATAAGTTTACTAAAGCACAAGACGAAATTAGAAAAGTTCAGATCGAGCTTACAGATCTTGCAGCTGCGGCTGTTGAATCTGCCCAAGCAATCGAAATTCATAACTTAAAGCTCGAAGATCAACTTCTAAAACTTAGCGGAGGACTTCCTAAAAATCAGCTTGCAGAAGATCTTTTAGCAGCTAGAAAGGAAGCTGAGCAGTTAACAAAAGCATTAGGTGATAGTTTAGAAAAGTCACTAGAACTCATAGAAAAACAAGATATTAGCGTTTTTGGATCTGCTCTAAAGGGCGCGCTCTCTTCTATTGGTTTAGGACAAGATCAAGCTCCAACAAGCATTGCTTTTGGGCTTGGTAGTAAATTTGAAGATGTACAGAATAAAGTTAGATTGGCTTCTAGTGCTGTGAATGAATGGCGAGCAGCAGAGGCACAATTAGATTTAGCTATTGTACAAAAGAATGAATCAGCAATAGCTTCTGCCCAGAGTGCTGTAAATGCTTCAAAGGCAGCAATGGAAGAGGCTGTAATTGCAGCAAGAGATGTAGCGGCTAAGGCAACAGCAACTGTTGAAGGACAAGTTAGAACTAAGGCTCATGAATTAATGCAGCCGCAAGCAGTTCAGACAGGTGCAGGCCAAGTTACTGTTATGCCGGGGCTGGCCGAAAAAGAAGCGATGGCGCAAGCTAAAGAATATTATGCCTCACAGCTTGCAGGAGTTCATGCATTAAATGCAGCAGCACAAGGTTATGTTGTAACGCTTGGCAAAATTCCGGAAGAATTAAAAAGACAAACTCTTGTAGATCAGCAAACATATCGAGTACAGCAATTTAAAGAAGAAGAAAAAGATATTGAACCGCAGGTAAAAAGCGATGAAAAAGCTGCTGCAGCGCGGCAAGCTGCACAGAAAGAATTCGCTAACTTAGATAAGCAAACGAATGAAGATTTAATTAAACAAAGAGTTCAAGCTGCAACTGAAGGAGGAGTTCAAGCAGCTAAAGCCGAAGAAGCAGGTGATCGTGCTCGCATTGCAGTTGAAGAAGAATTCTTTCGGCAGATCTATGCTATTGAAGATGAAGCTTATACAAGACAGCGTTCTATTCTTGAGTTTAAGAAGGCGCAAGCCGGCAAAAATCCAGATGCAGCAGAGGCTATAAGACAACAGAAAGCTATTCAAGATGAAATAAATGCGCTTGATATAAAGCATAATAACGATGTAATTAATCTAGCACAAACTTCCGGTAATCGTGTCATAACACTTGAATCAGATATTAACAAGCGAATAGCTGAAGAGAAGAAGAAAGCATTAGATAAACAACTAGAGAGTTTTCGTGAATATGTTAAGCGCGAAGAAGAACTACTAAAGATTACACAAGATGAAGAAATTCAGGCAGCTACAGCATATGCAGATGATAAGAAACGCGCAGTAGACGATGAAGAACGATTTAATATTGTAACACATAAGCAAGCATTAGCAGCACGTTTAGCAATTCTAAACGAAGAACAAAGTGCAATTGCTTCAGCTCTGTCTGCAAGAAAAGCAGGATTGGAATCTCTTGCGGCAGAAATGCAAAAACGCATTGCGTTAACAAAAGAACAACAAGGTGCAGATGCAGCCGAATTAAAACAGCTTCAAATACAATTGGAAGGAGTATATAGACAATATCAAGAAGTAAATAAGCAGTTAGATGAAACTGCCGTTAAGTTCAATAAGTTGAAGTTTGATGAACAGTTAAAAGAATGGCAGAGAATGGAAACTATCACATCCGGATTTACGAATTCAACAACGGCCGGATTTGAACAGATGGCTGAGAGTATTTTCTCAGCAAATAAAAGTATTGGCCAAGATTTTGCACAGATGATTCATGGCGTAGAACGTAACTTCATTCGCATGGTATTCTCTGTGCTGGAGCAAACGAAACTATTTAGAGGCATCTCTGGATTTTTAACGCATGAATTAGATAAGGTATTTCATGTTAAGCAGCCAACACCGCCTGCTCCTGAATTACCTCATGAGACGCCGCGACAAGCAGCAGAGCGCGTTCCTCAATTGCCTCAGCCTACTATTGAGAAGCCAGCGGGATATGTAGAACAAGTAGATTTAACAGCAGCAACTAAAGATGCGACTACGGCAGTTAAAGAATTAACAGATGCAATAAAGAATTTTAAACCTTCGTTTGGGCCTACGCCAACCGGATCTGCATTTAATGCTCCAACTAGTGGAGCTGGCGCAGCGACTTTAGGAGCTTACTCTCCTGCTTTTCCTGCTCCGCAACTGCCAGGTTCAGTTTGGGAGCTGTTTGGTTCAAATGATAAGCTAGCAGATGCGATTTCTCAGTTTGAAGCTGGTAAAAATCCTACCGCAGCTACACGAGCTATTAGAAATAACAATCCTGGCAATCTTAAATATGCGGGCCAGCCTGGTGCTGTACCTGAAACAGAAGAACCAGATGCTTTTGCAAAATTCCCGACTCCAGAAGCCGGACGAGAAGCATTACTCAGACAACTTAATTCTTTACAAAGACGTTTCCCAGATATTACTCCTGAAGAATTAATTGGAGGCAATGCTTCGTATTCGGGATATTCGCCAGATAAAGCTAAAGGAAATGCTTCAGGACAAGCCGAAAGTTATGCTGCGTTTTTACGGCGTGAAGCAGGCGGAGGAGCGGTATCGCCTGTCGCATCGCCTTTAGTTCTTCCGGCTGGTCCATCGTTGCCGATTCCAGGAGAGTTACAATCGCAACCTGCCGTTACACAAGAATTACAAAAGTATCTAGATATACTGAGACAAGGTGCTCAAGCTAGACAGCCGCAACAAGGTACTACAGTAACAACAACTACAACAATTTCAGCAAGTCCTACTGCGGCTACGACTGGAGCAGCTCCTGCAGGACCAGCGCAAGGCGAAAACTTACCTGTATATGATGAAGGCGGCTATGTTCCCGCTACAGGCGAAGCTATTGTTCATGCAGGAGAATGGGTATTAACAGCAGATCAAACAAAGCAAGCATTATCAGGAACTGGCGCAGCGGCACAGCAAACACTTGTTAATGTTCGAATGGAGTATCAACCTGAAGGATCTCGCGGAGGCGGCGGCGAACCCTCGGCTCCGTCATCCGTAATTATTCAAAATGGATCTGTTCCTGTAACTGTGCAAACAGTATCACCATTGCAAGTTGCGCTTGCGCCTTCTACTCCAATTCCTGTTTCTGTAGCAGGCGGACAACAGATTCCATTAACTGTATCAGGTGGAACGCCCCCATTTGTTGAGGGTCCTGCAACTTCTGTTCCAGCAGGAGCTGCACCAGCAGCTCAGGGACCTTCGGTATTAGGAGCGTATGGCGCGGCAGCTCCTATTGGCGCTGATTTTGATCCTAAGTTACGGCCTTTGTTTGGCTTTATCGGCCAGCTAGCTAACTTAGGTAATGTATTAGATAAGAATTTACTTAAGCCGCTAACAACACCTATTACAGGTGTTGCAACTAGAGCTGCTACATCCACTGTAACGCAAGCCGCTACAGGAGCAGCAACACCAGCAACTTCTGCTGCACAACAAGCAGCTGAAGTATCGAAGCTGCAATCTATGCAGGCAACAAAGCTTGCATTATATCAGAAAGATGCAGCAGCACATGGTTTAGCTGAGACCCAGAAAACTCTGCAAACAACTGCTGGACAGACACAGCAGACTACTGCTACGACTATTGGTTCAACGCAACGAGTAGTAAAGGGGCAAGTAGAAACAACTGCGCATGCAGGACAACAAGTACAGCAGACGGCAGCAACAGCCACATCACAAGCAACACAAACTGCTGTAACAAGTCAGAACATTTTTGTACGAATTGCGCGAGGATTGATGGAATTAATTGCTCATATCTTCCATCAACATGGAAAAGCTGCGGCAACAGTTTCATCACAAACAGAACAGACAGCCGCTACAGCAGGAGGCGAAGCTTCAAGAAAAGCAACGGAAAGTATCGCAGATATTAGTACGATTGCTGGCGAAGCTGGTGTAGCTGGCGCGGCTGGATTTGCTAGCGTAATGGCTGCATTACCGTTCCCTGAAAATATTGCAGTTGCTCCTGGTGTTGCTGCAGGAGCATCAGCAGCTACAATGGGATATGCTGGATTAGTTGCCGCTAAGGGCGGATGGGACGTTCCCGGAGGCCAAGCTGAATATCCGGCTGTTCTGCACGCTCGCGAAATGGTATTGCCTGCGCATATTGCTAACAATATTCGTTCGATGACGAATATTTCATCCGCTGCTGCAGCAGGTACAGGAAAACCATCAACTGTATTTGGAGGAAATGTGCATTTCAATTTCAATCCGCATATATCATCAAATATGGATCCAGCAAAGATGAGCGATATGATGTTTAAACAGTTTAAGAGCAGATTGAAGAGTATGGGAGCCTTATAATGTTCGCATTCTATACTTATATGTGGTTGCGTGAGAATGGCATACCATATTATGTTGGCAAAGGAAAAAGTAATCGCGCATTTGAAGGGCATATCGTAGGTAACCATATTCTTCAAGCTCCCCCAAAAGAGCAAATTATTATACAAGAATTTGATTCAGAATATGATGCATTCGTAGCTGAGAAATTTCTTATTCAATATTTTGGACGTAAAGATAAAAAGACTGGATGCTTAAGAAATTTAACTGACGGCGGGCAAGGTCAGAGTAATCCATCAGATGAAGTACGTTATAAAATAGGATGTGGAAATAGAGGAAAAAGTTTAACACAAGACAGAATAGCCAAACTTATAGCGCCCAGAATAGGGAAAACATTATCCATCGAACATCGCGCACTTCTAAAGCTAAGATGGGCGCAAAGAAAAGCGTGCGCAAGTTATATTCCAAATCGTTTAGGGAAAACAATTTCTGCCGAGAGTAAAAGAAAAATCGGAGATGGGCAAAGAAAAGTTGAAAACAAAGGTAGATTTAAGAAAGGTCATATTCCGCACAATAAAAGAAGGAGTGTTTCGTAATGTCACTATTAGTAATGCCGACATTTGCTCAAATTGGAGTAACATGGCCCATCAAAAAAACGCCCATATTCTCGACTGTTGTGCAAACGCCCGCAAGCGGTAGAGGCGAATTGCGTATTCCATTAATGTTATTTCCAAGATGGGATTTTGTTTTAAAAACAGAATATATCAAAGGAGATGCTCAAAGTCCAATCGCTTCTCCCAGCAATTGGCAAATACTTGTAAATTTCTATATGCAGCAACAGGGAGCTGCTTCAGACTGGTTGTTCTTGGATCCATATGATAATACTGTTTCGAATACTACTCCACAAGTAATTGGAACAGGTGATGGAACTACAACACAGTTTGCGATTTACAGACAGTTGGCCACAGGGGGAGCATTGGATCTAATTCAGAACTATGTGTCAGCTCCTACGATCTATGTAAATGGCAGCGCAGTTTCTTCTTCTACTTACACGATCAATCAGTTTGGAGTTATTACGTTCAATTCTGCTCCACCAAATACGCAACCTGTTGCATGGAGCGGACAGTTTTATTATAGATGTAGATTTTTAGAAGATTCTTGGTCGGATCTGCAAGAAGATTTTTATCAAATCTGGAGTTTGGACGGCTTGAAATTTAGAAGCGTTTTGTTATAAGGATTACGCGTGAAAAATATTTCTTCACAATTAATAGATTTTTTCCTGTCTACGGCCTCTTTTCAGATGGCAGATTTAATTACGATCACTTTGATTAATGGCCAAAGTATTTATGCTGTTTACGGCACAAATATAGACATTACATACAATAGTACAACGTACTATTCTTCGCAATACGGTGCTTGGGAGCGCGGGGAAATAACAAGTGAATCATCATTTAGACCCGATTCACAGAAGATGAAGTTAACTGTGCTTGCCGATGGAACCGTATTATATCCCGGGACCAGCACGCCTTTAATGGCTACACTTAATGCCGGACTATTTGATGGCGCAACGGTTAGTATTACAACTGTTTACTGGCCGATGCAGACTCTGCCTACTGCTGCAAATATAGTAGGTTCGTTAGTGAATTGGGCAGGACAGATTGGGAATATGACACAGACAGGCGGATCAAAAGTTGAGTTTGAATGCTATGATATGCTATTCTTACTAAATCGTACAACGCCTCCAAACTTAATTCAAACTCAATGCCGGCATACATTATTTAATCCTAACTGCACATTAAACCAGAATAACTTTAAAGCAAATACGACATTGAAAAATACGAGCACAACATTAGAATTTGATTTAAACATTTCAAACTGGATTGCTAATCATACATATGGTGCAAACAGTATGGTTATTGATTCGAATGGTAATATTCAGTGGACATTAGCTGGAGGAACTTCTGCTTCATCTCATCCAACATGGGCTACAACTCCGCCTGGAGCAACTACAGTAGATAATAGTTCAATTCTATGGGTTTTAGGAGAACCAGATTATTTTACGTTAGGTAAAGTTCTTGTTACGTCTGGACAAAATACAGGGCTGGAATTTACAATCAAAAACCAGTTTGTATCTGGCGGGACACAAGCACTGACTTTAATGACTCCTGCGCCGTTTCCTATTGTAGGCGGCGAATCTGTATCAATTTTTGCAGGCTGTAATAAAACAATTGCGCAATGCGGAAGTGTGAAGTTTAACAATTTAATCCATTTCGGTGGCATGCCTTTCGTCCCAGATCCCGGAGTTGCGGCTGGATAAAAATATGACTGAAGAAGAGTATCGCAAAGCATTAGTTGAAGAAGCTCTTTCGTGGGCGAAAACTCCATATCATGATCATTCTGGTATTAAGGGGGTTGGTGTGGATTGTGCTTATATACTCCTACGAATTTTCCAGAATGTAGGACTAGCCCCAAAGGATTTCAAAGTTCCTCATTACTCGCCACAACAATGGCTTAACTCTCCATGTCAAACAGATAGAAAGAAGTTGAAATTTGAAGATACAACTTTTATTGACATTGTGATTGAACTTACAAAGCGTGAGATTCAAGAACCTGAAGTTAAGCCAGGCGATATAGTTATTTATAAAGTTGCAGCATCTTGGACTCACGGTGGTTTTATTGTTGAATGGCCAAGATATGTGATTCATCCATTAAAGGGGTTAGGCGTAATAGGTTCACACGGAACAAATGAAGGATTTTTAGTAAATCGACCACACAGGTTTTTTACTGTCTTTTAATATATGTCTTTCGGCGACGGCAATCAATATCCTCCAACTAGGTATAACGGGATTCGTACCAACGAATCTGTCCGCAACACACCTATTACAATCATGTTTGGCCAGAATCGCCTTTCGTGGAAGATGGTATGGTGCGGTAAAGTAGTAAGCAAACAAGCACAATCCCCCGGCGGCTCTGGTTTAGGGAAAGGAGGAACTCAGTGGGTATATACAACATCTATCATTGGTGTTGTATGTATGGGCGCAGCAAACGGATTGCTATCTGTTTGGGATACAATTGGCAGATTTGCTACGACATCACAAACGGAGCAATATGTCGTACCTACAGGCGGAGGAACATACTATACCCAAAATAGTGAAACATTCATTTTAGATTCGGGCGTTTCATACGCCTCTCCTTATTCCATAACAGTAGATGATTACGGATCTCCAGGCAGTACAACAATTACAGGCGTTGCGCAAGTACCGATGCAAGCTGTTAATGCTTCTCCAGGTGCAGGACAGTATATTGCTAATGCTGCAGCAGGCTCGTATTTCTTTAGCAGTGACATGGCAGGATCAGCTATTGAGATCACATATTATTACTGGCGCTATACGATCATTACTAATGAGCTTGATGTGATTCCGTTAATTAATCCATACCAAATTACAGTTAATAATCAGCCTGAATTTATATCGGATGAAGGAGTAACTTATTATCCTTCCGGTGTTGCGCTGTCTCCCGTAAGTGGAACTCCAATCGTAACGGGAACTTATAATCCAAATGGTGGTAATTATTTGTTTGCTGCTGCCGATGCAGGACAGGGCGTAAATATTTCCTATACGTTTAAAGATCCGAATTCAGATAATAATGCTCCTTCGCAATTAAATTTGACATTCTTTAATGGAGCATTGGGCCAACCTGTTTGGAGTTTTTTACAGAGTGATTATCCAGGAGATGCAATTGGATATAGCCAAGTGTGCTATATCGGATCTTCGGCGTTATACTTAGGCTTTACTCCAGCTATTCCACAATATAGCTTTGAAATTGCAGGTCCATACCAATTTGGGGGCGGTATTGTAGATGCTTCTCCTTCCGATTGCATAGAAGCAATTCTTACAGATCCAGGATATGGGATTGGTTTTCCATCGTCTTATCTACAAGTTGGTTCATACTCAAATGTCTCCCTGCCCGTAACAAATGGCGATTTTGAATCCGGTAGTGGAAGTTCTACTCCTCCAGGATGGATAAACCAAGGAAGTCCAACAATTGCATATGATACTACTACACAGTTTGCAGGAACACAATCTGTAGTATTAACGGCGACAAATCATAATATAGGTATTATTGATAACACGACCAGTGGAGCTATTGTTAATGGAGTCTATCCATGTCAGCCATTAGATCAATTCATTCTAACAGGTGCGCTCAAGCAGAACAGTGGTGGAATGACTCCGATCGTATATGTACAATTTTATGATACTGGAAATTCGCCATTAGCGCTAACAAATTATATTACGCCGCCAGACTCAGTTGTTTGGACTTTTACTGAAGCATTTTCGTCGCCTTCTGTAATGGCTTACTCAAATGCTGCAGCGCAAGCAGCAAGCTTTCAAGTATTTACATATTCCGCGACTCAATCAACTAGTGCTAATAATGCGTTCGCAGGTCAGGTATTCTCCTTTACGGGAGGAGCAGTTCAGAATCAAGGCTCTTTCCTTTGTGCAGCTAGTAATACAACAACAATGACTGTAGTTAACTCTTCGGGTGTAGCATCCGGGCTAGCAGGTAATGTTTCACCCTTAACAACAGTTTATACAGGAGCTGTAACTACAGGAGCATATTCAAACTTTTCCAATGTCAAGTTTATTGTTACAGGATTTTCCAATTCAGGGAATGATGGAACTTTTACATGTTACACATCAAATACTTCCGCATTAACTCTCTATAATGGCAACGGAGTAACAGAAACGCATGCAGGAACTGGAACTGCTACACAATGGTGGAAAAATTATCCAGGCTATAAATTCCAAGCTCCTCTTGATGCTACAACGTTCAAAATTGGAACGAATTGTATGTATACAAATGGAGGAGGCGCGTCTACAACGCAGTGGGAAGTAGATAATATCACCTTAACACAGATTGTAACAGTGGATGGTTTACAATCTACAATTAGAGCATACTGGGCGGCAAATAATTTCTTTATCAGTCCTATAATCGATAATTCTGTTGCTGTTGGTTCAGTTTTAAATGATTGGCTTGAAGCAGGACAGGTAATGGCGTTTTGGAGTGAAGCTCAGTTAAAATTTGTTCCGTTGGGGGATACGACTTCTATTGCAAATGGCTACACATTCCAACCGCCAACAAATCCAATCGTATCACTTGACTTCGATTGCTTTGTTGTTGATATTGGTTCTCCGGAAGATCCGATTAAAATTACTAGAACTCCTTGGCAGAATAGATATAATCGTACACAATTAGGATGGACTGTTAGAAGTGATAATTATAATTCTGATGTAATGATAGCGCAAGATGAAGCATCGATTGATAGATATGGATTGACCATTGAGCCATCTCGAACCTGCGCTTTTATTACAACAGAAGAAGCCGCGCAGTGGGCAGCGAATCTTCGTGTGCAGCGGAGCGTAGCTGTTGTAAATACTTATACATTTCGACTGCAACACAACTATGACTTCCTAGAACCAGGCGATATTGTAGAAGTTACTGATGGTTATGCTTCAGACGGAGAGGGAGGTCCATTAGGTTTATATCTTACACCTGTTAGAATTACGAAGATTGTTAATGACTTTGAGAAAGGGCTATCAATTGAAGCAGAGAACTTTCCGTGGTCAATTGGAACAGCAGTATTATATGATAAGCAAGGGCAATTACCGCCAAATACACAAGATGCCTATCATGCTGATCCAGGAAATACTGTACCTGTAATTTTTGAAGCTCCAGGAAGATTAGGATTGTATAATGGCAACAACTTATACATGTTCTGCAATGGGACAAACTCTAACTGGGGTGGCTGTCAGGTTTGGGTATCTTACGACGGTATTAATTACAATCAATTTGGAACAGTTCAAACTCCTGGAAGACTTGGAGTAACAACTGTAGATTTCCCAGCTCCAAATCCGCCAATTCCGCCGGATGAATTACCGTATTATGATAATACAGATACACTTATTGTTAACATGCAGCAAAGTGGTGCTATCCTACAACCTGTTTCTAACGTGCAGCAGGCTGCATACATCTCGCTCAGCGGGTTAGTTAGTCCAGGTCAAGAATATGCAACTCAAAATGTAGCCGGAGTAGGAATTAATATTGGTTCTGGATACGGAGGAGGTCCCGGGCAAACAGGATTAGTTCAGGTGACTAGTGGTACAAATGGATCGCCATTTCCAGGCCGACCTTCTGTTCAATGGACCAGCCCAGGCGATGTAACTGGTACTGCAGGATATGCAACTGCAACAGTTAATGTGCCTACTACGTCTGGAACCTACTCCTTACTCGCAACATTTGCAGGTAGTTCTTTAAATGTGCCTACGTCTGGAATTCCTGCTATCACAGGTGTTCAGGTACAGCTAACATTATATTTGTCGTCAACTAACCCTCCCAATACAGAATTTAGTTTTTATATAACAAGAGGCGGGCAGTTATACGGCATAGCAAAAACATATACTGCCGGGTTGCCTACCTCACCCACAACAATTTCGTTGGGAGGTCCGAATGATTTATGGGGATTTAGTTCTTTGTCGGCTGACCAAGTAAATGATCCGACATTTGGTATAGCGATTTTTGGATTTGATGGTTCGGGACCTTCTACAGCAACGTTTAACGTCCAAAATGTTCAAATAGAAGTAATTTGGGGAGGCGGGGGATCAACAAATTCTGCTCCTCAAGCAATTTCATGGAGTAATGCAACAGCAATTACTTCAAACGCCACATTTGCTACGGCAACCCTTACTTCGAGTATCAATACTACAACGTGGCTTTTAGCATCCGACTTTAATTTCAATTTTCCATTTGGATTTGTTCCATCAGGTATTCAAGTTGATGTATGGGCAAATACAACAGATTCCAGCGGAACACAACAATTAACAGCGCAACTCTGGTTGGAGAATTCCCCAATTGGAGGATTAAAAGCAGTAGCTCCAGTTACTAATTCGGCTGCTGATTATACGTTTGGATCTGATGGTGATGTATGGGGAACAGCATTAGATATGCAAAACTTGAATGATCCGTCTTTCGGCGTTGCTTTTCAAATGAACACATCTTTAGGCGGCGCTGTAACAGAATCAATTAAAGACGCGCAGATAACGATCTACGGCGAATCTGCTGCAAACTTAGAATTAATTGCTTATCAGGATGCTGAATTAACAGGTAATGATACGTATACATTACCGCCGCCAATCTTACGGGGGATTTATGGAACCACGCCAATCGATAGTCCAGCAGGAACAACGTTTGCAAGATTAGATCAAGCTTCTGTAATATACACATATGATCCAACATATAGCGGATCGATTATCTTTGTAAAATTCCTTAGTTTTAATTTATATGGTAATAACTTACAGTCGCTTGCAAGCGTTTCAGCATATGAAATTGAGTTAACTGGAGTTGGAGCTGGAGCTATTGATACAGAAACAGGTGCCTTACAGACAGGAACAGTACAAAATACAGTTGCAAGAATGGATGATGCTGTTAATGCGGTACATGGAAGTTACGGCATCACAAATATTCCAGCCGGATACGGTTTAATTGGCCAACTTAATGTTCCGTCAGGTCTGCCACAGTGGCAACCAGTCTTAACAGGCAGCGTAGGAGCTTCTGTTTGTAATCTTTATGTAATTCCCATTAGCGGTCCTGCAACTGCAAACGTTAATGCATGGGATTTATTAGAGTGTACTACAACTAGCGGCGCAATAACAGTTAACTTCCCTTCAGCTTCTGGGAATAAAAGTACTGTTATCGGGATTAAAAAGGCTTCGTCAGATACAAATACAATCACACTTGTAGGCAATGGTGCTGATACTATTGAAACAACATCTATATCACGTTACCTAGATTGCTTATACTTTGCGTCGGATGGAGTTTCGAATTGGTTTATCTTTGGTGGTTATACAGGCGCGCCGAATGATATGTATATTTATATTCCGCCTGCTGCAGGAACGTATTCAGCAAACCAGGAGTTATATTATTCACAACCCGTTCGAAATATCACATTGCCCCAAAATCTAACTGGGTCGAATACAGGATGCAGAAGTAATCCAACAAGTACAGCTGTTATTACGCTAAATAAAAATGGGGCTTCAATTGGGACGATTAGCTTTAATACTTCGGGCGTTCCGACAATTACATTCTCTTCCGCAGTAACATTTAATGGAACATCTGATACATTTAGTATCACTGCTCCATCAAGTCCTGATCTGACATTTAAAGGGTTCTGGGTGAATATTTTAGTGGGCCGCGTGATTTAATATGCGTTTTCAAGATGAACAATTCTATCCGTCTGCCCTGAAGAAACTGCAATTGCAGATTGCTCGAGATGACCAAGAAGTCATCTTATCGATTAATTCTCCTACATCAACCAAAGCTAGAGTTGATCAGGACGTTATTTTAACAATTACTGGCCCGACAACTTCTACAAGCAGAGTTGATCAGGACGTTATTTTAACAATTACTGGCCCGACAACTTCTACAAGCAGAGTTGATCAGGAAGTTATTCTTTTTATAATGGGCAATACGCCAAAAGTACAAGTTACGCAATCAGCGTATTTAGGCTATAGAACAAAGTGGCGAAGTACAATATCAACAGGATGGAGGAAGACATTCTAATGGCTGTAAGATTTGCAATGTCTGGCGGGAACTTTATTATAAGTCAGGGAGCAAGTGTAGCCGGTATATGGGGAACAGTTGGAAGCGGGAATGCTATCAATTCTGCAGCGCCTACAGGCAGAGCTACATCGTATGCTTTCTATAATACAAATCCTGGAGCTTTTTCAATTTCTTTACAAACTCCAGTCCTTGGTTCCGGGTACACTACTTTAATTGCAGGCGTTGCATTTTATACAACATCTTTTAGTTCTAACACAGCACTTATCCAATTTAAAGATAGCAGTGGTAATATTCAATGCCAACTCCGCATGAATATAACTGGAACGCTATATTTTGCCGATAAAAATGGAACACAGATCGGATCGGGAAGTACTCAAGCTATATTGCTGAATGCTTGGCAATATATCGAGTTTAAAGCGACGTTTAGTAATTCGGGTAGCGGAACATGCGAAGTTCGTGTTAATGCTGTTACTTGGGTGACGAGTACTGGATTAACGAATGCGCAAAATACAAATGGCGGCGCGATTGTATTATACACATCAGATTTTCATACACAATCGTATATGTGTGATTTTTATGCTCTGGATACAGCATCAGGTAGAAACACAAATTATTTAGGTGATGTTACTGTAGGCGAACTTTTTCCAAACGGAGCAGGCGTTAATTCTCAATGGACTGCAAATGTTGGACCATTCTCATTAACATCTGTTAATAATGCTTCGGGTAGTACTACAGTATATAACGGAACTATTACTGGGGGAACATCAAATGCTTATCAGGGATACTACATAGTTATAACAGGTTTCGGGCATAGTGCAGATAATGGAACATTCCTCTGTACAGCATCAAATACGACGGCATTAACATTAGCCAATGGTTCTGGTGTATCAGAAACAAATACGGCATCTGCAGCATTCCAAGCAATTGTTCAGCCCGGTATTCATGGCGGCTTGATAGATAATTCAACAACAAATGTTGGCACGCGACCGAACCAAGATGTAACATATATTTCAGATTCTACATCAGGCGATATATCTGATTATGCGCATCAGTCACTTTCATTAACAGGAACATTATATGGTATTGTTCATCAAACGTATGCACGTAAAGATGATGCAGGTACGAGGATGATTGCGCAGGTTTGTATTTCCACAGGTACGACGGAAGTAAGTTCTAATATATCGCTGAATAACACATATACATATTACCAAGATATATTAGAAAATGATCCTCATACTGGATCAGCATGGACTGTTTCAAATTTCAATTCAGCAACGTTTGGCGTTAAGGAGTTGACATAAATGAGTATACATTTTATTGAATCTGGAGGGCAGTATCAGTTTAACAGAACAGCGGCACAAGGTCCCGGTATTTGGAATTCTTCCAGCGGCAGTTTAATTTCAAATGCTTCTGCACGGAATGGGAGCACGTATGCTTATGGCCAGAGTATGAACGTCGCCACATTTAACTATGGCGGCGGTACTGGGTATAATGGCATGATCGCAGGGCTTGCATACTTTATCAATTCTTATAGCAATAACCAGAAGATTATGGCATTTTTGAATAGCTCTGCCGGAGATCAATGCGATTTAAGAATGAATTCTGTTGGGCAACTCTTTTTTACGCAGAACGGCACAAACTTAGGAGCAGGTAATCCAACTCTAAGTACAAATCAACTAACGATCGGATCATGGCAGTATATTGAATTCAAAGCTGCATTTAGTACGTCTGGGACAGGAACATGCGAAGTTCGCGTTAATGGAGTTGTATGGCTAACCCTTACTAGCGTGACAAATGCGGCAACAACAGCTAAAGGCTTTGCAGTAAACTATCTTAATGCTAACGTTAGCGGAAATGCTGCCATGGATTTCTATCTACTAGATACAGATAATTCACCAAACAATACGTATTTAGGAGATATCACAGTAGCAGAGATTTATCCGAATGGAGCGGGCGTCCATTCACAATGGTCTGAAGGCACGAACAATGGCGGAACTGCTTCGCCTCCTCCATTTGCTATTTCATCAGCAGCAAACGCGTCGGGCGGAACTCAAGTTTTAACTAGAACCACAACGGCAACAGGTGAATCCGCTAATGCATATCAAGGATACTATCTTACAACAAGTTCTTTCTCACATGGCGTAAACAATGGAACGTTTTTATGTACAGCATCGTCAACTACTACAATTACAGTTGCTAATGCAGCAGGTATTTCTGATACAACTGGATCAGTAGATTTTCAAGCAATTGTTCAGCCCGGTATTCATGGAGGCATAGTTGATAGCTACGCTACAACAAACGTTGGCACTCGTCCTAATGGAACTGCCGCATATATAACGGATTCAACATCGGGGCATCAGCAAGATTATGCCCACCAAACGTTATCCTCTGTTTCACAGATTTTTGCTGTGGTACATCAGACTTATGCGTCTGGAACAGGCGGTGTGCAAATTAATCAGCAATGTTTATCTGGCGGAACGACAGAAACCAGTTCTGCTATTTCACCCGGAGCATCGTTTCAGTATTATCAAGATGTATTAGAAACGGATCCAAATACATCTGCTCAGTGGACTCTGTCTAACTTCAATAATGCAACATTCGGAGTTAAAACAGTTTAATGAAACTTGATCGTGAGCTGAAGTTTGTTCCTGCAGTACTGAAGAAATTACAACTTCAAGCTACTGCGCAAGATGACCAAGATTTTGTCTTAGTCATTTTTCAAGCGAATCCTTCAGCAAAAGTAGACCAAGACATAACATTAGTTGCTGCGCAGCGAACTGCAACAGCAAAAGTAGACCAAGATGTCATATTAGTTGCTTACTCGCGTCCTGTCGGTAATGCGACTCAATTAATGACTTGGGATGAACCCGATCTTCAATATATTATAAAGAAAAGGAGGAATGAAGGACTTTATATTCAAGCCAGTGTTCCTGTCTTTCAGACAACAACAGCATTTTTTCCGGTTGTATTTGTCGTAACTTAAGGAGCGATTATGCCGGCATTACTAGGTTTTGAATCAGTAACAAAGCTTGATGTATATGTATTTCTTATTATAAGCTTCTTTGTGTTTGTTACACTGATAGCATTTAAGCGATCAGTTGTACCTTCACTCCAATCTCTTATGTCTTTTATTGCTCTGCTTAATAGTAAAGGGGGGCTGATCTTTGTTCTATTAATTTTGTGGATTATATCATTTGCTGCAAGCATCACCCTAGGACTTTGGGCATTGATTAAAGGAGTAAGTCCACAAAATGCAATATTAATGATGTTGTTATCTTGGGTTACAGGACAGGCATGGGGGAATATTAATGGCGCGTTACTCAAGACGATGACGGGGGAACAGCCGCCGATTACAGCACCAGCCTCACCTAAACCCGAAGAGCCCAAAGCGTAGGATGGATAACTATGCATATGCGGAGACTATTTCAGTTAATTATTCCAAGAGGTGTAAATGCGATCCAAGCTCTGGCATTCGGAGTATTTTTTGGTATATTCATAATATGTGTTGAATACCTGCTTAGATTTTATATCAGATTAGATTTCTTTTACATAGCTGCTATAATTTCTGTGATTGGAGCTGCTGCATTTACTTTACTTTTTTACTTAATTCTAAATATTCAGGATGAGGTAGATGAAATTCACTCGGATCCAAAAACTTAAACTCTTTACACGATTAGCCGTAATATGGGGCGGCGTATTTGTGATTGTTTGGACTCCTTTCCTAATTTTTGCTCAAGGAAATTTATCTACCCTGTCTACACATTCCGCAGTTCAAGATGAACGAATAACAGATATATACAAAAAAGTAGAAGATCAATCTACACAAATAGTTAAAATGCAAGGAGAGTTGACAGAACTTCAACGCGATGTTTACATGTGGAAAGGTGCTGTTGTTGGATTTGGAGCATTTGTAAGCTTTTTAGAAGTTCTTCAAGCTCTCGGTGCTCTTGGTAGAGAAAAGTATAAAAAGCAAAGTTTATCTTGACAGTAGGTTGTTTTTACAATATCATACTATTAATTATTGATATGTGGACGTTTGAACAGAGTACTGGCCGATTTAAAAACGACTCTGGTGATATTATAAGTATTGGATATGCAGGCAAAGGAGCTGGAAAAAATAATCCTGCTATGCAATGCGTAAAAGATACAGGGCCACTTCCAGTAGGTAACTATACAATTTCAGCCCCAACAGATGATAAAGTTGTAGGGCTATTCGCATTAAGACTTATTCCGGATCCGAAAAACGATATGTGTGGTAGAAGTGATTTTTTTATTCATGGAGAAAATCCAGCACATATCGGGCAGTCGTCAGATGGCTGCATAATTCTGCCAATTTATATTAGAAAGCTAATATGGCGCAGCGGAGACAAGTTGTTAGCAGTTGTAACCGGGCTTTCACCCTTACAGACATATCCAGATACACAAGTTTAACAAGAGGAGAATATGAAAAGTTTTGCCGATAAGTTCTTAGCTTCTATGCTTGCATTAGTTTTCGTGATTTCAACTACTGCATGCAATTCCAATCTCGCATTAACAGAAGTTGAACGCTTTCAGCCAATCGTAACAAACGTATTAGTGCTTGCATGCACCTTTACAAGTAATCCTCTGTGCCAATCAGCAGGCGCAAAAATTAATCAAGATGTCGCCAGTGTGATCCAGCTTTGGACTGCATATAATGCAGCTGTGCAGAGTGGAACAGCAACACAAGCAATTTGGAATGATTTAAATGCCGCGTTTACAACATTTGAACAAGACTCTGCGCAAATCTTCGCACTCGTAAATGTTGTGGACCCTGCACATCAACAGGAAATTGCCGCAATTGTTGCAGCAGCGCAGGTGCTACTTGCTTCTATTGAAGTAGCGTTTCCGGCTTCGCCGTCAGCGTCAGCTAAACGTGCAAGTGTATTTAAAACATCTGCGCCATTAAAAGATAAAGCCGCATTCGAAGCTTGGGAGAAAGATTATAATAACAAAGTTAATATTCTAAAGAAAGCGCATCCTAAAGCCGGCTTAAAGAACGTTCATTTTCACGGTTCGTTTGCTAGAGTAACAACGTTTGGAATAGCAAAGTAATATGAAAAAATACATAGTGTTGCTACTGTTGTGCGGTACAAGTTTTGCTTCAACATTGGATAGCAAATCACTAATGGTTGGTATCTCAATTGGAGCAGGCAGTTTCGTAACAAGAAATTATGTGGTTTTGCCTGTAGCAAAAACTACAGCTAAAGCTGCAAAGAAAACTGCGCGTGCTACAAAACATGTAGCAACACTAGGCAGGAGATAAAATGCAGAGAAAATATGGAAGAAAGATTCCTGCTCCTATGCCGGCGCATCGAATGCTTTCACGTTCAGATGCAGTAAAAGATGTTGTAGATTTAAGAAGCTGGTGCGGTCCAATTAAAGATCAAGGACAACTTGGATCTTGCACAGGTCATGCATTTTCTTCTGGAATGGAATGGATCTGGAGACGATATTATAAGAAAGAGCCAATTTTATCACCACTCTATATCTATTCAAGAGAATTACTGGCAGATGGTAATTTTCCAAATGATGACGGATCTACCGGCGAAACAGGTTGCAATGTAGCTATAGTATATGGCTGCTGCGAGGATTCGCTATATCCTGATTCTACGCGTAATATCCAGCAACCTACGAGCATAATGGATACAAATGCTCAACAATATAGACTTGGAGCTTATCACGGGTTAAATGGTTCTAGCTCGGCTATATCCGTTATTGCTGACCCAACACCATGGCCTGTAGAAATTGGCTTTACTGTTTATGATTCTTTTGAAAGTGAAGAAGTAGCCAAGACAGGAATTTATAATCCAAAATCAGGAGAGACAGTACTAGGAGGGCACGAAGTATTAATGATAGGAGTAGATACTGGAGTCGCTCCCACACTTCGTCCTGCAAATTGTCCGCCCGCAGCATTAATTCAAAACAGCTGGGGAACAGATTGGGGAATCGGAGGCTGCTTCTGGATGGCGTTATCTGTTTTGGACGATCCTCAAACAGATCTCAAAATTGCGCACGCCGGGCATCCATGGTAAGATTTTTTAGTAAGGGGTGTAAATAATATGGGATCTATACTTGGATGGCTTGTGAAGATTTTTAATTTACTTCAACGAATATCTCAACAAACTGAACAGATTCTAATTGGTCAGCAACAGTTACAAATTGAAATTGTTGAGATCCAATCCGATCTAGAAATAATTAAAAAAGTAGTCGGAATTGGAGTTCCTGTTTCTGAAACGATAGAATGGGCTTCACCCAAATAAAAATCAAGGAGAAATAAAATAATGCCAGCAACAATCACAGATATTCAAACAGTAGCAGTTTCTGGAATCGCCGCAGTTGACGCTGCTGGTGAGCCAGTTGCTGTAGATACAACCAAGATCACATGGACCGTAGGCGATCCAACATTACTAACAATTGTGTTAGATCCTACATCTGGTCTACCAACATTTGGATTTAACAAAGGTGTATTTACTGGAACTTTACCGGCAACATCACAAGTGTCTGGTTTAGATACAGTTAATAACCTGACCTCGACCGATAGTATTACTGTTAATACTAGCGCTGCTACAACCGAGACAATTCAGTTTGCTGTGCCAACCCCGTAACTAACACTGCTTGAAAAAGCTAATAAAGGCCGACTAGTTCAAATCTAGCTCGGCCTTTTTACTTAAGTATGGTTAAGTAATGTCGGACTATTCTGGAGTACTTTATCAGTATAGCTGCAATAAATGCGGCAGTTCGTATCTAATAGAACTGAGAGCAGGCCCGCTCGCCGCGCCTTTTCACTGTCCAACTTGTAGCGCTTCATCCCCAGAATTTCATTGGGATTACTTGCGCTTCCAGTATATAAAAGGAAGCACATTTTAGGAGACGTAAGTGGCTAATGATACAGCAATGCTGTACCGAGATTTAAATGCTAAGCAAAAAGCAACATTTGAGTGGATGGCTAATTTATGGAAAAAGCAGCAGCCACTTGATAAAGGCGTGCGGATGTCCACGCACATGAATTATGCTGAACAAACAAAACACGTAGTTTGGCACCTACCTGCGACACTTAAACAAATCGAATTAATTCATATTACAGATGTTCAATTTGGACATGTATACTGTAAAGTCGATCGTGTAGTCGAATACCGAGATTGGGTATTATCCGAACCTAACAGGTATATGTTATGGGGAGGAGATATGATTGATGCGTATGCGTTAATGAAATCTCCGGGAAGTCCTTGGGAAGAAGTAGGGGATAGTCAATCACAAGCAAATCTATTTGCAGAGATTTGGGGTCCTGCACGACACAGGATTTTGGGATATGTAGGAGGGAATCACGAACGTCGTGGCCTTTCCAGTTTCGGAGATTTAGGGGTTTACATAGCCAATATCTTACAAATTCCATATAGTTCAGGACAACAATTTATAGATATTCATTTCGGTAAGTGGGCACCGTTTAGAGTACATCTTTGGCATGGTCGGGGAGCTGCAAAAACAAAAGGCGCAAAGATAAATCTAATTCACGAAATCATGAAGAAATCAGACTGTGACCTAATTCTATTAGGTCATTTACATGATGTCTTGATGACATTCGATTGGAGAGTTGTTCGAGATAACAGTTCTAATATTTGTTTAAAGAAGCAAGGAGGGGCCATGTCGTCAAGTTTCCTAGAATTCTTCGGAACATATGCAGAAGTAGCTGGATTAAACCCTGCAGACGTTATGATGGCATGTACAACTCTATTTCCAAATGGGCATTGGCGGCTTCAGTTCCAATAATAGTAAGCTGGGAGCTAGGCAGTGAGAAGCGATCGTTCACTAAAAATGTGGTATCGCGAAATTAATGCGCGGTTCTTTGATAATGAACTGCCCGATAACATTGTTGTGAAGTGGGGAGGACCAGAAGAGGAAGATGATGAGGCTAACTGGGAAGAGAAGTATAATGGCTATGCCCAACGTCTAATTGGAGATCCTCTCCACTATGCTGTTATAGTATTAAATAATGATTTAAGACATAATCCAACATTCAAGCTATCGATCCTAGTTCACGAAATGATTCATGTTGCAACAGATTTTAGAGACAGTCACGGAGATGCCTTTAATAACTGGCTTAAGAAATTGATGGACAAAGGGTTATTTAAGAAGGGCGCTCTGTTTAGAGGGATAACTTTATTTTGAAATTATGTGTGCTACGGGGTGTCACGTGTGTGGAATAGCTAAATTAACGCCAGAACAGAAAAAGTATTATGATGAACGAAAAGCAACACGTCAGCGTTTAGATTTACGTGGGATAGAACTTCATACTATAGAAAAATATCCTGAGCAAATTCAAGAAATTGAAGATGGCTTGCGTAAATGGTGGGAAGAGCGGCAAGATCAGCCTGATGAAATTGTAGTAGATAGTGTAGAAGCTCTTATGTGTTTGCTTAAACAGGAACCCAAAGGATCCTCTTACTACACAAAATGGCACTCATATGTTTACTGGTATAAAACTAAATTTTCAATGAATCCTGAATGCGATTCGAGAATACCCATTTTTGGGAATATTTGAAGGAGAATTCATGGCGGGAACAAATCAATGGGGTAACTATTACGACAACACAGGAACGGTTCCTATCGAGTATGGTAATCCAGGAGTATCGGAGAATAATCCTTGGGGATTTCCTGTGCCGGGAGTCGATTCAGAAAGTAATCAAAATGTAAATGAAACGAATCCTAATCCTCCTACAGGAGGGATTAATCCGTATCCGTTTTAGGAGGTACGTGTTTTAAGCTCGCTTGTAACCTGTAAAGTATTTGCGACGAATGCATTTAATTCATGATTGAAGAATTAATTTGGCGCCCCTGGAGGGATTCGAACCCCCGACCAATGAGTTAATACCCACTGCTCTTTTGAGGGCGGATTTAGAGTCCGCAGCTCTGACCAGACTGAGCTACAGGGGCGCATTAAAAATTATGTTTACCAATTCTTCTGCTCAATCTATTCTTTATTGTCCAAATTGTGGAAAACAACTTTACGAGCATCGTTGTAAGTTAATCTGCGAATGTGGTTTCTTTCTAAGCTGCAGCGATTTTTACTAGACATTCATTCCAATGTGCGTTATAATATAAACTACCTGTCACATTAGGAGGTAATTTAGCATGGCAGTTGGAAATAATGATTTGCAAGGCAACCTAGTTAATCAATATGGACCTTGGCCGACGACAGGCATTGGTACTGGAGGCGCAGTTACAATTTCTTCCACTCTACAGTTAACCAATTTTTACGTTCAAGGTAACGGTGGTTCGAAAGCTAATAGCACTACTAACTTCCTCGCACAACTCCTCGCAGATACCCCGTAAGTTAAAAGGGGCAAGTTTAACTAGCTTGCCCCTCTTCTTAACTCATTCAATGTAAGCTGAAGCTAGAGATTCCCGGAGAAGGATTTGAACCCTCATTGCTCCGTACTGGAGATCCTCGCATTTGAATGATCCGGGAGTGTTCACAACATTCGTTCGGTTTATAGACACGATATTCTTTTAGTATATCTCTCTGCTGCCCCCAAATAGGTGCAGTAGCGATTGCTGTTAGCCCATAATTAAAATCTGGTTCAATCCACGCGAAATGCGGAATTTTGTTCTTGCGTAGTTTAAGTTGGACTTTTTGAAGGGATTTTGTGTGAGGCACACCTATGGCGACGATATTAGGTACGCCTTCTTCACCGCGAAGCGCTGCCATCATCATCGTTGCGTGATTGGATTGGACGATTTGCTGAGCTAAGGGAAGATCTGTTCGGAAGAACAGATACACGTAACGTTCGGACATCTATGTCATATGCTATCTCCTATGTTATATTTGTTTTGATTCTTTGTCAACCCGCATGGGTCTTCTCTAATTTATTCCAATTCTGATCTCTATTGTGTTTTTCTTTGAGGTGCTTCTCATATAAATCAGATACTTGCTGCTCTTCATCTGGCGATATTTCTTTATCTGGACTATAATAGCCAAATCTATTTCCACAGAATGGGCAACCAGGAACCAATTCAAAAGTATATCTCTGAGCACTCATTTTTATTTATTTATTCTAACCTCGATAAGTTTAACTGTACTATAGCATGATTCACTTTCTGTTATACCACCAATTGCCCAGCACTTATGGCAGACGCTATCAGCTTCGGTTCCTGTTTCTTCAGACGCTCTAAGTTCATGTCCATTGACGAAGACATGATGAATCTTTGCTCTATCTTCGCTATCTATAATTAGTTCAAGAGTGATTTTATGCTTCATCGCTCTTCCTTTTTAACTTATTTCCTAATTCATATCCCATTCTAAACATATCTTCTGCAGTATATCGTTCTCCGTAATCGACGCATCTAAATACAGGATGAACTGCACCAAATAATTCGAATACTTTCTTCGCTACGTCTGGATCATAATACCCAGCCATATATCCAAGATTATCGCGCAATGTAGAAGAAGCTTCGAAATATGAAAGACTGCACTCCTGTTGCATCTTCGCAACTTCTTTTTCAAACCATATATCTGCTTCTGCTCTTGTTCTACAACTTAGAGCTTGTTTAAATTGCTCATCAACACTTCTTACTTCATCCATTTTCATCTTCCTGTTCCCAAAATCTACACCACCTCGCTAGATTAAGTAATTCTTTTGGATAGCCATCACGGATTAATGTATCATGTAAACTTTCGCCTTCCAAAGGTTTATACTCTTTTGGAAAACCATATTTCCAGCCTTCGGGCGGATCGTAAATTCTAGTCATATTGGTCGTTCATGCAGTACCTTTCCGCATTGATTGCACACGATTTTTATCTTATTGTAAGCGCAGCCCCATCCAGGACTTGATATTACTTCGCGAGTCTTTGGGTGATCACACTTTTTCCCTTTAGGCCAATTGCGTCCGAAGTTGGGTTTCAAAAGAAACGTAACAGGAAATGCAGAATCACGAATTGATATATTCATATGCTTCCTTTTTCTTTTAGAAAAGCTATCTCTGCAGCAGCTAGTTCATCAATTAAGCGATTTAGCTTTTCGTACTCTTGCCCAGACGGAAGAAGTCCGTCGCGCTTAATTTTCATTGCTTCGTAACCTACATCATAAAAGGCTTCATCGAGATTTTTCATAAATATGTCTTTCAAGTCAAGTGCGTACTGGACGGACTGGCCTTCGCCTGGGCACGCGAACTTCAGGTGTTTATATCCGGATTCGGTCTCTGGCTCTGTTGATCTGCGTGGTTTGCTGACAGAACCAGAGAGCGGCGGGAAAGGACGGAACTCTCGCTCATAGCGAGCTATCTCGTCTCGCAAATCAACAAGTTGAAGAGTTAAGCCATTTAGAGATTTCACAAATATACTTTTAGTAAGTTATTTATTTCAGGATTATTAATTCCTTTAAGTAAGCATACTTCGCGAACAAGTTCAGCAATTGTGAAGACGACCCAGAGTTCGTTTGGTTCCTCTTCGCCAGTTATCACCTCTGCTATTTTGAGTAATTCAGTTTCGGTCATGCTTCTTCTTTCAACTCACTTATAGTATTCGATATATTACCAGACATCATTGTGCTTGAAAGTGCAAACTGTCCAATCGAGTACGCCTGTGCCAATAACACTAAGAATCGATCTCTTGTATTTCTAGATTTTTGAACATAAAGTCTAGCTAAGCCTAATCGTTGTTCTTCTGGAGTTTGGCTATAAGTTACTACAATATCAGCCGTTCCTATCTTACTCCAATCTTCTGCAACGTTTGTGGATGTTACTAACTTGGCAGATTCAGATTCTCTATTACCTTGCGTAGCCGTTACGACTGCCATATTCCGTGCTACAGCTAATCCGCGTAAATCTCTATATAATCTTCCAGTATCAATTCTAAGCGAATCAGCATTAAGATACATCAGATCTGCATAATCCAAAACTAAGCAATCAGGAACAAAGTTCTGTTCTTGTTTCAACTGTTCTAAATATAAGGTAAGTTGCGGTACGGTAAGAGCTCCAGTAGGGAATTCCTTAATTAATAGCCTTGGATAGCTCTTCATGTCCAGCAATCGTTTATGGAGCTCCCTACGCTTAGCAGGGATCGAATTTCGTTGTATATTACGAAACTGGATACTTACTTGTCCATTGACGTCTGTTTCAAAATAGGCTGTATTAACTTCTGCTGCTTCGTCTCTTGTTAAACTAAACAAAGATTGAATATATCTCTGTGCAGTCATCTTCTCATCATTCTCAAGCGTGATATGCAGCACGGAATGATGATGCATTAGTGAATGCTTACCTACATTTACAAGAAACCAACTATTATGCGTGATGATATTGCCTGCAATAAAGTTGTGATTATCTTTAACTGAGAGATCATATGTTTCTATATCTCCGACATACTCGATAGTCTTTACTGAATCAAAAAAGGCATTATCAGATATCTTTATGCAGCCTTTTGGAAACGCAATTTTTGCAGTATAAGAACATTCGGGCTGACTATATGTTATTAGTTTTTGTTGGGGTTTATATGAAATCAATTTCCCATTTTTATTATAATAGTGTACTTCTGCGTTTTTTCTAGCGTAACAAACTTTGTCTCTTTTTGGAGATATAACGAGCTTTTGAATTCCGAAACGATCTACAACTATATTAGCTCTTCGAACTTTTTCGGGAACAATAAAGCCAATTTTTTTAATGAACTTTAGAACATTTAGTTTGCCCGTAATCACTACATAAGCATATCCTGGAAGTTGTTTTCCTTTCCATTCTGCTGTAAATGTGTCGAATTTAGCGATAATGCCTAAACGCATAAGAAGATAATTAATATCTTCTACGAGACGTTTACTTGAAAGACTTAATTCTATTACTGGGCAATGTGTTTCATGTGCATATATCGACCCATCACAAGAAAAGAATACTTTTAAAAATTCTGCAATCAGTTCATCATTTAGATTGAAAATAAATTCAGGTATGCATTTTACATTGGATTTCTTTCCTGCAAGACCTGTTAAGCGAAGCAATTCTTTTACTTTACTATTATGCTTGCCTTTATTTTCCTCATTGCATACAATATAGCAAAATCCTTCTTCCCAAGATTTATTATCTTTTCCGAAAGAACAACGATCCCCCAGAAATTCCACGCAATGCTGAAAGTCTTTTTGAATTGTTGGATCAATATTTGTAAATGTCGGAGTATTTTGTGTTAAGCCTCCCTCGGCAATTAGATACGCAAGTAGACGTACAACTTCTGGTTCTACTTTATTCTTTCCTAAATCACTTAATTTAAGTGGAACAGCTATTTTATCTTTTGTAATATCAATATCTTTTATAGCTTTCCATCCAGTTTCAGTTAAAAATGGGTGGTCTTCTGAAACCGATATTTCACGCCCTAAGCGTGTAGTAATTTTATAGCATTTCTTTTTACCATTTTTCCACCATCCATTCACATCTGCTACAACGAACTTTTTTTGTTCTTCCGAGAACGATATAATAGATGTGATCTTTTGTTCTACGGCCTTTTTAATTGTTATCCTTGAACCATCCGGAAGAACTACAAGTTCATTTTCAGCAATGCACTTCCCGCGCCCTGCCGCGCCCAAGAAGAGGTACAATGTTTTACGCGATGGACGCACGCCTCTTACGTCTAAAAGATCTACTCCTGATGAAAAGAATTCTTCCTGTTCTTCCAAATCAAGAAAGCTTAGAGCTTGTTGTGGATCTTTTAGCCATATTCCTGTTGATCCTTCAGGTCCAAGACCTCTATTTTTGAATGCTGTTTCTTGAGCTTTTTCAAGCTCGCCTTGCCCAAGCAATTCTAAAGCATCTCGTAGTTGCGTCGTCAGTTGTTGAGAAGCTACGAATCGCTCTAACTGTTCTAAAACGAATGCAGCATCTACTTGTCCTGCCTGTTTCCTGAGAAAATCATATTGCTGCGCTAATAGGGCACCTTGCTGTCCCCGACGCATATCTGCTTCGAGGAGATATTCAAGTGCTCCCTTTGGTGCATTTCCGAATTTTTTGATGTGGTCTAGAGCTGCTACAGCTATCTGTCTATTTGTAGGATTAGTAAAAATATCACTGCTAGGAATTTTAACAGCTAGCGACGCAGCTCTCTCGTCATCCCAACAGAGGAGACTTAGTACTGCCTCCTCTAAGGCTGCTTGCGAGATCATTTACTTATAGTATTAGCTCCTACTTTTCGTTTGCTTCTTTACATTTCTTAATAATGTCCCTTACTCGTTGATCGTTTGAATCAACGCCGAGAGGAAGTTCTCCCGTTGCTACGATGCGAGAGAATGCATCTTTATAATTTCCATCGGAATAAGATTCAACAAATTCGTCTGTTATAGATTTCATAGGCATATGAAGCAATCCTGGTGTAGGTCGTTTTGGTAGGATATTTTGTTTTTGTCTGCCTTTAGGTTTTTTCGTCATCTACACAGCTCTCTTATTTCCAAATTCGAGAATATGCAAACGTGGACTGAAGTTGTATCCAAATTTTTCAGCTAGTTCTTTAACTTGATTTTGTCTTAGTTCTTGTTCTTCTTTTGTTCGTCCTTCTGGCATCAACCAAACTTGCTTTGGAGAAATATTACAAATAAGTATGATAGCTTTCATTTCTTCGATATCAGCTTCTGATTGAATAACGAATTTAAATGTTGCTTTTTCTCCTAAAGCAGCAATGCCTTCTAGGATATGTGGTTTCAGCCTATCTTTTAGAGGATTGTCAGGACCTGAATTGGAAGTTTTTGGCGAGCAGTTAAATTGATTTACTGCATCCGAAAATTCTTTAATTGGTAAGACAGTTCCGTTTGTTTCTACTTCAACCCACCAATCCTCTTGAGTTTTTAGTGTTTTAAATAGTTCTAGCAATTTCACTTGCTGAAGCATTGGTTCGCCACCAGAGACGACTAAACTTCTAACGTCGCCAGCAAGGGCATAAATCGTATCTCGAACCTTCCAAATTTCCATTTTATGAACTTCTAATGCAGGGTCATACTTCTCAGGGTGCTTGAAGTTAGTTCCTATCCACGACCATGTAAACGGTGTGTCGCAGTTATGTGCTAGCAGTGTATTAGCGAAATAGCTATGGAAGTCTTCTACTTCTAGGTTGTAGACTTTGATTTTTTTACTATCTCCATTAAATCGCGCTGCTTGTCTAACGCTGATTGGAGTAACTGAAACAACTTTCTTGCCATTATGCAATGCGTATCTTTTTTGTAAAAAGTATTTTTCTATTCTAATAAACCGTTTTTCCTCTTCAAGATGGCAGCGTTTGCACAACGTAATCAGCAAATGATATTCATGGCTTTGACAAATTCTAAATGGAATTATATGATGCACTTCTAATTTTGAAGTTGCGCCACATTTTTGACATGTATGATTATCGCGCTCTAAAATATCTTCTCGTATGCGATCCCAGTTAGTTAAATAAGTCGGATAATACTCCGCGCGGTCTCCAAGGTATCTTGGATTTTTAGGCCCAAGCTTTGAGGCACGTAAGCGCACTCTTGTTTCCCACGAAGCTCTTTTCCCTGTAAAAGTTTTCTTTGCTAGTTCAGATAATCGTTGTCTAGCCGCTGGTCTATAGGAGGGATTAGCATTTTTCATATACCAAGCGATTGTATCAATATAATTAATTTCATCGCCTGCAAGAAGATTTTCCGCGTTTATCCATCCCCTATTTGTATAAAATTCATGATTTTTTGTAACAAAAACTCTGCTGCTTTCTGTTTCACCTTCAACTTGAACTTTAACAATTTCTTCTCTTGTAACTTCCCTTTCAAATACTTTAGTTACTTTCTTTGGAAGGATTTCTTTGCCATCAGAACTTAAAACTAAATCTCCAACTTTGATATCTTTAATCTTCCGATATCCTGTAGGCGTATAGATATGAGTATTTCCAACAAAACACCAGATACAGGCAAGATTGCACCCAGATAAGCGAAGAAATACAACCTTTTTTGTTGCTGTTTTTCCTTCACCTTGATAGGACGAATATATTTCGTTGACTGCAAGAGTTGATAACATATTTAGGCACATTTCCTTTTAGAATCCATATTACATCATCGTACTTGAAACCTTCTGGCATGCGCGCGCCGTCAGGGATTTGTTTGTTAATAGTACCGTTAGTAACCCAATGCCATTCTGTCATTTCGAATATGTTGCGCTACATTTTGCTGTTTCGTGTACTGTGACGCCTGATAAGACTACGCCACTTCCTTTAAATACTTCTGGGCCAATAGTATCCACTAAGTATTGCGCTATGTTTTCTGCTGTTGGATTAAAAGGCACTATAACTACCCGCGGATCAATTTGCGTTAGTTGTTTTTGCCACGGATCTTGATCCCAAATTAGCATTCTATGATCCCACTCAGCGTCGAGCCAGGAACACATTCGACGTTTTATTTCTGAAAAATCAATTATCATTCCAATTTCATCTAATTCATCTGCGTGACAGAATAGTTCAAATTTATATTCGTGCCCATGTAACGATTGACATGGCCCGGGCTTGCCCAAATTATCATGCTGGCCTACGACTCTATGTCCAGCACATATTGAATGTTCTCGAGTTACTATTCCTGTAAAAGGCATTATAATGAAATATACTATTACTTTATTAATTCGTTGCTGCAACATCTTTAATGAATGATTCGTTTGTTACTTTAAATCCGAGTTTCTTCGAAACTTCTTCTAATTCCTTTTCTGAAAGACCGAAATCTCCTACTGTACTCTGATCGGAGACGAAGACATTATCTGCCCATTCTTCTGGTGTTCTTTTCTTTGAAACGTATGGAGCAATAACTATAAGAAATCGTCTTAGTCCGGCTTGATATTTTTCTACCTCAGCATCGTCTGCTGTATAGACATCGTAACCGCGCGCTTTTCCTAGATACTGTTTAGTCATGTTTCGATCGTCCTTCAGAATCTACCATAGATGCGAAAGATCCTTGCTTACAGACTGCATAGTAATGATAATCGCTTCCATCTACAAATCTATAAACACTGCAACCATCATGCGTAAATAACAGATCTACACTTACATCTTTATTGTTTGTTTTTACAGATGAAATAGGATCTGCTGTGCATCCTATCAAACAAAGTAGCAATAAACCTAAAATGTATTTCATTTTTCATCCTGTTCTTCTTTGTTATATAACATACCTGCCTGCATGCAGCACTGTTCGGTAAAACAATGAAAGTGGCCTTTGTGAAAGTGACAAATACAATCACATCGTTTTTCTCTAGCAGTTTTAGTTAGCAGTTGTATTACGTCCGTAATATCTGCTCAGATAAGCATGAGTTCTTGCTTCATTTTACACCATACTTCTTTTGTAGTGCAGCCAGTAAAGCTAGCTCTCTATCGACGGCAGTTTTTGCTGCTTCGGCGCTCCGCTGTGCTTTTTCAAGTTCTTGTTGCTCTATTGCTTTCTTAATATAAGCTTTAACTTCAGTCGGAGACGTAACTGCGAATTCTCTACGATTCCAAGGATAATCATTTCTCCATCCTGCTTCTAAGAGAAAAAACCATTCTTCTTCCGTTAGAGAGAATCCTTTGGAATGAACTGCAAGAGCATAATAATCTTCTGCTTCTATCTGCGTTACTTCTGCAGGACCATTGATTTGTTCTAATGCCTTATTCAGCATATCAACTTCTATGCTTTCGCCCCGGGACCACGCTATAATTTGAAATCCTTCAGTCATTGCTTATCACCCATACATTATCTGGAAGAATTGTTCCTATTACAGCTTTAACTTCTTCCCATTTTAATCCGCCATTATTACAACCAGGACGCGGAAGAATATAAACCATTCGAGGATTTCTATGCGCTTGAAAAGATAACTGAATCGCAGAATGTTTAATTAATTCGAGATCTGATCTGTCCCGCCAATTATGCTTTGTTGGAAAGATAAGTAAGAAATGATATTGCCCATCTTTGCCAACATTTGCATTCCAAACAACATTCCCATGTTCCTTTGCGCCGAGAAGATGATCTCCAAGTATTTTAGGAAGATGCGGGTATCGTTCTGCAGCCTCTTTTGCGCACCCTCGACCCATTACTGCTAAACCATCCTTCCTAATTGTTCCATTTGTAGTTATACAGCATGTATATCCAGGCTGTCCATCAAAATCCCAAAGATTACCTGTTATCTCTTTCACAATTACTCCTTTCCGGAGCTGTAGGCCATGGCCGTGCAGCTGGCAATGCCGCATGGTCTACTCTATCAGGCTTAGGGTTCCGGTTTTTATTACCGTAGCTAGGTGTATCTTCTGGCGGGGGATCAGATTGAAAACTATCTTCATGATAACCAACTTTAAAGCCGGCTGTTGCTTTCTTAACTTTAATCTTTACGCTGTAAGATTCTTTTAGTCTAGCTACCGATTCTTCAACTGGAACGCCCAGACATAGATATGTACTCGCAATTTCTTTTAAATATGCTAAACTTAATCCGTCTGTTTTATCTGTTAAAAACTTAATTGCAGGATGGTCTACACCAAGAAGTTTTTGGAAATATGCACAACGTGTCTCTGCTGCAGGCATGCCCATGCCCACTAGAAAATCAAATCTGCCGGGCCGCTTAATAAACCTATCAGCGAGTAATTCAGGATAATTTGTTGTAGCTATATGTAATATGCTATTTACTTGTGTTTGTCCATCTAACATTGACAGTGCGTGAGGTTCTTCTTGTTTATAATCGCCACTAAGAAGTGTATCCATATCCTCAATTAATGTCATCAATTTGCGCTGCGGTTCTATTTTGCGCAAACTAACCAAGGCGTTTGATGCAATACTAAATCTGCCAATTGCAATGATAACTCCATCCTCTTTAATCATCTCATTGACAAGTTTTGCTACAATCGCACTCTTGCCATTTCCGGGAGGTCCATATAATAGAATACCTCTTTTATGAACAAATTTATGCTTTTCGTATAAATCTTTATTAGCCCAAAACTTTGAAACTTGTTCAGATATTAGTTCGTTTGGTAATCCGGGTAAATCAAAAATTTCATCCTTGAACTGTTCAACGTTATAAAATTCGTAGCCTTTTTGTGTTTCAAAAACACTATACAGTCCCGCAGGTAAACGTTTTACGCCAGCTTGTACAGCGTAGTATCCTGATCCGTCATACATCCAGCATGGTTGAAAATTCTGCTTCATTAAACAGGCTCCCTTATCTATCGTTTACAAAGTTGTGATCCGGTATCAGTTTTAGTAATTGTCCATGTTTCGTCGAAACCAGCAAATTGGATATTTGAATGATCTACTATGAATATTTGCTTTTTTAATATCTCTGCTCTTGTTCTCAATACTTCTAAAAAATCTTCTATTCCTTGTTGTGATAATGCTTTCGACTGTTCATCGTAAAATTCTACTGTGAAGAATACTCCTGCAGCCCGTTGGATTAAACTAGCTAATCCAATAGCTATTGCTAAACGTAGTCTTTGTGTTTCTCCTCCCGACCAATTCTCCCAACTGCCCTCTGCAACTGGAGAGCTGATTATTATGTTAATTCCAAGTTTTGTAGTTCCAGATTTTGTTTCTGTTTCTGTTTGTAACTTGACGGCCCATCCTTCTAATCCCAAAGCGCCTACTGCTGATTGAATCTCGATTTGTAAAACAGATAAAATCTGCTCAACAAAATAAAGGCGAATATGTTTAAATCCGTGTTTCCAATATTCCGTTGCAACAAGATCAGTTTTGATTTTTTCTACGATTTTATCTACTTTACATTTTTCGTCAATAAGTTTTTCGCGATCTAGTTTTACTGTTTTCAACTTCTTTTGTGCATCTATTTCTTGTTGAATATATGGATTTTTCGATTCCTTTAGATGCGTAATTTGTTTTGAGTATGGATCAAATTTATTTTCAATGTTTGTTAGAATTCGATTTGCATCTTCATTTAAAATAGCTATTTGGGATTCCAGGCGTGCAATATCACGCATTATTGTTCTTCGCAACGCTGCTTCTTTTGAAGCTGCATCACGAAGTATTTTTAGTTTCTCTTTACTTCGTTCTAACTTCTTCTTTGTTTCTGTCGATGTTTTATTCGCTGCTTTTGAATCTTTATCTGCTTCTTCAATTTTTGTAAGTAGTGCGGCTAACTGCTTATCTTTCTTCTGTGCAGATATGGTCTGTTCACAAGCAGGACATATCGACTGCTTCCAGAAAACTTTTGCTTTTGTTGCTTCAGATTTAACTTGAGCAGTAAGAGCAATAATGTTCGATGCTTCCTGTACAATATTTTCTAATACAGCTATTTCTTCCGTAAGTTGCGATTCATTTGTAGATTTTGGTTCAGGCGTATCTTTTTCTCGCAACTCACTAAGTTCTTTTACTAGCAGTTCTTTCTGTTCAGCTTTTACTTCCAAGAATTTTAATTGTTCGTTTTCCCAAGCATCCCGTTTTAATTCTAATTCCCTTAATGCATCTGCTGTTTCTATATCCCATTCTGTTATGCGACGGGCATAGAAAGAGCACAAATTTAATAATTCTTCTTCGCTTGGCAGACCAGCAAGTTTTCCTTCTATAAAAGAAATTTCTACAGCTTTAGCATTTATTTCTTGTTCTAGAAGTTTTGTCTTTTCAGCTGCGCGTTCGGTACATTGCTGCCAAATACTAAGATTAAGAACGCTATCAAGAAGTTCACTTCTCTCTGGAGTAGAAAGATCAGGAAAAAGTAAAGTTGCTTGTCCGAATATTACTGAATTCAAAAAGCGCTGCTTCGATAGCCCAAGTAATTTATCTATTTCAGATTGTTCGACTAACGTCCCGTTTAGTTCTAGCTTAGTAGGCGGGCCATATCTATGAATGCAATATTCAGTGTCATCAATATTAAGGTATATCTTTACTGCTACTTTTTCTTTTCCCCATGATAAAACTGAACTTGTCTTAGCTCCGCGAATTCCCGAACCATACAAACACCACACAATGGCTTCTAGTAAAGAAGTTTTGCCTGCGCCATTGCTTCCTAATTTTTCGGCAATTTCATTTCTTCCTGCAAGAAGCACCAATCCACTACGAGAATTAAATTCTATTTCAGCAGAAATAAAGGATCTGAAATTTTCTAATAGCATTTTTGTCAGCGCTACCTGTTTCATGCTGACCTCTGCATTCGCCTATATGCGCGCATACTACACGAATGGGAACACACGGCTTGTTCTATTGTCGACCATTCAACTTGAAAAGGTTTAAAGCAAACGAAGCAAATGCGAAAATTAATCCGCTTTTTTGGACTTCTGGTCCCCTTGGGTCTACCACCAACTTTAAGTTTAAGCGCCATTCTTGCTAGAACCCAACATTTAGCTGAGCATAAAGATTGTTCTTGGAGTTTTGAGTTAACTTCAAAAGACTTAAAACAATGAAAACAAATTCGAAAAAAAGTTCTTCTACGTTTGGGATATAGTTTTCCTGTTAGTGCTATACTAATATTTTTACGTGCTGCTGCAGACCGAGGACCGTGAATTTTTCCGGTATTAACTCGTCTCAAATTGGCCTTTTGTATTTCTGTGCATGGAATTCCTTTATTCCATGAAGGCATGTTACCAATGCCTCCTAACCCTCCCGGAGCTAAATTATATGTCAATGGATCATTTATATCTACCAATTCTTTTTCTTTATCATATGCTTCTTTTGCGGACTCAAAAATAAATAGGATGAGTTTACGAAAATTTTCTTTGCCATACTTCAGAATAGCATCGTTTAATGCTATTCCAGATCCAAGATAGTCATCGTTTGGCTCATCAGTTTCGTGAACTCCGATATAGTATTTTTCTGTCAAAACATTAATAGTTTTATAGACTGTAAACAAAGTTGTGTCCTTATAGCACAACTATACAATTACTTATTGAACAACTTTAACTGCAACAGTGTGGTTTAGAAAGTGACATGAAACATTTTGGACAGATATCGAGCTTTAGTAGTTCACCTTCTAGTTCGAATACACGTTGTCTTAGTTGACTTATGTATAATCGTTCTGCAGCATTTATCCACGCCTCACTTGCAGTTTTTCCTTCTCCGTCTATTCCTGACCAAAAGCCGGAACGAACGACCATATAAACTAGTCTGTCGCCTTGTCAGGGCCAGAAAGCTTTTATTGGTCCACTTGAACATTCTGCTTTAGGCCAAATACTGAGAACGTACTCTTTAGCAGACAAAGCTTTATCTGAAAGAGTTGTTGTATCTGGTTTGGGTTTATCAACTTCTAGTTGTTGTATTTTCTTCTTAAAGAACATAATTTATATGCCCTCCGCCATGCTCACAAGTCGTGTTAACGCGCTGCATTGTGACGTGAGCAGGGCGCAAGACATATCTTCTTGCGCATTACAAATTAATCCTTTGGAGCCGGCATTTGAAGAATTAACCCGCTAGATCCAGCTTCAACAGCAGGCCGTTTTCCATCCCATCGCCAGATTAAATCGTGCTGATTTGTTAATTGATACCATCGAATGAGTTTATCATCAATGGAAGAAGATTTAATTCTATTCGCTTCGGCTTCGCCTTTTGCACGAGCAATCATTGCATTAGCTTCGCCATTCGCAACTGCAACAGCTTTCTGCGCATCTGCCGTTGCTTGAGCTACTTCGTTCTGCTTCTGAATTGCCAACTGCGTAGCTTGCGCTTTCATGTTGATAGATTCTTTGATAGAATCAGGAGGACGCGGAGCACCGATAATGCCGAACTGCTCTAGCTTTACTCCGTAAGGCAGCAATGTATCTTGCAAACATTTTCTTGCAGCAGCTATAAACTCTGCATTGTCGCCCATTATTCTATCTATATCATAATGCCCAGCTACGCCATTGACGCAATCACGTGCAACATTATGCATAAACCCATCTGTAAACTTTTCTAAATCATCGCTCCGAAACTTAACATAAAATTCTGGAACTTTATTCTCTACCAACGTATAGCTAAGATTAAAATCTGCATTTACTGCCATATCGTTTTGGATAGTAAATGTAATAGACTCATCATTTGGATGGCCTTCTTTTGGATTCGCCGTCCATACAACAGTCTGCATAAATGTTGGATATTCGTATATTACTGTATTCCATGGATTATACCACACGCGTCCAGTTTTAAGTGGGTAATCTTGAACTCCTCGCTGACTACCGGATTGATCAACTTCTATACCAACCATCCCGGGGCCAATTCTAGTCGTGCACCCCGTCAGTGCTATCGCTAGCAGAACTACAACAAGTATTTTTACCAGTGTTTTCTTCTTTAGATTTTTCATTTGTATCACTCCTATTTTCTACAACTTTTGTTTTATCTAAAACATACAACGTTAACATCCAAGCTCCAACAAGATACAGACAAAGCGCAACTGTACCGCCGATATAAGCAGCATCACTTGCCATATTCATTAACTTGAAACCGCCTTGTATTGCGTAGCCTGAAAGTAATAAGAGACCTACGAAATACAATACTCTAGTTTTCATACATTCCTTTCAATCAGACAGCATATAGATACAACCACCAACAAACAAAATCAGTAGCAAGATTATGCTTGTTCCTACAATTAGGTAAGAATGCGAAATTACAAAGAATATTACAAATAACGTTATAAGTGCAAGTATAATCTTTTTCATGTTTTCTCCGAAATACCAATTACTCCGAGAATTGCTCCGACTGCGAGCATAATGCCGGCCGTTATATCACTTATGCTATTTGCCAGGAAGCAAAATAGACTGGCAATGATTAAAGATATGCCTGCTATCAAACATGCAACCTTTCCTTTTTTGTTCATTTTCATTCCTAATTTGCGGGATATTGTTTTATTTGCGCTTCTAATAGATCCGCCCATAGAAGGTATTCTTCAGGAGAGGCAATAAACTCAGTTATTGCATCGCTAAACTCTGTCACAACGGATTGTTTATCTGGCGTAACCATGACTCTAAAGCGCGTAGTATTTTTAGCAGCAGTAGAGCAGCCAAACTTTTTCTTCGCAAACCTTCTGATCTGATCTACATGCGCTTGTGCTTCTGATATTGGAGTTCCCATCCATTTGACACTTGTGCCAAAAGCCAAATTGAAGACTCTTTTTTCATAATCAACAGAAAAACGCGCATAAAGGCCTCCTCGATCATTTGGCAGCATTGGTTTGCCGGTTAAAAATTCGTTCGTTGGCCCTATTTTTGGCATTTGACTTTTCTCCTATTCGTTTGGTTCTTTTAGAAATGCAGCTTGTTCTTCGTTTAGTACGTGGATTAATGCACGGCAGTTTGCGCATGTTGCCATATGCTTCTCTCTGCCAATAGGTAGAGCTCCTTCTTCTTTATAAGCAATAATTTCTGTTGGAATATAGCAGTCAGGAGTTGGATAGTCTTTTGCTAGAGCCAGCTCGCGAATTAAGCGTAATACATCTTCTTCATTCGCAAACTCTTCTTTCTCATCTTCCCAAAATGCCATCACTGTTTCGCTTCCGGGTGTCACCTCTGTATATCCTGCATCACGAACAATGTATGCAGAAGGATTTGCAATCTTAGCTTCTTCAAATCGTTTATCTGAGAGTTCAAGTACTATACATTTCCAATGTTCCTGCGGATCTTGTTTGTATAGTCCAAGAGCTGCATGGACACACTGTGCAGCCACTTTATTGGGCGACATTTTGAGATTTTTGCGAACATAGAATTTGGCGCGTTTCATATGCCTCCATTACGATATCCAAGTGCGTTTGTCAAACAAGATCATCAACGGAGTATTAGTCCCGTATAAATGGGAACCAAACTTCATTCGTACTACTAGTGATTTAGTCATGCTGTTCCTTCGCTACGTGGAATTTTTAATAGGAGTTCTTTAAATTCAAGTAATAGTTTTATGGCTTCTTCTCTATCCGGATTTTCTTGTGCAGCTATCCGCATCGCATTTTTTTGAAGTTCGTAAACAATCTTAACAAGAAAAACCAGATGCGGTTCTGGGCGATCTACAATAGCCTTAACACAAGCCGGCGGAAAAGTTGCGGCAGTAAAATAGTGAAGCAAAACTTCAGCAACGTCATTTTTATATTTCTTATTCATCCGCACATCCAATACTATCTTCAATTTGCTGAACTACTAATTTGCCGTTTACGATAGAAATACAGAATGCTGTACGATCATGCTCTCTATACACACATGTCCAGAAACAAGTATCAGACATTCTCTCTAATCTATATAGATCGCCTGAAATAGAAACGTCTTCTACAGTACCATCTTTTTTATCCTTGCGTACGGCATTCCAGACTTTAGGCGCTTTTCTTTTCATCTGCTGCATCCTCGGACCAGTGGATTGGAATTAACGTTTTCATTAATGCTCTGCCTTCAGGCGATTCAAACGTTGGCGCTGCTATACTTTTCCAGCTAGGATAAGGTTTCGCTCCGCTATCATAATATACCAATCCTCCACGCTTATACCGATCGGGATGATTATTCCAGTTGTCGCCTTTTGCAAAGACCATTTCTTGAACTTGGGAACAATCTTTTCCGTGTAATTCTTTATGCGAATAGTGATGCTGTCCTAGCATCAAAATGCTATTTCTCACAGCGTCATGCTGCCTGCCAATAAAGTAGTTCTCGACTTCAATATGATCTGGGATTGTAAATACACGCGCATCAAATAAAGGCATTCCAGCTTGTCCACGCAATGATTGGAAAAATCCAGTTGCCATAGCGGCACTAACGGATGCGATTTTTTGAATATTGCCATCAAAGAATGCTTCAGTACTTGGCTTGGCAAAATCAGTCATTAAAATAGAAATTTCATCAGACTGAGTATATGCTATCTGCGCGCCCATTATTTCCGCTACTATCGATTCAGCTGTTTTATCCATATCATGCATGAATTGTAAATCATAGGGTCGTTTCATAGTGCGACAGTAAGAATGAAATGCTTTTCCATCAATTCGAAGAATAGTATAAGTACGTCGGGGCAGAAAGTAGCGTGTTCTATCTTCGTAGCGTTCTTTCATTCGGGTATTAATTGCATCACTTGCCATCTTATTTTCTATCCCATCCTTTTTCTTTACAAAGTTCTGCAAACTTTAATTTACAAATTCTATGCGGACAGTATTCAGAGTTTAGCCAAGAAGATAGATGATCTGGCTCGACCAGTCCCCAATTGATATATACCGTATTACCGCATTTTTTGCAAGTCAGTTGATCTCCTGGATCGCATTCCGTTAAATCTATATCGACCCAATTATTCTCTCCAGATTCTTTTCCGCGAGGACAGTGTGGGCATTCGATTGGTTTAGAATCGATATGAGGAGTTCCGAACATTGGCATATGCATATAGAGCATCATATCTTACCTGCCTTTACCCGGCGAATTAAAAGCACTCGTTTTTGCCTATACTCAGGTATAGGCATTTGTTTAACGGCGATTCCCATGGGCTTAACTGTGCCTATGGCCAATGGACGGCTCGGCTTTTTTAATTCGCAACAGCCTGCACAAATCCACGCATCTTCTTTTTTATATACGCCAGCAACAGCTTTTTTACAAAGAGCACAGACGAAGGCGCCGGCATGTCTTTTAACTTTTGATCCGTAAGGAGTACTATTAGGAAAAGCTACGGAAGCAAAATAACGCAGCGGCCCTCCATACCATGATGGTAATAGAACGGGCGTTACGGAATTAGATCGTCGAGCAAACTCCTCGCTATATGACAAAGATTCCATACTGTATAATACTGAATCTTTCTGCCTGGAAAGTATCCTGGCTCTTTATAAGCCCAGTCATCGTCATTTGAGATAAAGAGCTTATGCTGACATTCTGCGCATTCGCGCACGTGCTTCAAATACGCAGCTCTCTTTTCTTCGTAGATCACCGTAAGGTCCTGAAACGATCTCCAACATGCCGAACAAAATCTACAAAATCTGGACGAGTTTGAATATTTTCTTGCCAGCAAAGACCTAAGTCAATTAAGTTGTATGTTTCTACTATCCTTGCGCCTTGGATAATATTTCCTGCGGCGTCTCGTTCATAACCTAGTAACCAGAGGTGATCTGCAACAGATGCAACTGCGTGAATATCATGACTAATAACTATAACTGTATTTAAGTCATCCATGCAGGCAATATCAGCAATAAGCTTATTCACCTTTTCAAGCATCACTAAATCTAAACCTGAATAAGGTTCATCCATAAGCAGGAAGTGTTCACTGCATAGTAGTTGCTGAATAATCGCTATTCGCTGTCTTTGTCCGCCTGAGAGATTGGCAGGATAGGAATGGCTATATCCTTCCATTCCGAGCGATTTAAGATAGAATTCTATTTTGTCCTTTCGCTCATTCTTTGGATATTTTTTCGATGCTGCCAGCATCAGATTGCCAAAGATCGTTCTATGCTCAAACAAAGTGTAGCTCTGAGCTACAACACCAACCATCCCTGCCTGAACTAATTCGTGTTTGGAGTTCACATAAACTCCGCCACTTGTCGGTTTATTTAATCCAGCAATAATTCTAAAAAGCTGTGTTTTCCCAATGCCACTTGGGCCGAGAAAGCCGACAACTTGCCCCTGAACATGGCAGCGTCGATGTACGTCCTTTATCGTAGCATTGACATCACGAAGGACTATGTGATCTCCATATTTTAAATTTACGTTTTCAATTGAAAGTAAAGTGTCGCCTTCTGTTACGCAACCTGCGCAATCTGTTGAATATGTGCAATGCTCCATACTATTTTCTCTCCAGTAGAAGACTCGCATACGGGCATACTATGTTCTTATATACACCAATAATGTAATCTTGCGATACGCCCACAGCGACTACAAGCAATTGAATTGCGCCTATAGACGCTAAGTTGAAATGTTTATCCATGTCTGCTAACGTTACTCCTATACCTCCTTCGCCACGGAAAAGAGCTTCAACCATCGGTAACATCGCCCAGCCCATTGCGCTGTTTTGCCTAACAGCATCAATCATAAAATCAATTCTACCTAACACTTCCACTTCCCAAACAATTTGCCAATTATTCATTCGCAGTGTGCGAGCAAGATCATACTTTTCTTTTGGGATCTCTTCTATAATATCAACCATACTTTTCACAGTAAAGGTTGAGATTAGAAACGTCAGCATCGCTATTTTTCTTATATGTTCGCTGCCGATGAAGATTGTAAATAGGAAAGGCATTCCGACAGTTCCAAGAAATCTAAGTTTCTGCCAGAATAGCGCTCCTGGTTTGAGAAACAGAATAGAAGCTCCGTACGAAATCAAAAGCGAGAATATTGTAGATGTAAATAGAACTTGAATATAGAGAATGAGACTCTTATACAAAGCCTCAGCTAATCCTTCTCCAGCCAAACTCCCAAATGCCAAACTAATTTCATGCGGTTTTGGAAGAAGGGCGGGAGCGGCCAGCTCCCATATTGCTATTGCGGCCACTCCCTGAAGAACGAACAGTGTTTTTAGAGACGATCTTGACCATGCATTGGATGGAGCAAATACATCTTGTATTGTCATTTGGTCTCAGTCTTTTTCCATTCTGCGTCGAAAGCTGTCGTGATTTTTTCGACGAGGGCGAAAATTGTTTTGTAGAGCCTGACGAAGCTAGTTCCGGTTTTTGTTGTCACTTCGTCTCTCCAGTGAGGAAGAACTTCTAACAGGAGATGGCTAAAAGATTTGTAGACATGGGAGTGCGTTCCATGCACACTCCCATCTACAGTCGTTACAGTTAACGTAATTGTTTTACTGGGCAAGGATGACCTCCACGCGCCTATTCTGCGCTCTGCCTGTTTCTGTTGAGTTGGATGCGATTGGTTTGTCAGGACCGTAGCCATGAACACGAAAACGTTCATCAGGAAATGATCCTGGTGCTGCTGCTTTTAATGCTTGTTTCACTGCTTGTGCGCGGGCAAGCGACAGCTTCCGATTTAAATCTGGATTACCGGTATTGTCTGTATGCCCGTTTAGAACGATCATCAATCCTGTCAGTGCAGCTTGATCTTTGATCGAATTGACTGTAACAATTCCAGTCGGAGTCAATTGTGCAGATCCGGTCGCAAATTCGATGCTGACATTCTTGTCGCTGACAACATCGTTTACCTGCGTTTCTGCTGAGTACTCCGGAGCATCTGCCTGCGAGCCTGTATTTTCCATCAATGCTCTTGCTTGCAACAGATATGAGGTATCTGTTACTTGATCGAATGAAGGAATTGGCGCATCCTTAAACAGATTCGGATACTGTTCTGATACAAGCTTCGCAAACGTTGAGTACGTATTGCGGGCATTGTTGTTACTCTTGCCATCCAATCCAAACAATGCCAAAGCATCGTTCATGTTGTCAGCATAGGAACCGCCAAGGCGTACGGGCCTACCTGTGGCATCATTTTCAGTGACGCCGTTGTAGTATTTCACCCAATATGCGCCATTCGATTCTTCGCCGCATTTCTGTGCTGGGTCAGAGCAGTAGATCTTTGCGCTGATATCGCCAGCAAGTTTCTTTGCTTCAGGAAATGCTTTTACCTGATCTCCGGCAGCAAGAATAGCTGCAAGCATTCCTTGTACTTCTTTTGCGTGCGCTTGATTCCACTTGTGAATACCAATAATCGCGCTCGGCATTTGCGAACGATATTCACGAGTTGTAACAATTGGAACCAGCCCGCCTTTCTTCATTGCGATATTGACATCTCCGGGCGTCCATGTCACAACGCCTTTTACACAGAAATTTTTCGTTTCTCCTGTGGGCTTTCCTTCCGGAGTCACAACCTTTCTATCTTCACAGTAGCCAGCAATATACTTTTGAGGAGCGTCGAGGTACGTATCTGCGTTTACCCAATTCACTGCGGTTGGGTCAAACGTATGGATATCTGGATTGCTTCTCAATCCATTATCTCCAATCCATTTTTGTGCAGAGTTCCAATCTCCATCTCCAATTACTCCGGCTACAAGACCATCGCCAAGTGCAGCTTTTGGATTCTTCTTCCACGCTTCAGGTCCCCAAAGGCCATCCTCTCCTCTGGAGTATCCTGAAGTGCCGATTTGCTCAGCATAACAATCCTTGCAAATCTTCTTTAACGTTGCATTCAGCGGAGCTAGAAATTGTCCCGCGCCGTCCATCATAATAGTTACGAAATGCACACCATTTGTACATTCCGTGGCATTTTTTAGGTCTTTTGCGCATGCTGCCAAATCGTTTCTATTCTGGTTTGTATCGTCCTGGCGAACGATATGCATGCAGACATTATACTTTTCCATCAAACTGTTCTTTGTCGTATCAATGCCGCCATTTGCATAGTTGATTCCAATGCCGGCATTCCAAGCCCATTCCTCATAACGAATTGGGTCGGAGCAGCCATTCGGAACTGTTGTTGGATAAGGTGAAGGTTGGACATTTTCGACGAGAGCATCTTTGACTTCGGGCAAAGAAACTTTTGAAACTTGCACCGATTTTAAGATGCCAATGCCGTAATATGCCGCAACTCGGCTAATGCCGAATAGCAAGCCCACTACTACGGCTGCCAACAAAACGAGTTTGGGTAACGGTTTTAACTGAGCCATTGTCATTCTCCTTAGAAGTAGTTGGAATTATCCTTGTTGTTACGCAGGACAGGCGTTGGAGTTGCATTGACACTAATTTTTGTAGGAACTGTGTCTTGTGGAGCTCCTGCGCTAAGCAATTTCTGTTCGAATTGCGCTAACATCTTTTCAGCATCAGAAGCTGAGGCACCTTGTTCCAAATCCATTTGCGTTAGGAATTTTTCACTATATCTAGCGAAATCTTCCATAGCGCCTAATTTCCTTGCGTTATCGTCAGCCATATATTCAAGGCTTGCGTTAAGCATTTTCAATTGTTCAGGATCACCTTTAATGATCTTCTGAGCAAATGTCATGCCCGCGTAAGCTTCAAGGATAGCTTTGCGTTCTTCTTTGTTATTCGCAATTTCTGCGCGCAGATTCTCGATTTGAAAATCAGCAAGTTCCTGCCATCGGCAAAGCATTGTGTAGAGTTTTGTCGTCTGGTTAAGAATTATTTGCAGTTTTTCATTCGACTTTAAACGTCGTCCAATTTCATTTAGTTGCATTGTAACGTTCAATTGGTAACGACGCTTTACCAGTTCATCGCTTGATTGCGACATCGCTTTTTCAGCTTCATGTTTGAGCGAGTTCGCATGATCGATGATATCTGTGTTTTTCTTGATTTGGTTTTCTGTGCTTTTCTTGGCTCCTGCTGTTCCTTCGATTGCTTTCGAAAATTTCTCGTTGTTCGCAATCATGTTATCGAGTGTATTCTCAGCAATGCCAATTGGATCAATCTCGACAATAATCCCAACTATTTTACGCATCGTGAGTTGGAAAATATTGCTGACAATGCAGCGAAGACGTTTGCTCGTAACTGCAGCAAGTAGAAGAAACAAAAGAACGCCCGCAACAGCAAGTTGCAGTGTTCCCCATACCAGCGCTGTTAACCAGGGGAGTGCAAGAGAGAAACCCCATATCCCGACTCCGGCAAGCGCTAGTAACGTGATAATCCCGCCCTTTCCTTCGGGTCTTTGCCAAAAGGATTTCATGTTTGCCCTAAAGTCAGGAACTGATGGTGTTAGTGACATTTTTTCTCCATTCTAAACCAAGTTATCAAACTCGGATTTTAATTGTGTTAATTCTTGCTTGCGACGATTATACGCGACTTCAAACCCTTTCATCTTTTCACTCATATCGTTCTGCTGACTGGCAATACGAGTTTGAATTGTTAAAACCTCCTGCTGAAGAGCAGCAAGCTGTTTCTGATCGCCGTCCTCGATAATTTTCGCAGTAGCCTGTCGATCGTGGTCAAAGCGCGCTGCCTCCGCTTCCAGATTTTTCAAAAGAGAACTTACAGCCGCAGAAGCATCACGCGGGATGATCCCGCTTTGCGCTAATGCTGCTTTCAGTCTCGTTGCCTGATCTGGAATAACAGATACAAGCGGAGTAGCCAATTCGAAGATGCGTTTAAGAGAAGCTACATTTTTTGCATCTGTAGTAGAAAGTAATTTGATATACATTTCGTTACTTTTACTATTCGATGCGAAGAATTCTGTTGATGGTGGTTGTTGAGAAGGAGCTACCGCAACACTGGGCTGCGGTAGCTGTATAGTTTCAGGTTGCTTTGCCTCCTCTTCCTCCTGGAAGAGAAGATGTTTCAGATCCATGATACTCCTTTCTGTTAGTAAAGCTTTGTTTCAAACTTTGCTTCATCCCAAACTTCAATGTAATACTTTTCCCGTCCGAGAGAAACAACGAGGAATGGATCATAGTTTTTACGGACAGGCTGAATACGCTGAACTGTAAGTTCTTCGATACTCACATTAGCGCTTGGACATGCCTGCTTGATTTGAATCGCCTTGCGAAGAGCAAATTCAGGGACAGTCTTTGTATACTTTTCGATTGGAATGCTCTTCCAGGAAATATTCTCTCTAATTCCCCGTTGCCATCGCGGATGAGATTTTCTCTGCTCTTTTCGTGCTTCTCTTGTTTCGCTAATCTTTTCTGCTTGATACTCTTTTACACTCACCTCACTAAAAGGCTGAACAGCTAGTTCTTTTAAGACTGTTGCAAGACGAACAGGCGAAAGAACTCTGTCTGCAAGTAAATTATATCCAAGCATGAGTTTTGCGGAAGTTGCTAAGTCAGCAATTTTCTCCGTTGTTGTTGGCGAGGCTACTTCCATTCTCTTTAACGTTGACGTTGCTGATTTCATATACTCTCCTTTAAGAGTTGAATTCCAACACTAATTACGTTCTCTTCGAGCTTTTTCTCAAGTCCGAATTTTCTGATTAATTCCTCAGGAGGCATGGTTTCAAGTTTGTTAATATTACTAACATCTTGTCCAAAACCCTCCCCAATCATAGAAGCTTCCATGCTAACAACTTCTACCCCACACTTTTTTGCCCACAATTTAATCTTCTCTTGCTCAATAGGCCAATCTTGAAATGATTCATTTGCTAATGCAAAACGAATTCTGACTTGGTCGCCTTCTTTAAGTTTAGGCAGTTCACTTGCAGATTTGATATCAAGGATTAATCGCTTGATTCCGGGAACATGTATTTCTTTGTAGTTCTCAAAGTCTTCATTTTCAATTAGTATGACTCTATGTTTCCAATTCTCTCCAAAGCGAACAGGATAAGGAGTTCCGACATATGTTACGCCTGAAACTTCTTGATTTCTATGGACGTCGCCACTGAATATTGGAATCTTTGGTAGAGCTGGCATCTCATAAGGCGAATAGTCAATTCTTCGCCCGCCTTCAACCAAAGAACCTACAACGGTCTGGTGCATGAATAAAGCTTTAGCCGAAGCTAGATCGAGCTCTTTCCAGTCCTCAACAGGATTTGCTGTAAAGGGAAGAAGCCAGACATCATCTTGAAATGTAGGTTTAGTTATGTAAGCAAGATCTTCTGTGCAAAGGAATTCCCAGTAGTAAGGACCGTTTAGAGGTTTATCATGATTGCCGGCTAGGATTGTAACTTTAGTATGGCAGCAGAGTTTACCGAACTCATATATAAATCTATTTACGAATGCTCCTGAAAATCTATCACGCCGATCTACGACGTCTCCTAATATTATTATTCTATCAATTTTATATTCTTTTACTATGGATGGCAGCTGTGGAAATATTTCCCACCTATATTCTTCTATGGCATTATCTGTTAGATGCAAATCGGAAAGCAGAAGAGAATTCATTTTGATTCTCCTCTTTTCCCACTAATTCGCCCCTTTTGCCATCCTTCTGGAATTATTTCACATGCAAGATGCTGAATTGAATTTACTCCATTTGTTATCCAAATTCTTTTCTTTTGTAAAGTGCCATAATACCAACCTTCAGGAAGAGGCGTTGTTTTAGGAATTCGTTTGCAGATAATTCCATTTGTTATAGGCGTAGTACTGCTAGTTACTGCACTAAGATGATCTTTTTCTTGTTGGGTTCTAGGTTTGCTATTTTTTGGATTTGGCCTTCCTTTTAATTTACTTTCTTTTCCTCTATTGGATTCATAGAAAGCTTTTCTTGCCGGAGTCATTTTCCAAACTAAATTTTTGTGTGCAGCAAGTTGTTTTTCTCTATACTCCTGCCTTTGCCAATTTTCTTTAGAATTTAATCCAATGTTCTTTTTATGTTCTTCGGACTTAGGTTTTCCTTTTGCAATGATAGACATTAATTGCTTGCTGCGAAGCGAATGAGCTCCCCTGCTGCCGCCATCTCTAAGATTATAGCCAAAAGATCGATCTGTAGAGTGAAGAGCAGTTATAAATAAAACTTCTAAAAAATCTAGTTCTGTTTGAGTGTACGCCACACAAATTTCTTCAATTCGAAAATTGTCTTTTCCGTATTTCCTGATTGCGTTATGTAAATAAAATCCGCCTTCCCCGCCTGCAGTATGTTCATTCCATCGCGTAGATATACTTTGAATGGTTTGCCCAATATAAACCATCCCATTTACTAGATTTGTTATTTTATAAATAAACACTATTCAGTGGATTTTTTCGTATTCTTCAATTACATTTATCAACTTTGCAGCATCTTCCATTCGTTTGTCAAATGTCTCTTGATATATTTTTGTTGCTTCTGCGGATAGGGAAGCTCTGTACTTATATAAATCATCTACCGCGCATTTCCCTGCGCTCGGGTGCATATGCTCGTGAACAAAAGGCAATGAATAAAATCTGCCAACAATCCATGCAACTTCATATAACCAGATATCACAAGCACCACTTGGAAAATATGGCGGACTGAAATACCCTACAGCTTCAGCCCATTTACGATGAATTATTGGATGAGAAGGAATTTGAACTCTTGGATGCAAATCATTACCATGAACAAGACATATCTTATCTGCACATTTTTGAAAAGCTTCTTCGACCATTTCATCCCACCCTGATGTACGAAAAATTAGGTCGTCTGCTGCCATCATAAGAATATCGGCCGAAGCTTTTTCATAACACTTATTCCAATAATCTGTGAACATGAGCTTGGGACCAACCATAAAATTGATCCCAAGCTCTGAAGCTGCATACGCAGTTTCTGCGTCATCTTCGTCAACATAAGCGACAATTTCAATATTCGTAGCTGTCAATCGAACGGATTCAACAAACCTACGAAGATTGTTTGGTCGCCTAGTTGGAAGTAAAATAGAAATCATCTTTCCTCATTGTTGGATGCAATACAAAGCTTCATGTTGCGTTGATAGAATGCAGTGGGTCACTCGCTACGACAGTCGTAGATTCACTCTTCTGCGCTATAACCATATCATGTATTTTAGCGGTACGGATCAGTGAGATTACCGTTAGTATCAATAACGCCTTCTTCTTGCAGAAACTTCTGTGCTTTCTCTTTACTTACAGTATGTTCTGCAGTAATGTCTTCCAGTGCTTGAAGTAACTCTTGAAGGTCTTTTTCATTCATTGTATTCAATTCTATTTAGTTGTCTATAACTATAACGCCTGAATCTGATTCAGCTTTACAATGTCCGATCGTAGAAGATCCATCTGAAGTAAGGACTATTCTTCTTGGTTTAAATATAGTTCTGCATCCGTCATATCTATCAAGTACAGCATTAGGATCGAATACATCTATTGCTAATCGAAGAAAGCGCGCAAGATCTGGTTCAGGTTTGTTAAACAAATCTAAAAACGCAGGTTGAAGATATTTCAATTGTTCTTCAGGAGTCATCGTATTCACATTGCTTTCACTATCCAGTAAATAGTTAGAACTAAACCAATTATCGTGCCAATTCCTGTTCCAACTGTTACACACTTACCATAGAATGCTCTATTTCTATTTACAGGATCATTTGGATTAGAAACCCACATTACTTTAGTAATTCCGCTGGATCAACAACTTTTACAAATTCGTCGAGGGTGAACATAAATACTGAAGCGTTAAAAAGAAGATGATACCGAAGCTTTTCAAGTGGATATTTAAACCCTGCATTGCCGTTAAAATCGCACTGCGTAAATAAAAGAGGCTGCCGATTATTTTGTTTAGCTAACAGCCACCAGTTCGGTTTCTCCGTCTGCTCCGCTTCCTTCTTAACCTTCTGCATGGCTTCATATAATTCTCCTGACTGAAGTAAAAATTTAACAAGTTCGAGGTCCGCCCAAAACTTACATTCAGTAACTGTTCGTTCAAAAAACTTAAAAGCTTCAATTCCGTCTTGCGCTCTAAGATCTCCTGCAAGACCTTTGATTGTTCCTCGTTGTGCAGAAGAAGTAAATTGTCCGCCTGACCCAACAGTGCGACAGATTAAATCTTTTCTTTCTCCTTTTGAAAGCCAAAGACTAAGGATTTCACAGCAGGTTCTTTCCCAGCCTGATCCCTTAGTCTTTCCTCCTCCCGGTTTCAAACTAGTTTCTATCTCCTGGAAAGATGTGGCACTCGCACGTACAGTTGAGCTTTGAGCACGAAGTGTGCATTTTATAACTACAGCTTGCACTTATTCGTGGAAGGTATACATCAGTTTTAGGTTCGGACTTTCGTTTCCATTTCAAATTGCTTACAATCGGTTCTGTTCGAAGAATTCTGACTCCGTTTCGTCTCATACGTTTAACGCTCTCGGAAAACAGGAATAGTATTTTTTGATAAACTAACCTCGGATTTAAGCTTACTAACAAATTTTACATCATTTCCTCTCAAAAGTAATCGTTTACGAATGCGTTCTATTCGTAATGCTTCAGCCATATTGCTTAGCATTTCCATTATCTCGGATGCATTACTCTCCGTAATAAACATATTAGCCGTTATACATGTTTCAGTGAATGCTATAACAATTTCTAAATCCTTTGTTACATGATCGATAATTTTGTGACATTTTACACATAATGCTATGCCATTAGAAATCTCAAAACGAAGCTCATGAAAGTCTTCTCGCCTGTAAATATGGTGAGCATGTAGTTCTGAACTAGCATGTGTAAATACTCTACTGCAACGACGACATGTAAAACTGTCTCTTTCAAAAACAGCAGATATCCATTTTTGATCTAAAGCATATTCTGTATCGCCATGTCTGCCCTTTTTGGGACTTACAAGTCCTATGTGTGATGCTACCTGCATTTTACGATATATAGGATTTTGCCAGAATAGTTTTAGTTGTAAGCTTTTCGCCTTTTTAAATTCTTCAGTATGATTCATATTTACGAATCTTCGGCGTTAAACGCTCATCGATTTCTGCCCATGACCTCTTTGTGTCTTCGATTAGAGTACTTCGAATGGTACTTAATGTTTGATACTCTTGCTTTTCTCTTGCTGTATCTATCTGTTTTTTATAACTCTTAACAGTGTCCATTTCGTAAAATTTATGTGTTCCGAGCCAGTCAAGCATGCTATATTCGTCATCCGTACCATAATTAAAGAGTATACTATAGTTAGCTTCTCTGAATGGAAGACCAACTTTACACTTCTTTACTTTAGAATTAATATTTACGCCAATGACGCGTTCAACGCCACGAACTGTCTTCTTATTTTTTCCTGTTTCAACAAGCCATAAAACTTGACTTGCATAAAAATCCAAAGCTCTACCACCTGAACGAGTTTTCGTTTCGCCAAAAGAGATACCAATACGATCTCGAATTTGACTAACGATTCCTAGCGTGCAATCTTGAGCAGCCATTTCGGCAGTAATAGAACGAAACATCTCGCTCATCTCTTTCGCCTTTTGAGCGCCCATCGAGCCTTTTTCTGCCTTGCCTTCCATACGTGCCGTGAATCGTTCGACTTCAGCGTCATCAGATAATGCATCCAATGAATCTAGAATATAAAGAGAAGGTCCGCCTTGACTTGCAAACTTAAATAAGTCCTTACTAAACTCTTCGACCGTATGAAGCATCTGTTCAGGGCGTTCTACATTTGGAGGAAATCCTAATTGCTCTGCAAATGAATCATCAAATGCAGCTTCTGCTTCTGCATACCGCATTCTACCATTCGGAAATGTTTTTGCAAAGTTTGCAAAAGCTTCTATTGCTAAAAGAGTTTTACCACTAGATCTATCGCCAACGATATTAAATACTCTGCCTAATGCCCAACCGCCGCCCAAAGATAAATCTAATAGTGTAGAACCTGAAGAAAAGAAAGTTACTGATTTTTCTTTTCTCAATTCTTCTAATCGTGATTCTGATAATGCGACTTTTTCTTCCATTGCTCCCTACTAGTTCAATATTAACTTTCTCTTTTGCGTCTCTACAACAGGTATATCTAATGTTTGTGCTTTCTTGCTTTGTTGTTGTTGTTGTTGTATGCCGGCGTATAAAATATCTTTATATCTTCGCTCATCTCTTTCTATTTTTGCAGCAATAAGCTCATCGTATTCAGCTTTTGAAATTACTATATTTTCTGGCGACTCTATTGCGTTACGTTGTTTTTCTGGAATGCCGCCATAGAAATATTGTTGCTGAGGATAAGTGAATGTGTAAGGAATTGATGGATAAGTGTACGTTGAATTCATTCCAGTTGTATTCGCGCCTACTACGTACGTGCTCGCTTGAACATCAAGAATACCCCAACCAGTTCCTGTATTTGTAACTGTAACTGTATCGTTCGCCATATTACCTCAAAATTAATTATACATAAGTAAGTCTACTACTTTTCTTCTACTTCTACTTCTACTTCTACTTCTTCTACTTGTAAATCTCTCGGATCCATATCTTTGGTTAAAACTGTTGCGATAGCATGACGTTTCGTATCATATACAACTCGTATTTCACCTTGGGAAGTCATGACATCAAATACTGTTCGCGATAATGATTGTTTCAAAACTAACTTCTTCAATTTTGAATTTGAAGTTTGAATAATTTTAATTATTTCAGCACGCAATGGTTTTTTCAACTCTATACCAAGACGCTTCTTAGCGCGTTTTCTTGCATGCGCATGTAAATGTGCTTTTTTCTTTTCTGTTTTCTTTCTGTTTTGTTTCCGCATTTATAATGCCCCGGAATTAACTTTCTGTTCGCATCTCTGCTATAATGCTCCTTACGCGATCAAATAATGCTTTCAATTCTTTCGTATTGTTAATGAATTGAATTTCACTTGCAGTTAGCTTACGTAGATATAAGTTTGAATCAAAAACTAATGCTTCGCCACACTTTAAACATATTGTAAAAGCTCCGTATTCCGGAGCTTTCTCTGCTTCCTCCCTATTAGATCCAGCTATGGATGTGGCTTCGTCCATTTTATAGCCGCAAGTCGGACAATGTGAAACTGGAACCGGATAATTGATAAACTGTTGCGCAAACATTATTTCTTCTCCAATCTAATCCGCGGCCAAAACTTAATACCCCCACGAGGAGTGAAACGACCTTGAACTTCTAGCCAGCGGGGCACTAATAACGCAAATAGATCATTTGCTATTTGTACTGTCATTGCTTCATGAAATATACCTGTTGATCTATATGAAAATAGATAGAGCTTTAATGACTTGCTTTCAACGCACCAATCTTGAGGAGAATATTTAATATAAATCTCAGCAAAATCTGGCTGCTTTGTTAATGGACATAGACTTGTAACTTCAGGCGCTACAATTTCAATTTCAAAGGGAAGCTGACTTGGACTAGGGAACTTTTCTAGTAATAACGGATTATATTCTGTGATATATTCTGTCTTACCACTTCCTAGTGAAACTAATCCGGCATGTAAATCAGTTGTCAATATCTCTCCTTTCGCAAATAAAAATATCCGAACCGATACTGCAAATTCGATTCGGATATTTTAGTACAAACAACGTTTTACTTGCCTGTATCAAATCGTGCTCTAAGTGCATTTGCTCTAGCAGATACAGCAACAGGTCCATTCTTTGGAGATGTCGTCTGCTGAGGCGTCTGCGCCGGAGCGGCTACTGCTACAGGCATAGTCTTTGTTTCACCATCAGTTAATGGCCGTCCAAAATCATGATCTCCATCGTGGCCGTCTTCCAATGCGCAGCCCATCTTTTCTCCGCGAATTGAAATTGTTTTTGCACAATAAGGCGCAATAGTCATCTTTGCAGGCTGTGCAGGAGCATCAAAATCTGGATCAGGCTGATTGAATAAAGGTTTAGTTTTTTCTGGAACAGCTGTTTGCATCTGAGCAGGCTGTTGCTGCTGCTGCTGCTGCTGCTGCTGCCCTTGCTGTCCACTCGGAGTATCAACAGGGTAATTACCTTGGAATAGAGCCGCCACTTCTTCGTAGCTTCTCCAGAGTAGAACTTTATCAATTGGATTCTGTTCAATATAATCCAACATCTTTGAATCAACTGCACTTGGACGTCTCGCCAGTTGAATTCCAATATACTTTACAATTGGCGGTTCACCTTCACGCTCAAATGTAATGTCAAAGCCTTCTGTTGGGTGATCAATCTGATATAATTCTCCAGATTGGCGATCGCGACAGAGCTTAGAGATATCACGATCTAAAGTCCAAGGCATAGCCCACAACATCGGCGTACTCTTCTTCTTTTCATCGCCGCCCGCGCCTTCTTCTGCACGGTCAATTAGCCAAACTAATACTCTACGCGTAGGCTTGTAATCGCCTGCATCTTCACGTCCGGCAGCTTCCATTTTTGCCTGATGCTGACAAATTGGACAAGGCTGCATCTTCATTTTTTGATTACAAATAACTGTTCCGCCATCCGGACCTACTGAGTAGTGCACCCATAGATCATATCCATAATGTCGCGGATCGTTCCATGTAGGAGGAAGAATACGAATATAATTATCACCTTTCTTCGGTGAATAAAGTTGAAAATCATCTAATGCGAAACTGGCAAATCTTGAGCCTGTCTGGCGCTCGCGTTTTTCCCAATCACTTTGACTTCGCGGACGATATTGGAAATTGGCCATCTATGATAATGCGACTTTCTTTAAATTTAACTGCCTTATGTTATAATTATACTATTACCGGTTAAAATTTTTTTGTATGTTCAGCGTGCGCTTTATTGCAAATTGCGCAATTTAGGATATCGGCAGATAATTCAGAACCATATGTTTTGATGGCATATTCAGCGTGCGGCTTTTCTTGGAAACTATGTGTTTCTGTAAGACGTTTTCTAACTGCCATTAAAATTATTCCTAAGTAGTTCTGCCCGCTTCTATAAACCGTTCCCCAAAATGTATCTCCGTGCCTATTGCCTTCTTCTAGATGAGCATCGCCAGTATCTAAAAGAAGTTTCATCAGTGTAGCTTCGCTGAATTTTTGCAGAACAAGATCGTACATGATCTTAACCTTCTTTGGCGCTGTAATTTTTAACTCTTCAATAAATACTTCTGTTTCCCAATCGGGCCGCAATTCTACTTTTTGCCCAAGTTTCTTTGCATCGCCTGGAAGCAATCCTACAAATGTCTTCTGTACAGCTATATTATCTGACTTTGCTGCCTGATACGCATTCTCCACAGAAGAGAATACAATTCCATTATATGTAACGGAGCATGCAAAGAAATTACATAGCCATCTATTCTGTCCCGTAAACGAAATAATTGCTGCAACTTTAGACATTAAATTTCCTCGATATCGAAATTGCCGAATGGAATAATAGTAGCCGCATTTTTCAATATGCGTGCCATATTTGCAGCTCCCGTTGGATTCCATGAATGAATGCAAACTTTATTTCCAAGAAATCCAGTCTCCGCTAAATGAAGCGCAACTTCTTGGCCATTACCTTTGCCCGTTTGATTTTCTCCTGTATAATCTAAAATACCAAGATCATGGTCTAGGAATACAAAATCAAAAGGGGCGCAACACGTTAAAATAGAAATTGCTTCATCGGCTGTTTTTGCAATTGTAAGATTATGTAATTTTTTCTTAAACCACTCAATTCTTAGTTCCGAATCTTCCAGTAAGAAGACTCGCGAAGATTTTGGAATTTTGAAGCAGAGGGCTGACATTATTCCTTCCTATCATTAGCCTTGCGTGCTAGAAATTCCCAGTACGAACGAAAATATGCCACAAAACACAGCCGTACTGAAAAATACAATACAAGCAAGAATACTGGGACTCCGATAAAATAACTTACAGCTGTCATGCCTTCTTACTATCCCTAATTTGTTTTCTATATTTATCGCGTATAAAATCTTGACTTATGAAGCCCGCATAAATTAAATCTGCTGTAACTCGTAAGTTTGCAGACTTAGTTCTTAATGATTCCATTAACGATGCCCACAAAGCTGCATCGCGTCTAGCTTCTGCAAATTCAACTAACTTTGCATTATACTCCTCATCTAGCGGAACTTTCGATTCTATTGCAGATTCTGATAAAGGCTTTCCGTTTGTGCCAGGAGAATTCCTCAGTTTCTCTGCCGCCATTGCTCTTGCAACATCAACTTCCGTCTTTAATGTCTCTCGAATCTCTATAGCCAAAGCAACGCACTCGCCACATTCACGAATTAATTCCGGCATTTCGGATACATTACCGTCCATATTTTCAAGTTCTATTCTCGTGCGCGCCTGTAAAAAAACGTATTTATCTTTTCTAAATTCTGGTTCCATATTACATACATACTATTACTAGGACTTAATTCTTTTAGAAGCTACTTTTCGAACTCGAATTTTTTCTTTACTCTTATTCTCTTTTTCAAGTTTATGGCCAACGAGTCGATATGCGGCTTTGCATGCTTCAAAATACTTATCAATTTCATCATCTCTATAGCGCATCATTCTGCTGATTTGCCTATCTGTACATATGTTCGCGGCAATATTATCCAGTATACCTTGTAATGACAAAGGCTTAGCATTTCCTAAGCGTAGTAGAAGATCTTCAAAATTTTGCCATTTGGGCAGCGCATCAACACTCTGCTGCAGCTTTTCTATTTGCTCTTGCAATTTCTTGAATTCAGAATTTTTCATATTTCTCTCCTATTTCTCTCCTATAAAATTGCCCGAACAGGCCCTAGACTGGAGGTTCACGATGCTGATCTAGGGCCCGCACGTGTTCGGGCGTTATTAGCGCATTACCAACTCGGTTCGCTAAAGACCGACTCAACATGACCTGCTACCGTCAAATACTTTTTACCCGGCCCAATAGCAGGAGCGGTTGAGGCGCCGAAGGTGGACCGCCGGGCAAACTTTTGAAGTGGCCCCCGCAGTCCATGGGGGCCACTGTTATTAACGCTTTTCGAAAGCCGGTACGCTAAAGACCTGTGCAACGTAGATGACTCTGCGAAAACCTGCATACCCAGCTCAGAGTCAACAGCGATTGCCGCGCCAAAATGAAAGCAGCTGGGCAAACTTATTTCTTACGTGCAGCAACTTTTCGCATCTTAACAACTTTTGACTTCGGTGCTAGAGTTGCTTCTCGCGATTCATATGCTAGAATTTCTTTTTCTACGACAGAGAAGGCTCGTTCAGCTCTTACTGCCATATCTCCAATCGTCGCTTTATGATAAGCTATTACCGTACGAACATTCTGCGGCGAGTAGCCTGGATTTCCTATCTTATTTTTTAACTGCTTCGCATAGCGATCAACGGCTGCTTCCGCCTTCTTAATTATTGTCTGCCGATTCTTGATATGCCGAACGCCCCATCTATCTTCATATCGCTTGTTTGTGCCTGGAGCGATCGCAGACATCAGAATTGGATGTAAACGTAGCGGAAGTAGAGTTTTGGCCTCTTCAGGCGTAAGATTTTCTTCTACCATTCGCTTTCGGACTTGATAAATGATATGCTGGTCGAAACTTGTTGCGGCGATTTTATGCGCCGTATTAAACTTATTTAGCGGTACATCACATAGAACCTTTCTGATATACTCCTTATCGAATCCGTCATTGTATAAAGATTTAATGACATGAACAACATCTTCTGTCTTGTAGAATTCTCTATACCCTTCACCCTTTGGGGGCGCATTTTGACGTAATGCCCAAGCTTTCACTTCTGCTTTTTGTTCCTTTGTTAATTCTTCCCATGAGAACGGAAACATGCGAACGCGAATCATTGTTGGACGAGGTTCTTCGCGCTCCCATGCATCAATTAAATGCCGTCCGTCAATAACAACCAAATCAGTTGTAACGTATGGCGGACGTTTACGTCCAAGATTTCCTTCAATCCGCATTTCATTTACAGCGTTAAGATTCGTGATAGCGGCGGCACGCACATCAAATTCTCGCGGCCGAAGTTTAGTAAGCAATACGTCCACTTCTTTCCAATCTGTTAAATTAAGTTCCTGCATAAGTCTCCTTAGAAGGGTACTTGTCCCCAAAGTATTTTTCCAATTGCAGTGTACAACAAAACTTTCTTATCCCAATAACTACCAATATCCGTAAAGGCGCGAAGCATTCTATAAATCTCTTGCGCTTCTGGTTCTTCACGCTTTGTCAATGTGCCGGCAATATAACTTGACATACTTCTTATTGCAGCCTCAGGGTCTTCTATTCGTTCCATTATAGAACTAATCTGTTTCCAACTTCGTCCTCCTTTGATTAAGAATCGAGCAAGCTCAATTGCTGGGTTAGTATCACTGTCTATTCCAGCTATGATTGTGCTTAGTTCTTCGCGGTTCTGACAAGCGTGCCCTGCCTCTAGTGTTACTAACGCACGCCTTAATGATCCATCAGCAGCTTGTACTATTGCTTGAAATACGTCATTGCTTACATTCCATTTTTCAAGTTCGCATACTATTTGAAGTAAATCTTCGATATCAGTTGGTTTGGCACGTTTTAATGCTACAGGATAACATCTTGTTATAATCGTATCGGGAATTTTCTGCGGGTCAGTTGTACATAATGCAAAGTACGCAAAGCTTGGAGGTTCTTCAAGAAGTTTTAAAAGAGGTTTCCATGCATCTCGAGACAATGCATGACATTCATCAATGATATAAAGAACGTTTGGTTCTTCTGTTACAGGTCTTAGATGAGCAAATTCTGAGAGTCTACGAGAATCTTCGACCCCATTATTTGTAGATGCATCTATTTCTACTATACTTGCATTTAATTGCAACGCAATTATTCTTGCTAGCGTTGTTTTTCCAATTCCTGATGGTCCTGTAAAAAGGAAAGCATGCGGCTTAGTTGATTTAATTGCCTCCTCTAAGCCTTTAACTGCAACTGTATTTCCAATTACTTCATCAAAAGATTTTGGACGATAGCGGGTTATTAAAGGTTCCGACATATAACCCAATTATACTATTACTGAGGCTTTTCTACTATTTAGATATAAAAGCCATTGCAATTAAAAATCCGAGCATGATACCAAGAACGATGCCAACTTTCATCCCGAGCATGATGTTGTCGGATCTTTCGCGACGTTTAGAAAGTATCATAGCTTTCTCTTCAAGAGGAAGTGTATCTAGCCAATGAGAATCCTCTTCTTGACGTCTTCTTGCGCCAGATCGCATTATTCCCAGCATTTGCAATCTCCTTATAACTTATATGTCCCAGAACATTTCTGCGAATACCCTTCCACATCACCAAATCCATTTTGCCCTGTTCGAACAAAATAAGATGTATGAGTACCGATTCCGCCGCATTCGGGACAGCCTAGAATTTGGCGTAATCGTTGAACTTCGGCTGCGCTATATGTCTTTTCGACTTCAATAACTTCACGTCCTAACAAATTACCTTTTTCGTCATAGCGTACAATATCTGTAACTATCAACGCTTTTCTGCCAGCAGGAATATCTACTGCTATCCTCTTCTGAGTCATCGTAAACCAATCCCTTTGAAATTATAATTTCCTTCTCTAATAGCTTCTTCATCTGCGGCAACAGCATCTGCATAATCCGGGCGAAGTTTTTCTTGCTTTTTGCAATCAAGACAAATTTCATCCATATTATACATTGACATTGTATGAACGTTTGTTTCATTCCCGCATCTATCACATTTCATCGTCTTCAACCTTTCCCCATTTCATATAATACTTCTTCCCATCTTTTATGATGATAAGTTCGATTCCTATTTGTAGAAGTGCGTTAAGAAAATCTTTCATCTTTCCTGTTTTATAAGCATCAGGATATTGAGGATCTGTGTAAACGATTATAACTTGTCCTTCAATTTCCACGCCTATATCTTCTTGTAAATCGGATAAAACAACATGTGATGCATTGGGTTTTAAATCCTCAGGAACTGCTCCAGTCAGCCACCAACAATTAAATTTTCGGCATTCATTTGGTCGAGTATTATAAATATTACACTTGACTCCAACTTCACAATGCTCGCAATGTTGGAGCGGAGGTTTATTCAATTCATGGACTCCTAGAAGCGTGCAGCATAATGTACAATCTTCACACTTTCTTTCCACTTTTGGCTCCTTCTTTTCTTTTCATAACACGAAGCATTCCGAACTTATAATGCATCTTCTTTTTGAGAACTGCTACTTCTTTTGGTGAATCACAAGTATAGGCTTCTTGAACTAAATTATTTTCTGATCTATATAACACGTATTTCGGCTTAAATTTTTCAACGAAGTCTTGCGCTTCTTTATTTGTTACAGCCAAAGTGCGAATCATTTATTCTCCTTAGTCGCTCCTTGAGTTTAAGTATTTATTCTGCATGTCCTTCTATGTATGTTCGTTCCATCATGTCGCAAGCCTTACGTAATCGCTCATACAAATATGGAGCAATTACATCCGCAGTTGCTTGTTCTGCATACTGATATACGCCATTGACAAGATCGATAATATCTACTTCCACAGTCATTACGCGCGTGACTTTCAACGTTTACGTTCCTCATCTATATACGTATCTCGCAAGATATTTTGATAAGCGTTTAACTTTCCGCCCAATGCGGAACATGGCAACTCTTGAGCCTTTGCATCGTAAATCGCGATCTTAAGTAGTTGTATTCGCTTTTTGATTTTGGTTCTAAGTTTTTTGATTGTCATTGTTATTCACTTGCAGACCAAAGCGTTCTTCAATTGCCTTTGCCAACTGTTCTGCATCAGGAGAGACTTGCATACACGATCCATATTGATCGCCTTGTTCGATTTTATGTTGACGAATGAATTCCACAATTTGTTTCAAGAGTGTTTGGCAATTATTCTGAAGATATGGATCCTCTTCAGGTTTGTATGTTCCCATCAATTCGTGGCAGCCGCGACAATAATCTCCCGGCGCATGATAATGGTCGTCTAGTGGACGGTTCGGAGCAACTGGTTGAATTTCCTGCATATCAAAAATTACTTTCGTACTGAAAATATGATCCTTCCCATTTTCCTGCTTCTTCTAGCTCGCACCAATTTTTGCCAATCTTCCCTTCAGTCATTAGCGGAAGCGTAATAAAATCAAATCTAGGCTGTACAATTTCTTTTGCAATTACTTCACAATAAGTAGGAAGATCTGAATTATCAGGAAGAATAAATGTAAGATCATCATGCACATTAATTCTTGGTAAGAAGCAGATATCTTCTGATAAACCTTTTTCCATTAATGCTGTTTGCGCTTCTAGTACAATCTCTGCTCCCGTTCCTTGAATTGCCGAATTGATTGGCTCATGGCCTTTTAATACCTGATTACGAATTCTACCAGTTAAAGATACTACTGTTCCTGTTTCCTGATAGAGTCTAAACTGCTTATCAATCCATTTTCTAACTCCGCGATACTCACCCCAAAACTCTTCCAGAAGCTGATTTGCAATTGATAAAGGTAAAAGTGCTCTATTAGCAATTGAACTAGCAATCGAACCATAAAAGCTTGCAAAGACAAAATCTGTCTTAATAATATCTCTGCCTGCTTTTAGTATTGCTTTTTCTTCTACTTGATTTGTCTTTTCTCTTAATCTATCGAAATATGGCGGATATATTTCAATTACACGATTTAGCCACTTACTATGAATATCATCATGATTAATAAACTGCTTTCGTAACACATTGTCGTTACTAGCCATAACTAGAACACGAGCTTCTAGCTGGCCATAATCAAACGATGCTAAAACGTAACCTGGAGGAGCTACAATCTGTCGTCGTATCTCTCTATGTTTGCGTTTTGGAAAATTCTGAATATTTGGATACTCAGAAGATAATCGCCATGTCGCTGTAAATGTCGTTGTATAGTTTGGATGAAGTTTATAGTCAGCGCCTAGAATTCTATGCGTAATAATAGGCGTGACATAACGCGACCGTTGCGTTCTAACTTCCCGTGAATCTAATGTAAGATCTACTAACGGATGCGCGCCTGAGAATTTCTCTAATACGTCATCGACTGTTGTAAAACTGCCGCTTTCCGTTTTCGGTAAGTCTACCCTGCAATATTGCGTTAAGCATTTTGCAAGCATCTGAGGAGACGTTAAGGAAAACATCTTTCCATTATCTCGCTCAAATTGTTTAACTTCAGGCAGCTCTGCTGCGCGAGCGTCTAATTCTTCCTCTTGTTTCAGAAGGTCAGCGTTAAGCTTCTCAGTTTCATCGAGGCTGACTTCTAGTCCCTCCTTCTCCATTGCTGTTACTGATTTAATTGATTTAAGAGTGCGCGAATAATTTGCAATATCTGTATCTGAGAAGTTTCCGTAGTCTGCATAATAGTTAAAGAGTTGGAAACATCCCCACGCATCGTACGCATTATACTCTAGTACTTCTTCTAATGGAAACTGCAACAACCGCTTAGAATCAACACGGGTTAAACTTTTTACATCTACGCCTAGATGCAGTAATGTAACTGTTTCTAAATCCAACAACTTCATGCTTCGTTGCTGATGAATACGTCCAAGAACCATTGTATCTTCATACAATAGATCATGTGTTCCAGTTACAGACCATGTCCATAACAATTCAAATGCAGCATTGTGTGCGATCCATCGCCGCTTACTACGAAGCATTGTTTTAAATGCTTCTATGCCCCACTTGTTGAGCATTCCTGGCCAATCAACTGGCATGGCAAACGTTAAGTCGCCATCAGAGAATGCCGCTGTTGCTATTGCTGCATCACGTTCATAAGGCTTTAACTTTGTTGTTTCAATATCATAACCGAAAGGCTCTTTTAATTGGAAAAATAGATTTAATGCTTCTTCTGCTGATTTCGGATAAAGTATTTTACCTTTTGGTGGAGTATATAATGGCGGAGGATTTTCAGCGAAAAATGGAACACGTGCAAAAAACTTTGCAATATCTGTTTTGAACAGTGGTTCAACTACATTTACCTTCTTATCATTTTCACGAATATCGCGTCCAGAACGCATTACATAACTTGGATGGAATGTTGAAGAAAACCAAGTAGGCGTTCCGTCGGCCAACTGAATAGTTGTGTGTAATCCACGAATTCTGGATATTGATTTATCTTGAACGAAAAAGCTAGCAGCTACATCTCCTAGTGCAAGTATAGCATGTGGCCTAAGCTTGATTAAATCAGGCTCAAGAAAACCAGTTGTACAGCTATATACTTCCTGTTCTGATGGCGTTCTATTGCCGGGAGGACGGCAACGGGCCATGTTTGTAATGTAAAACTTATCCTGCCATTCGCGTGGAATAAGACCGCGAAGATATTGTCCAGACTTTCCAACAAAAGGTATTCCTAAACGGTCCTCTTCTTCTCCAGGAGCCTCACCGATAATTAGTACCCTGTACGGTGTTTCTTTTTCAGGGGGAATAATCGGAATTTTCGGATGCGCTAACTTCGGCCATTCTTTCTTTAAAGGGCATTTATCGCATCCTACCGAAAATGTATCAAATAAGAAAGACATTATTATCGATGCAGATTTTTCTTCGATGTTAATACTATTGTTAAATCAATTTGATCTATAACAGAATCCAATTTAGCTCCTTGGTCCGATACTTTAAATAAAGAAGCAAGTTCGTGTTTATCGAGACAATACATTGTAACGGTTATAGAATAAGGTTCAACTTTGATAGTATGCGCACAATCTTCAATATTTGCAGGTTTTTGATGTTCCTGAGGAATCGAAAATAGTAGCATTGAGGCGAATAAGCAAAGCATTCTCATATGATACTATACTTATTACTTAGGCGATTAATCGATCTCGATTTTTAATACACGATCTTTTGGAAGATGAATATCAGGGATTCCTTCCCATTTTTGAATATATCCCTCTTCGGTTTCGTGCATCGCTTCTGGGTCTACGTTCCAGAAATTGACTATCTGCTCCTTGTTTTCGGGATCGAATTCAAGGAACAGATAAGCAACCTTATGCGTAGAAGTGCATGATAGAGTAAAACGCATTTGAAAAAGGAGTTCCTGCTTTGTCATTAATCACCGCCAACGACAAAAATAAACTCTGGATCTTTTCCGCGAAGGACAAGCTGCTGATTTGGTAGATAATCTAAAACAATTGATTGAACATATTCCAATGGTTCCAATAACATATCTGCGGAATATGAGATAGAATTGTAATTGATATCTTCAGATGCGCCTTCAGCAATAAATTCTTCTTCCATCTCGCTTGCTATACCTCGATGTTGAAGAATTAGTTGTCCTTTTTCAATTTTAATGCCGACAGTGAAAGATACTTTTCTATCAGTTAATGCGCGAGCACGTGTAATAAATTTCTTGATTGCTATACTATCTACTTGAATTTCTGTTGTATGTGATTGAAATTTGTCGGCAACATGTCCAAGATCCTGTTCCAATCCGGCTGCGAAAGGTAAGAATGCCTTAATACCATCCCCTCGAATATAGACACCTTTTTCTGATACGTCCATCATACAATCGCGAAATGAATCTAATATAAGAGCAATAAGCTTAGGAATAGGAGGACGCAATGTGACGGCATGTTCAACAGGATAATCTTTTCCATCAATTGTTGCGGCAGCAAGAGCTGTTCTGTTGGACGACATAATATTGAGCTTGCCAAATTTTGGATCAATTACAATTCCATATAATCCTGCTGATACAGCGGCAGCTTCACATGCTGACGAAGCTACGCGTAAAGCATCTGCAAAATGTTCTGGCGGCGCCCACGGAAATACATCATGTTTTAATTTCTGAATTTTATGATCGCATGATACTAAATCCCAACAGCCTCTTGCGCGACCAATTCTGTAATAAATTTTATTGTCTTTTTCTGTGAACTCTATTTCTGCTTCGGGAGGATACGTACTTAAAGTCCCTAAAGCTACAGCATCTATTAAACTTGGTGATTTAATGCCTGTTGGAGGAATTGACATTTCAATATTTCCCCAATCGCTTTGTAACCGTAATGTAGTATCGCTTAATTCCAAACTTCTATATAGAGTCGAGAGCGAAGAACGATTTGAGAATCTAGAAGTTATTTTAACAATTGCATTTAATTCATTAACATTCATGCGGCTTCTCCTGTACTTTCACGTGCGCAAATGGTTGAGCAGAAAAATTATCTAAGAATGCTTGAAAATTTGGAAAGTCTTTTACTAGAATTTCGGTATACGACTTCGCCTTATATCTTGCTTGTACTAATTTGACAGTCGATCGAATAGCAGAAATTGCATCTTGTACAAATTCTTCAGAAGCTTCTGCTGTTGATTCCATACGATACCAAGATTTTCGATCTCCATCGAGACTTGGATCGCCCGTCTCTATGCCCGAATAATACCTAAATCTATATTGTAATACAACTTTTCTTATTCCTTCTATATCTTCATATCCGATATGTGCTAGAAAATCTTGGTCCTGTTGTTCTACTGCTCCAGCGACATACCATATTCCAACTGTTTTTCCTTCTTCGAGAATGATACTCACTTTACCCCTCTACCAGTTTGTTCGCCTGCTATTGCATTAGTTTTGATCTGTTTGTCTACAGGTCTTTGTTGTGAAAATTTCAATTGTGTTACTTCCCATCTATGTTCAAGAAATGCGCAGAAGCTGCGAATATAGTCAATTGCTAATGCTTTTTGTTCCTCTGTTGTTGCTTCTGACCAAATCATAGATTTGATATATTCGTCGCATAATTCATTAAGCTTCATAACTTGGTCCGCAAGAATTTGGATCCTTTGCAATTGTAAGCAACATCTTCATAATATTGAATAACGCGCAAAGGACTGCCGAAGGAGTAAGATTATTTTCCAACATAAATTTCTGGAGAAGTTCAGCGGTATGCGGAGTAGAGTCTCTAAATTCTGGATATTTGTAGACTGCAGCGGCAACAAGTTCGCGCATAGATAATTTATCAAGTTGTTCCTCCGCATTAGCTATTTCTACTTGCGATACAAAGAGAGAGTTCTTCAAATTGACCTCCTTCATTTATAAATCGTACTCGTTTAACTCCTGCCTCAGCCATTAATTTCTGACATGTAAGACAAGGCATACAATTGGCTAAGATTCCATTTGCAAGTTCCCTGTATACATACATTACCATACTGCTATTATCATAATGCTGTCGTTTAATTATAGCACGATGTTCGGCATGAATATTTCTATCAAACAATTTATTTCGTGCTGATGCTGGATGCGTCACGTAGTAAGTATTAAAGCCAATTGAAAGTAAAGCAGATTTAGCATACAATGCTGCCCCTATTCTTAAGCCTTCCCGCGGAGCGATAGCATATTTACTTGCTGCTTTTGCTACTTCAAACCCTTTCTTCCACGACTGGCTCGGCAAAGATTTCTGCATAGTAATGTTCCAGATATTCCCAAACAGCCTCTCCACCTTTTTCTACTAACATGTCAAATACTCTTTGAGCATGCAATCCTGATCCGTCGTAGTAACAAGGCTGATCGTTAAGATATTTACATTTTTCACGCACAGGATGCTGGCCGTCGTAGCGTTGTACTTTACTATGATATCCTACATCTGCGGGTAAAGGTTCATATAAAAGATAAGATTTACTTTTGAATTCTGCTACTACATGTGGCAAATGCCAATTCGTATAAACTACAAACTGAATTGCGCCTTCTTCTCCTTTAACAATCCAGCGCATTTCAACACCGTGAATTCCATAATTTTTCTTTGGATCGGAACTACGTTTATCATATGCAGGATCAAATTCTAGCAACCGCTCTAGTTTTTGCAAGTTCTTCCTCTACTAATTTCTTTGCGACTTGAAATATTCTTTTACCTTCTTCAATTGATACGACTTCTATTATTAAATGCTCCACCGAACAACTATAACTCATTTCTGGGAGATCTTCCTCTTCTGGATAAGTTGTTTCCTGATCCAGTGCTAATACGATTTCAAACTTCTGTTTTGGTTCAATCAAAGTTAGTTTAATCCTCCTTGATATAAATCTGACCAGGAAGTAACAATCAATCTTTGTGCTTCGAGTATTGAAATATTGCCTGCACAAACTTCGTTATGTAAAAAATTTTCAACTTCATCTTTTGCATGAGCGCCAAATCCGTTTTGCGGATTGTATGGCTGAGGCCAAAGATTTTCTAATTCGTCGGCGCCACCAAGTTCGAGTGGGATGATATGATCTATCTCACATGTTTCTGTTACTTTCTTTCCGGATTTTGTAATGCGGATTGTATCAGCACAAACATCAAGATGCGGCGCAACACCATATCTTCTATATACAAGCATTTTAGTTGCTTCGCTTGTATGTCGATATTCTTTTGTGCTATGGCCGCAAATAATAGAAAGATCCTGCGTTCGTGATTTACCGGGGCTAATAAGTGGATTCGGCGTAAGTATATGTGTTCCAGCTACATGATAATATGCTCCCGGTCCTATTTCTATAGCTACAACGGGAGGCTGCATTCGTTGATATTTTTGTTCGGTCTTACTCTGCGGACTTTGTCGCACCTCCACTACGACTAATACAACAAAAGCTAGGATGAACAGTCCTAATAGAGTAAAAAATTTCTTTTCGTTGGTCATTTAGAGGATCCGTTGTGGTTCTGTGTAATCGTCTGGATGTTCCTGCCAGCCACGACATAAGTAGGACATTGGATTTACTTTGCATTTTTCTACGAGCTGTTCTGTTGAAATATCTTCATAACATAATACTAAATTCAGTTGTTCTATTGTTACAGGGTCACCCTGTTTCATGCGAGCTAGATTCTCCGGCTGAAGAATTACAATTACTTGGTCGCCTTTCTTTGCTATAAGCATAGTCACCTTCTTCTTTAAATAGGCTTTAACATTACTTTTCTAATCGTATCCAAATATTTTCTTAGTTTAGGTTGCGACTCGCAAAATGCTTTTGGATCGTATAAAAATGGAATCAGCCGTTCTTCCATGAATGTCTTTGGTGCAGTAGCAATATAGTGATACGAAGCCAAAATATCTTTTACACCTAATACATACAATAAAGGTAAGTTAAAATACCATGCACTGGGACTAATTGCAAAAGTCATTTTAACAGGCCCCTCGCGGACAAAGCCTTGTAAACCGCCTTTGTATTCGGAAGGTAAGAGCGACTTTTGTTTCTTAAATGTAGTTATCGGTCTTGTCGCTTCTTGCAAACGAATTAAATCACTGGCTACAAGATAGCTTCGGATCATTGCCATTTCACTTGCAGATACGTTAATACTCATTACCTTTTCTGGATCTAATCCAAGCTCCCTAATTTCTGCTTCCCATGCTTCTTTCTTTGGAGCGGGATCATCCGTAGATATGTAACTAGAATCACGGATAGAAGTAGAACGAAGTTGATAAGATTTACCTTGCAACTTGACACGGGCGGCTCTGCCGCCTTGAATCATCCACGTAGCAGAGTCAGCAGAGTAGAAAGGGTAGGTGAGCATAGTATATAACTCAGTATTGCCGAATGAGTGAGTTTTAACAATTGCCCGCCCCGCTGAATCAGTAATATAAGTCCACACAAGGTCATGCCACACCTTACCTTCAACTGGAGAGACTAATGATGTTGCTGATAGTCCTATATATTGTGCGCTTTCAAGCATTTTGTCAAGCCATTTTAAATTTTCACGTGCGTGGTAAACTGGCATTACATCAATACCACGTTCGCGCATATAGAAGAAATTCTTCATTCCTGCTTCAGCTGCTGTTTCTGGATCTCCTGGATTAATAACATCAAGATTAATTGCTTTTGTTATTTCTTTGTCATGTTTCTTACAAAAGTCAATATACTTATCTATGTTAATTTCTTTTCCACGCGTGAACGCGCTATACGCGCCGCTATCTAACAACAACGATACTACTGGATCTCCCATATTATTCCGATATAATAACTGGATCTTCTTCTTTCCGTGATAATTCATTCAATTTTTGTTTTTGCATTGTTTTTTGTAATATTTTCTGTGCTTCGTCTGCAATTCCTTTGAAAAACTCGTCAAGTTCTTTCCAAATGCTTTCTAAAACTTTGACATCAGCTTCATCAGGCGTTGCTTTTGTCGGATCAGCTGTTCCTACTAATGCAGCTACCATTGAAGAGGCTCCTGCATAAAAAGCTTTCTTCGTTTCCAAAACCTGAATTTCTCCTGCTTGTTTTGGAACAGCTACTTTTCGATAAATCTCCCACTCTGCTTCAAATCTCTTCATTTAGTTAATCTCTCCGATATTACTCAGAATTGTATTCAATAAATACTTCTTTGCCTGCGTCCTCAGGATCGAACGTGAATATCTTTTTTTCATTAGCTTTTACAACTTTTTCAGGAATTCCTTCCTTATCTAGAACGATAGCAATATTTTCAACTTGATCTTGATCTTCTGAAGCCATAGATATCACATTCCTATCAACTTTAAGAATTCTGCTCTTACTTCATGCTTCGTTAGCATCTCTCCGCGTAAAGCGGAAGTTATTGTTTCGGAACCAGGACGATGAATACCTCTAGTTTCAATACAACTATGCTTTGCCTTTAAAACAACTCCAACACCGATAGGATAACAATTACTATCAATAAAGTCAGCAATTTGATTAGTAAGGCGTTCTTGTACTTGCAACTTTTTACTAAATAGATCAACAATACGAATCAACTTCGAGAGCCCTAAAATCTTTCCATCAGGTATGTATGCAATATTTGCTGTCCCTGAAAAGATTGCCATATGATGTTCACAACAGGAATTAAAAGTAATGTCTTTCATTATTACCATTTCATTAACTTTTTCAGCGCCGTCCTCAAACTGACCTCCGAGAATTGATTTCATTTGCTTGTTAATGAATTTTGTATTATACCCCGCTCCCCAATCATTCTCCCAAGCTTTGATAACGCGTTCAGGAGTCTTGAGCAGCCCGGGGCGATCCGGATCCTCCCCAATATACTGAAGAAGTTTTCTTACTGCTTCCAGCGCCTCTTCACGTGTTACTTTATGTCTTACTTTTTCTGAGTACAGCCGCTTCATGTCTCCTCTTATTTGATTCAAGTATTCCTATCACAACTTTCTTTTTCATATCCTCCGCTCTATCTCCATAAATTTCTTCATATGTTCTACCAAGTCGCGCTTTTGATAAGCGTGCTCTTCCTTCAGGAGATACATTTCTAGGTTTTCTATTTTTAATGCCTATTATAGCACGTATTTCTTTAGACAAAGGTTTATCTATATGTCGCCTTGTTTGCGCTGCTGATTTTCTCTGTTTTAATTCCTCAGAGTCTTTTCTTCCAAGAGTTTTTCCTTTCAACGCCTTAGAGATATTATTACGCCATTGCTCATTATGCGTCTTTCCCTTGCGTTGCTGAGACATCAAAAGTTTCGTCGAAAGACTTGCTTTCTTTCCCAGATTTATTTGTCGAAGATGTTCTTTTGCCTCTTCGGACATTTTTCGTTTTACTGTTAGTGTTCCTCCCTGTCCTCCGGTCTGCATGTTATATCCAAAATTAGTATCACATGCTGAGTAGTCTTTGATAAATTTCTTTTCCTGCTCGTCTAGTTCTTTGTTGTCAGAACAGAAATAAAGCTCGACTAATTCAAATGCGTCTTTTCCAAAATTTCGGATAGCTTGGTGAAATCTATACGGACATCCTGAGAAAGCCTCGTCTAAATGTTCAGCCCAGCGTACAGATAGAGTACGGGAAGTTTTTCCTACATATACTTTATTTTCAACTTTATTTCGAATTAAGTATATTATTCCCATTGTAAAGATGGGCGGGGGTTATACTGCTCCCCGCCCTACTTGGCTTACTAGTCATTACTTCGCTGTCTCTTCTCCTTTAGAAAGTAGCGATTTAACTTTCTCTGCAAATCCTGTTCCTGCAAACAGGCGATCTAAAACAGGACCAATACCTTGCTGTTCTTGCATTGCCAAAGGAGCAATAGCTGCCATAACATCTGTCAGCAATCCTCGATCAGCAAGCATCTGCAAGACTGCAACAAGCTTTGGATCTACAGCACCCATGCGTTCTTTGAATGCTGCTGTTGTCTTTAAGAGCCACTCGCCCTCTTCTTTGTGAAGCGCAGCTAAACGAACTAGCTCTTCCGCATGAACTGCGGTTTCTTTCTTTGCAAGAGTGATTTCATCTTCCTTCTTCTTTGATTCACGAATTGCTGTTTCTGTAATTCCAGCAAGCGAAGATTCATGAAATGCTTTGCTGTACTCACGTTCCAGCGTAAGTTTCTTCAGCTTTGTTTCTGTTTGCATTGCAACAAGAGCCTGCTCAATTGCTTGAATAGCCTTCTCTTGCTCCTGCTCTTGCTGTTTTTCTGTTAGCGTTAATGTTCTCTTAACAGCTTGATTTTGTGAATCGAGAATCATTCGCGACACTGTTGCATCTTCAATTGTCGTATTTAAGACTTCAACATCGTAGATTCGCATTCCGTTTTCTTTGAAAGCTAATCCAGGACGTTCAATCTTTTCTTCCGACTTTCCTGCGGGCGGTTTCGTGCCAAGAATCGTATCGCGAACAATGATACTTGACTGATCCATCAAATCTTTAATGGATTTTGTCTTCGCAACAGCTCTTAACAGCGATCTGCAATGATCTGTCATAAACTTCACATAGTTTTCTACAGCGAAGAATTTCGTTTTGTCGCCTTCGAAATTTACTCTGTAGCTGACCTTGATCGAAGCCTGCACCATATCTCTTGTTTCGACATTGATCGTGTCAGAAACTTTGTTGTGATCGACGCGTAAATATACGTCATGAAGTAGTCTATCTGTCGTTTTCGGATTGCCCGATGATAATACGATCTTTTCCAATGTCTGATCGTATTCGAGCAGGATTGTTGCAGGACCTTTCACGACTTCTCGTTTCCCCGATTTATCTACAACTTGGACCGCATATCCAGTCCATACATTTACCGTCGGGGGTCCGTCGTATTTCGTATTCAGCGTTAGGGATGGCGGAGGAGTAAATTTTCCGCCACGGGATACTTTATCCCCAAAAGCAGCAGGACCAGCACTAGCACTTGCACCGCCAAGGTACGATTGAACAAGTGCAGACGATCCGCGTGTCCCTCTGTTAATGGAACGATTCAGATCCATCGCTGCGCTGTAACTTGTGTCTTGTACATAGTTGACTGTAGTTCCAGCCAACTCAGCAAGATTTCTGTTATATGCAACAGCTTCAGGATTTCCCTGTCCGGGACGATTTGGATCTGGATACCAGAGCGCTACTGTACGTTCATCCAAAACACGTCTGACAATAATTTGGAAGCGCGGATCTGGCAAGAAGATCTTCTCTCCGCGTACCATTTCAACTCGTCCTGTATTCTTGTCAAGAACGTAGCGAGCTTCGCCTTTTGGAATTGCTATTCCATAGTAGCGTTGACGCTTAAATGTTCCATCTTCGCTACCGTACTCGATAATAGCATGTTCCGGTCTTGGGTAGTAAATGCGCTGAGTCTTGCCCGTAATGAATAATTCGTCTCCAACTTTATATTCATATTCAGGTACAGCCGATTTTGGAGGAGATGGAGGAGCTGCTGGATCGGAAGCACTCTTTTCTTTCGCTTTAACAGGTCGGCCAATCCAATCGCCGTCGTACATGCCGGGATAGTTGATTGTATCCGTGTAGTCTGCAATAACTTTGACATACAGACCCATTTGATCGTTCAGTTCGATTGCTTTGAACTTAACATTCTGTCTGTTTGGAGAACCTGTCGTATCTCCTTGATCCGTTGCTGAACTCTCTACTCGAGTGACAAAAGATTCAGTAGCTGTAGGAAATACAACTTTTGGGCCAATCTCATACCGCTTAGACCCATTCTGGTCTAGCAAGATGCAATATTCCAGACGTTCGAGTGTCACAGCTTTCCGGATGTATTGCATCTTTGTGATCGGGTCTTGAACAACTTCAATACCGGTCGGCGGCATAAAGAAGTTGACGTCTGTTCCAGCAACGATCAATAATTGTCCTGTTACAAGTTCTCGCGGCTTTCCAAGTTCCGACGGCCAATTTTTCTTTGCTTCTTCTACGTTATAAACACGTACAAGAATGTATTCGTTTGATTTAAGTTGATGGCCCGGAATGGGAGTGGCAACTTGTCCTGGCCATAATGCAAAAGTAGCAGGACCAGGAATGTTAATCTTCCGGCCAATCTTTAGCTCGACCATGCCCTGCGAAGCTCCACTATTTGGATGAATTTTCTTTTCGTCATCCGCAGGATTTTCGAGAACGATGTAGCTGCCTTCCGGCACTGATACATGCTGGCTAATGGCGTCTTCCAACTTAACGCCGATAAACTTACCATCCTTGTAAATAACCGGCCTATCTGTTCCAGTTAATCCTTGCTTAAACGGACCAACTAAAACTGAAACAGTTCCTTTAGTTTCATCTTGAATTAAGGCATATTGGTTCTGCGCTAGAACCAACTCGTTTCGCTGCTCGCTTGCCATTGTGTTCTCCTAAGTTTTTAAATCTTCCGGTTGCGGTTTAGGAACTGGTGTATCGTTCCAATATCCAAGCTGTCGTGCTAAATGTATCACACGATAAATATCGCCTATATTGACTGCGATTGTGTTAAGCTTAACATTTGGCCAGTCTGTAACAAGTAGTTCGTACAATTGTTTTGCTGGCATACCTTCATGTGTAATTGCTGCTATCCGTATTGCATCTACTATACCATGCTCGCGCTTCTTCTGTCTATTTTCTGGAATAGTAGGTAATGGCGGAGCATAATCAGATTTAAAACCATCTGGTCCAGGAATAGGAAATGTAGCATTTCTTGCTGTTGCTGCTTTATTAAACCAATTCTGTGCATCAACCGATAACGCGTCCCATACACTATTACTTACTTTATTTACAGTTTCTACTAATCTATACAGAAACGCATTATTGTCTTCGCCGTCTATCTGCGAAATTGGCTCAACAGTACGAGCTGCTTTTAAGACTTCTTCGAAGACATTCACGATTAGACTCCTTTAAATCTTTCGACTAAAGGATCTTTTTCGCCTGCTTCTTTGAAGCCAAAACTTCGTAAAATACAAGAATGACATTTTCCGCAAGGAGGAACTTGTCCCGCATAGCACGTATGACTATATGCCAATGCTTCCCAACAACCTGTTAGCTGTTTTGATAGTAAAACTGTCTCCTTCTTTGACAACTTTATTAATGGCGTATGAATTTTGAATTTTTGCGCGGTTCGCCCAAGAGCCATATTTATTGTCTTAGCTTGATGCGATATAAAATTTGCTCTGCAATCTGGATAATTAGCATTATCCATCTCACAAACGCCTGTAACTAAATCAAAAATGCCTTGATGAATTGCTCGATTTGCTGCTAAAGTTAAGAAGAAAGCATTTCGCATTGGAACAAATGTTAACTCAACTCTGTCGCCAATTATCTTATCCATTTCTTCATATGAAGAATACGTCTCTAATGCATTCGCTGGATCAGTTAAAGGCGAGCAGCTTTTCAAAATGCCCGGAACATCTACAACTTCATGTCTAACACCAGCTAGTTCAGCTATCTTCTTTGCTGCATTTATTTCTGCAGCATGCCGCTGTCCATAGTTAAATGTTAGAGCTACAACATCAAACTTCTGTTTGGCCCAAAAAAGACAAGTAGTTGAATCTTGTCCGCCAGAAAAAATTACTAGTGCCTTTCTTCTATGTTTCGTCCTTGGTCGTCCCATACTACTCCTTAATATAAAATACCATATCTCTCCTTTCTTTATTCACGAACTACAATTTTTTTCTCTCGTTTTGTAGCATCCTTATGCTTACAGCGAGGACATCTATTTCCAGGAAAAATCAGTGCAGCATCGCAAATATTGCACCACATCCGTCCTGGTTTATGTGGCTCACGTTTTAGTTCACGATTTGTTCGACTATATCCATCTTCAATCTTGCGCTTCATTTCAAATATCGCCTTAGTTCGAATGGTCCAAAACGATAACTAACATACGGTTGCGGTCCATACATAAATGATGTATTCAGTCGAAATACTCTATGGAATGCCCAATGTCGCCAGTATACGTAAAATTTCCACATTTGCACCTCGAAATTGGTTGGCACGTCAGGGTTCGAACCTGAATCTTCTCCATAAAGAGTGGAGTGCTTTGCCGAGCTTGATAAACTTTCGTCTATCGTACTATTTAAGCTACGTGTCATCACTTGTAAAATTTAACAACTCCCAGCTTCGTCTTTCCTTGTTGCCATTACTTTTGCCGACACTCCATATTTGTTTTCAATAAATTCTCGCAGTACATCCATTACGCAGAAAAATTCTGCCGGCCCTTCAAGTTCATCGAAGCAAATATCCATTATTCGCTCACTGACGGCTTTCATTTTCTTTTGACGTTCTTCTGAAATCGCTATAAATTCAAACTCTGCAGATTCTGCTCGCGCTTGTTCTTCGCATCGTTTTACTTCTTCAAGTAATTCTTGTGAAGTTATCTGTATTGCCATTTTAATCTCCTATTGTTAGTTTTGTAGATTGTTTGTGTTATTTTGGATTACTCCAACAGCATCTCCGGAAACGCCAAATACCTCATTCATATAGTGCTGGAGCAAAGACAAAACTGCAACTGCATGTTTTGGCGAAGGCAGATCATTACGAAGAATTTTTAATATCTTCTCACCGGCCTCTGTTATAAGCTGTCTATCTCTACCTTCTATGTTTAAAACATCTACATGAACATCTTTATCTTGCTGTTTCTTAAATGTCTCGATTTCAAATTCTTCTTGCGACATCGTTTTCATAGTAATTATTATCCTTCCCTTAAATTATACCATTACCGGTATAGATTTTCTTGTTATATTAAACTAGCTTCAGTAAACTCTACAAAATCGCCTGCTCCTTCTCCCTGACGGAGGCTTTCTAGGTAAGCTTCGTACTCTACACTATCTTCTTCTGGATCGTATCCTTGATACAAAGCGAATTGTTTTATTGCTTCTTCTTTAGTTTTTGCATTCGCGACGTAGTAAAGTTGTGTACCTCCGTCGCCCCGTCCATCATAATAAACTATAACAACGAACATATCAATCCTTTCGAACAAGATCGAACATCTGAATCGTTTTAACAGGCGCAAATTTTTCTTTATTCTTTCTAACGCCAGGAGTATAGTAACCACTGTCGTTTACAAACTGTATTCCTTTCTTATGCATTTCTTGCATTAGATGGATAAAAGCGAAATCTGCCAATCCTCGTTTCGTTGTATCTGCTTTGCACGTTATATCTTGCCCGAATCCCGCCCTGCCAATTGCAGATGTGCCAAAACTACACGCACACGGTTTTCCATCAACGTAGTATACATATGCGAAGTAGTTTTCGCAATCAATTTTATCATAGAAGGTTTCTATCAGTCTAACATCTCTACCAATTGTTAACCTGAAGAACTTCTTTGCGTGTTCAGATTCTTTCCAATCTTCAAAAACTTTGATTGCATCTTTATAATTATCAGGACTTAAAACTTGAATTTCAGGCTTTAAATCTTCACGAACATGCTTGAGCGTATTACGAAGACTACTATAAGTTCGGCCTTTTATCTCTGAAAGGATTTTTGCATCCTGGATAATGTCATCGCTTGTTTTAACTTTATGCCAACCCTTTGTTTGTCCGAGAAACCATTCGGCATAACCTATTGTAACATCGCATATCTTAACAGGATGTTTTGATAAAGGCGTTAGCATATCTACCACACGCAGAATATCTTCTACTTCCGCAATCGGTGTATGTAAGAAAAATGTTGGAGTAGAATCGAATTTTTTAACTACAGGAATTATTTTTACTGTATCGTGGCTATTTACGTCTTCGTTTAAGAATAGCTTTAAACGGCCTACATTCAGATACGCGAATGGGTAAATTCTTGAATGCGCATACAATACATCCGATTGCATTGAGTATAGCAATTGAAAAATACTTTCAAATCTTGCAGTATGCGTTACGCGAATAAAACCTTTCAACTCTTGTGCTTCAAACAATGAGGACATACATTAGTACTTCTTTCTGTAATTTTCTTCTTTGTGCCGAGCCGTTTAATTAAAGTATTATGAAAAGGACAGTATATGGGCTTTGGACCACTCTTCGAATAAAGGCCAAACGTCATTCCACACAGTCTGCAACTAACAGGAACTACTTCCTGATGTGGAGTATCTGAATGCATACTAGGAAATTCAGATTCGCGAAAATAATTCCGCGTCGTTTCTTTGTCGAAAGGCAACGATGAAGTAAATTCTATTTCTTCATCTTCTACTTCTTCCTTAGATTTTCGACTCATCGATTTTTCTCTTTTTTCGTAATGCTATGCGAGCTAAATGATTCAGAAGTTTATATCTTGTCGATTTTCTGTATTTATAATAAGCAGGGGACCGTTTATAACAAACATGACATTTACGAATACCGCGCATGACATACTGGTGTTTTAAACACCGTTTTTCAGAGTGATTTCTGCATGCTATAAACATACTTTCCCATTTCGCAATACGCTTGTGTTTATTGCGGCGCAGACTTTCTCTCGATCGACGCCTGACATCTTGTTTGTTCCTAAGATACCACTCGTGCTGATATTGCTTCTGCTTCGTCGGATCTTTATAGGGCATGTGTTAATAAGTCTGTTAGAGCTTCTTCCCATCCTTGTAAAACAAGTTTGTGTTCTTCCAAACATGCGCTTTTCTGACGTTGTATGGCGTCAAGAATAAATTGTAACTTATCCGCAGAATCGTCATTGTGTGTAGACATTACATACTTTTTAATTTCGTCCAATGTGGCCATTTTGTTGCCTCCTATGTTATTTCGTCATTACAACGTTTCAAAACACGATTAAGAATTTCTATCATATCTGCACGCGAAAGATCGTGATCGTGAATTGATCCTATAGTCTTACGAAGTTTTCGTTTCTCACTATCTATAATGCGATTTACTTTCTGCAACTTTATATTTTCCAGTTTTAATTTCCTAATCGCGCCTGTGCGTAAATCTTTTACGACTGGCGGATTTATTCTTGGATTTTCACCAGGAGACCCAAACATTTTCATTCCTTAATGAAATCTGGAGTAGGTGCTAAGTCAGAATGTTCCTCTAAATCATTATCTTTTCTAAATTTCTGCGATGTTACGAATCCAATAGGTTTGCCGCGCGGATCAGTTGCTAAAACGTAGGCAATTTTTTCCAGATCGCTTAACCTGGGAGCTGTTTTATCTGCAAAATCTGAACACTCAACAACGCGTTTAAAAGGCACAACAATCTGCTTATCGTAATGCGCTAAACAGAAAGTCACCTTCTCACTAGCTGCATCACCAACAATGATCTGAGAATTTCTACAGGTTTCACAAAGTGATCTTCCGTGAAGGGGCGTTCCTCCATCAACTCCGCGCCATTTCATTTTTACTCCTATTGTAGAAGTCCGTATAATTCTTTTGTAAGAGCTTCGTGTTTATCTTCTTTTATTCCACAAACTTTCAAAATACCTTTGAATAAATTCTTACCTGAAGCATTAGGCAGATCTGCCTTTATCGTATCTATGATCTCCGTAGGAGTATTAATCAATATTTCAAGTATAGATCTTAATTCCTTACTAGCATCGATCAAAGTATCCGACATATGAATATCTGCTTCGGCGTATACAACTTTGGGAAGAGCCTGAGTTATTAAAGCTTTTCCTTCACGCAGCTTACTGTCTCGTTTAGATAGCGTGTCAAACCAATGCGCTGTCATGCGCATAAATAAAAACATAAACTGCTGCTCTGTCTTAACCGTTTCTCCATATCTACGTCTACATTCCAAATAGCATAGCATGCATTCACTCATGCAGTCGTCCATGTCGCCGACAACGTATGCTATTCGCCATCCGTTTTTTACACAATAATTATAACTCCATTTCTCAAAAACGGATCCTTTCCATTCCGGAATAACTACATGTCTTTCCAAATGATACTCCTGGCTTTATACAGATTCGAGTACAATGGTTCCTTCTATTGTAGTAGCAGATGCTTTTTCTTTTTCATTAGCCATCTCTGCATCTAAATAGATATTTAGTGCGATTAGCATTCGTTTTTCTTGATATGTAAGATTTGTGCGAACAAGAGATTTCAATCTATCGCGTTCTGCTGTGATTACTGCAACGGCATCGAACATCTTATTTCCCCTTTTTTCGTTTTACTTTCATTAAATGGGCCGTCTTGCCTGATTTTTCACAAAACGACTTGACCCACGCTTTTTTACTGTCGCGTTCCACAATCTTCTTGCAATATTTACAATAGTACCTCATATGCTTTGTTTCTCTTCTATTGGTTCCCACCAGCATTCATAGCCACGAAGCACAGTCTTATCATCTAATGTTATAACGGGAATCTGAATCATTTCTCCATGAAATTCTGTAGATTCAAATTCCGTAATTGTTCCAAGCTCAAATGTATGTTCTGGGTGCGGTTGGCGGGGTACGATTTGAGTTCCGCCATTATCTGAAAGAATGATATTTTTAACATTTGCTATTCTGACACGCATTCCGATATACATTTAATACCTCCATCAAATGTTAAAGGCTCGTGATATTTCTATGCAGCGCATACTTCTAAAAAGTCAATCACTTGTACTCCTAATTGTCGCACACGTTCCAATTTCTTCAAATCTTCGTATGATATCTGTTGCTTCACGCTTCGGTAAATATTCCAGGAGCGGAGAAGAATTCGGAATGAAGTCTGCAAACTCTTTTGATTCTTTCAACCCCATACCTGTTACTTCACGAATGAGTTTAATTGTGGCAATTTTGTTTGTATAAGAATCTAGAAATATTGAATTATTGTGTTGTTCTGGCTCGCATGAAAGCTTCTCAGGTTCAGCAACTTCTGGAGCTAATGCTATTGCTATCTCACGGAGCATTGTGCACATAAAGAAAAGCATTTCTTGCGGATCTGTAGGAAGTGCGAGATCGCGTAGTTGTTTCTTTGTCATAATCCTCTTATTAATCTTCTGGCTTCTGGTTCTGTTAATTGACCCCAGTCTTTGATGCCTTCTGGAAAATGAAATAGTGTAACGTTTGCTTGTGTGCAATAACTTTTTAACAAACTAGTTTCTTTTTCATATTGCTCGAAAGGTACATCGCCATCAGGGCAATTGATTATTGTCCGGTAACCGGTTTTGCGCAGATGTACCAAAAGTGCAGCGCTTAGCTTATTGCCACATTTACCAATCAAATCTAGCTGCGTAGTAACCGTCGCAATGCGCATTGCATCAATGCCTCCTTCCAATAATACAACTGTCGAACTTCCATGAAGGCATTGAAAATATCCATCCTCATTAGAATGCGTTAGATATCTTGGTTCGAGATAATCCCGCATTGCTCTGCCAGTCCAGCCAACAGTTAATGGAATAATTAATCGTCCTGCCCACTTGCCTACTTCATCGATCTTAAGATTAAACTTTTTCGATGCTTCTGCGGGATTAGTAAAATTACGTTTTTTCAAGTACTCAAAAGCTTCTTCGTTTTCGGCAGCGTCTTTAAAGTAAGCAAATGCTGCATAACTTCTTGTATCCGAATACTCCCGTTGTGCGCTTGACTTTACTTTTTGATCTGCAAATTCTTTTGCAGGAATTTTCAATTTCCATAATACGTTTGCGATGTTTCGTCCCGCATGCGAAGGATTACGGAAGCAATAAAATCCCATTCCTTCTTCGCTAATGCTCATGTGGAAAGAACGATCTTGCGGTCCGCAAAAAGGACATGCTATGTTAATATGTCCTCTGGAACAATTCGGTCCTTTATCTCTCCACTGAATTCGATATTTGTCGAATAACTTTCGTAAGTCTAACATTCATAACTCAATGTGTACGCGACCGATAATCAGCCCAGATCCTGATACCCTTAATACATCTTTTCTTTGTTGCACACTAAATCCACAAGATATAATTTCTTGACGAATAATATCTGATACTTCATAATTCTTGTTTTGATGCGCAAATTTCAAATCTTGCATTTTTGCAGTCAGCGCATCTTGTGTCGCACTACATTTCAAGCAAAAAGGTGCAGGATTTGAGCACGATGCAATAGTTATTGCAGCGCATTCAACGCAATTAGCTTGAGTATTTAGCATACTAGATTTTAATATCTTTACATAAACTAAGAGCTTTGATTGCGCCTAATCGAAAGGCTTCTCCTAAAGCATCTTCAATTATAAAGTATTGACTTTCATAAATACAGCCATCAAGTCCAGCGTCAGAGCGTAATTTCTGTGCTAACATTCTTTCTTCTTTATGCGAATCTTCTACAATCTGTCCGTATATTTTCTGTTTATCTGTTGTCCACCCCGGTGTTTTTCTATTCATCTAAATAACCTCTTGCTTTTGAATACTCAGCATATTGATCTATTCTTTTTCTTTTTGCTTCTATTTGATTGTGCGTTGGTCCCTGCAATTTCAACAAGTAGCCGACAGCAAGCAGATCACAATATTCTGCTTGCAGTCGTTCCCAGTTTGTTTGCGGATGCTCTCCGCCTAACATATCCGGAGCAATAGACTGACTTTCATTTGCTCCGAATTGCATGAGTTTCGATACTCGTTGCTGAACTTCAGCGCACTCTTCCATTAGTTTGAGATACAGCAATTCTTGTTTTGTCATCTGCTTTTATTCTCCAAAACTTTATCGTGAGTATGAATAATCTTATACAATGCAATAGCTAGCACGACGACAGAAACTGCAGCAATGGATAAAGCAATAACTATTGTTTGCGCAAGAGCGCTCATAAGGCTCCTTTATATCCGAATGTTGACTTTGAAATCTTATTTATAGTCATCGCATGTCTAGTTCTTACAAATGCTACGCTATCATTATATCGTATCTGCGCCGTAAAAAATTCTGCTTCCGAAGTATAATCGTCGCGTTTTGGAACACGTAATAGTAGACGCTGTTTAACAGCTCGAAAGACTAACTCAGCAATAAATGATAAAGATCTTCGAATTGTAGAAATTTCTTCTGAGTTATTAGCTTTTGAACGTGCAATCAATGGACCCATGATATCATCGTAATGGAAAGCATTCTTTAAAGGATGATATCTCGGATTAATTCCCTTCGTTTTACTTACATCCATCGGAGGCATAGGTCTCCTCTCTATCTACGAGCGTGCTTTCGATTTTATCGACAATTTTTCCAACATCGCAGTTGTAAAAACCTGAAGAATTGGGGGAGTTGAACTCGATAATTTTATACTCTCCTTCGCGAGTTCTAGCTACATCCATGACAATGTTTTTACTGGGAAGCTCTTTTGCAAGAACTGTAGCTTCATCCCAAACTTCCTGCGAAATTGGTTCATAGATACATCTATAGCCATCACGCCGATATAACGATCCTGTTACCACTTCTCCGTCAATAACAAAAAACCTCCACTCTTTGTCAATTCTTTGAATCGGAGAAACGGCTAGTACTACATCACCATCTAGATGGGCATGTTCAATTACCCATGTATCCCAGTCATCTTTCTCTGGTTCCAAAACCATCCCTGTTACAAGTTTTGGCTTTCTAGATTTAACAAACATTGGTTGTTTAATCCAATTCTTTCTTAAATCTGAAACTAGCAGAATGTCAATGAATCGATTTAACATTTTGTTAGAATATGGCCAAAGTCTAAGTTGAAGAGGATCATACAACTCTTCTTGAAAATACATTGCAGGGTAATATTGTGGGTAATCTTTCTGTATCTTCTGCAACAATTGAATTGAGCCATAAAACATACAAGGCTTTGAAGCGTCTATTTCTTCAAGCCCTGTTAGTTCATGACTAAATGGAATAATTCCTATTCCAAATGTCGGCAAATTGCGCGCTTTCGCAGCTTCGAGAAGTTTCAATGTATGTGTATCAGGAAGCTCTGTACATTGAATGCACCATTGCATAGCGCCCTCTTAATAATCATTTTCGTCATAGTCTTCGTTTTTGTCTTCTTCATCGCAATCTTCGCATACAGGCGGATAATTCCCCGTCATAGCGCGAGTTATGTTAGTGATAAAATAAAAGAATAATCTAAGGCCAACAAGACACGCAATTATAAAAATAGTACCAAGAATTGGCGAGTCAGAAAACCACGTAAAGAAATTCATATTATGCCTTTGTCGTTCCTAACTTGCAGAAACTACATGTACAGCCTACTTCGTGTACTGTGGATCCCGGCTGCGCAACGCTCTGCTTTAGTTTCTTCCCTGATCGAAAATTGTGTTCGTCAACACTTGTCCTATTGTGCTCACCAAGTTCTTCTATCGTCATAAAGCCCTTCTTGCATAACATGCACCACGCATTATAATTATCTGGAATATGAAACTTAAACATTTATCGCTCCTCACGTTTTATATAACTTCATCAAAACTCTGAATATTATCTACAACTGCAGCATCTAAAGCACGTCTGCGCTTTCTTTTTTCTTTGAAATACTTTACTGCATGGCAAAGTTTGCTCCCGCAATTAAGCTTTGCCTTATCGCAGGAATGCCTAAATGGAGCGTCTTTTGGATCGTCTTCCGAGTAGCGAAATCTATAAAACAAAGTTAGCAGTTGTTTTCGGCGACGATCCATAATCGTTGTTCTATTGTGTCTACGCGAATGTAAAGAATATGGATGTCTCATAACGTTCTCCTTGATTATCAGCCAACACGATCTGAAAATTTCTCGTAGATATCTGGTGTCTTTTCTTTGTTAGGCCATATTTTTCCGAGTATATGATTACATGTCCTTCGTGACATATTTTCACGAACTTCTTCTAGCTCTAACGGAAAGAATTTCGTTTCTGGGCTATCGACTCCAACATCAAAAGAGAATCCAGCAGGAGGAAGTTCTCCATGCGAATGCCCATATAAATGCCATGATCCACGCTGCGAATGCGGCCAAACACGCATTCCGTAATGACACAATATAAGCTTCTTCTCTTTCTTTGCAGATACGCCAACATCCAACACCTTGAGATCACAAATCTCTTTGAAATACTTTCCAAATACTACAGGATTAACTTGAACTAGTTTATCGTGGTTTCCCAAAACTAGCGAATGTGTCCCATTCAATCTATATGCAATATCCAAGGCTTCTTTTAGAGTTAAAGATTGCCACAAGAAATCTCCAAGATGCCATGTGTGATCGCCAGGCTTAACCTTCGAATTAAAATTCTCTATTAGCCTTTCTGTCTGTTCGTAAACATCTTTGAAAGGCCGTTTGACATGCTCGATGATTCGGGCATGTCCAAAATGCTGATCGCTAGTGAAGAAGAGGTTACCCATTGCTTCTCCTCCATCGCTCTCCTTGTTCATATTTGAATATAGCAACTAGACATTCTGCTTGCTCTTTCCAAATTCCTGTATAAGTAGTTATAGCTTGAAATAGCTCATTTAGTGTAATAGAACTCTTACTTCTTTTACGCGCATTTTCAGCTATTGTTAAAATTTGACAATTAGCCGGATGTCGTAACAATATAGGAAATACACGATTATCAAATCCTTCTTTTCTTGAATATTTATGATCTCGAACTACACCAAGTGTATTTCGTACGCCATACATTCCGCGTGTATTTACTAAATTAATCTCTTGTTGACTTAACAAATCTATCATTCTTTCAACCCAATTAGCTTGTTCAAAATAAACTTCATAATCTGATTTTTTTGACGGATCAATCCAATAACCAAGTTCTACCATCTTCCTACATTGTCGTTCTCTAAATTCAGGCGTAAACTTTGCCGCAGACAGTTTACCGATTAATACTTTTGTCTCTTCAGAATGCGGATGCGAATATGATTCGCGCGGCCTATTATGCATTCTTATAACTCGCTCCAAAGGAAGTTTCTTGCCTCGATTTGCGCTTCCAATGCCATACAAAGTTATTGGATTTGTAATCTTATTGCCAAAATTTGGATTTCTTTTACCCTGCATCCTTTTACTATGCAACGCATTCGCACAATTTCTGTTACATGTACTCCGCTTGTTGTATCCTTCATACGAAAAGATATTACAACATACTATGCAAATGTACGTTAAAACTCTTCTTCCTCTTGGTCTTCCGCGTGCCATCTTATTCCATAATTTCTAAAATTTAATCGGCGCATCCACGCTGCTACGAAGATGCGCCGTGAACATTGTGAATTGTCTGACGTCGTTCTACTTTGACAAATCTAAATTGGAAGAAACGACAAAAATTCCAAACCAATGCTCAAATTAAAGGGGTTCGCCACCAAGTTAGCAACTGCGAAACACGAGCCCCTTACCTGCGGTTCAGCTGCAGGCAAACTAAAAGCCGCTCTTATGACATGCGCAAGAACAGCTAGCTTTAAAACATTTCTTATGTTTTTCTTTCAGACACGGATTACTAACAGCGCCGAGTGTACCAGAATGAGCTTTAGCTCCCGTTCGTTTATTTCCCTCTTGGTATCGAAGTTCTTGTAGTGTAGGCGCTGAATTTAAACTAATTGGAGCTACCTCTCCAAAACGAATAGTAAAATACTGTTTGCGATCCATTTATGGAATCCTTACAGGGGCAATAGCATAGCGAAGTACTCCACTTTCCGCATATCCAGGAAAGCTTTCATTTACAGCAAATTCGAGCAGCTGAATTTCTTTTATTATTGTATTGATTGTTACAGGAATTTGCAAGGTCTTTGCCATATATCTTGTCAAGCACTTTAACACTTGACAAACGAGAGCAAGCATTTCGTTGCGGGTCAATTTTTCTACACATCCTGCAACGCAATACCCACACACATCCAATGCAATCTCTTCAAGTTTGTCTTTGCCAATTTTTTTTATCAGCATTGCGTCAGATTGAGATTTTAACTGCGGTAAAATAACTCGCAACGCCGCTAAGAAGATTTCCTTCTCTTCGACCGCGTCCATGTTACACCTTTTCTCCAGCCTATAGGAATAGGCGCATTCTTTGCTATTTTACGAACTTCTGTTTCATTTGTTATCCATTGAAACCGTAAATCTTCTCCGGCATTACGACGATTTTCTATTATTTTGCGGCTTCTTATGCTTGACAGCTTTCTGTATTCTTCTGTGCTACAAATACTTCTCCATGCCGCAAGTCTTTCTGGCGAAAAAGGCCCGTGCGGTGTCTGATTAGGAAATGATCTTCCTTTCTTCTTACTAGGTCGCCCAAGATTTGCCTGTCTCAGAAGAAGCTTTGTACTTTCTTTCATCGGAGATTTCTTCTTGCCTTTTAATTTCTGTGACACTATAGCCCTAACTTCTTCTGATGGCGAACCGCCATCGCCTCCGTATGTCATCGGCGGTTGACGGGTTTGCTCCCCAATTTGCCATGACGGGCAAGGAATCGTCCCAGATGCGGACAAGCCAATATCGAAACACGCGGTCATTCGACAAATAGGCGTCGGTTCGCATTAGTCCATCCACCCCATGTAGGCACAAAATCCAAGCACAGCAGCGATAACAAGAATCACTCCCGATATCCAAAGGACAACTGTTCGCGCATCTTGTTGTAATGTTGCCTTCTGTTCCGGCGTGCATTTCTGCTCACTGCGGGTGATGTGGTCGTGGTCGCAAAAACCCAGATTGCAGGGGATGTTTTCCTTGTCCTGCTCCCAGTCGCGCCCGGTGAACAGCCAGTAATGTGATTCAAAGAATCCAGCCATTGTGTATAGTCCCTCGCTATAAAGATTTCGACTCCCAAAATTTCACGATAGCCTCAAACTCCTTGCGATTGACCACCCGACGTGTAGAGCCTTCCACAAATCCCTTGCACGGGCATCCTGCATTTCCACAGCCTTCATCAAAATGTTCACAGCGGTAATGGTCGCACCGCTCATCGCCACACAGGTTGTAACCCGGCCAGCAGTCGATACACACGCCATCCCAATTCCCGCTATCCCCGAACGGCTCCCCGCACTTTGGGCAATTCATTGTGTTTAGTTCCTTGCTATACGGATTCCGGGGTTGCAGACCACGCAATACGTACATTGTCCTGAATGAACTAGCTTCTCGCCTTCCATGTGACCATCGTTTTGGTCAAATCCAACATTTGGATCATAAGAACGAAGCGCTGCAATCCAAAGTTTTTCTAAAGTTATCAACTCGTCTTTTGATTCGGCAAAAGCTAGTATTTCTATTCTAAATGCATTTTCGCCATAATACAAAAAGGCGTTAGCTAAATGCTGACTTACATTACAAGACTTATCTCCCAAATGTTCTTTCATACGAAGATATAGAGTCCTATTAGTTTTACCTACATAACATTTGGCATTGATAGTATTTCTAAGTAAATACACAACGTTTCGAAAATCTTTCAATTCGTGAAGAATTTCTCTAATAGGCTGCGTAAAGAAAATCGCATTTGAAAAATTAGTCACTATGTAAGCGCAACGATGGAATCACTTCGCGTAAGGCTTGAAGAAATATTATTTTGTACTCGATCGTTTCTTGCGCAGCGTTTACAGCCACACGGAACTCCTAATTTTGCTACTAAAGCAGGCCGATATTCTATTAACCACTTTAAAACTTCTTCATAACAAAACAAAATTGTGTTTTTCGAACCTTTTGGAATCTTTACGTGGGGTAAAGGAGGAGTTGTATCAGATCCTTTCTGCCACAGGTAAAGAGTCATAGGCGAAATTTCAAGTCTATGCTCCAACTCAATCTTTGTAAGTTGTATTTCCATTCTCTGAATTATATAAAATTCCCCTAAAATAGTCAACCAGATTTATTTAACTTCTTCGATTTTATAATCTACTACGCCGACTGGAATTCCAGGCATATCATCCCATTCAACGAAGTAGCCGATTGTATTTCTGCCACGAAACATGATAGGTCCGGCAGAACCTATTACAGTTGCTAATGCGCCAAGTTGATGCGCATCACCGTCTTCATGAGCACACTTGCGCACACGTGTTCCATTCGCCAAAGCGCCTTCTACTTGTTGCGTTGTAAAAATAAACGTGCTACTATCTTGCATTACCCTTCTCCTTTCTTTGGGGGGGTTATTGTAATATCAATTTCGCGATTTTTTTGCTGGAATCCCACGGGTCCTCGTTCGCGAGATTCGACTCGCCAAGCTATTTTTTCCATCTGAGAAAGTGTAGCCGCGGTACGATTAGAATAATCAGAACATTCGCTAACAGAGAAATCCATAATTCTATCTAAAATTCCGCACTTCACAATATATTCGAGATTTGCGCCTTTTACAACTGTTGCCTGAGAACACGTTTCGCACAACGAACGCGCAGTTTTCGGAGTGCCATCTTTAACCTTAATCAGGATCATATTCTTTTTATCCGCCGCATTGGAGAGTTACAGTCCAGACAACGTATACTTGCTTTCAGTTTACCGTAAGTTATCAGATAACCAATTACCTTACAAAATGGACAATACATCTTAAAAATAACTCGTCCCTTACTTCTATAGGCTTTCATGTTGAATTGGCCTTCTTATGCCACGAATCATTGCACGGCACATATTTTCCACCAGAAAAATCACATTCGCACCAGGGAGGGTATGAATGACAATATCTACAGCGACGCCACGCAGTATTGCGCAAAGCCTCGCCGCATGATGGACATTTCTCCTGTTTCATTAACTTCGCTCCTATGTAGAATGATACTCCTCAAGTAGTTTGTCAATACTGTTAACAACAAGCAACGAAGTTGTGCTGTTTCTATGTCTCGTAACATCAGGACTAAGAAAAGAATCTGTACAGTACACAGCTCGAAAAATGGACAAAGGGTCAAGTCCTCTTGAAAATATGCCGTGCGTAACATACAGAAACAAATCTACAGGAGCTTCAGTTTGTTTCTTTATCTCCTGTGCAATTCCTACAAATGTTCCTCCGCCATCACATATATCGTCAACAATTAAAACTTGACGAGTTGTAATTTTGGGAACTTCGAATCCGCCAAGAACACCTGTTGCGGGATTACGTTTCTTCTTACAATTATCCGTTTTGACATCCTTTGGCAAAGCATACCGATGCAAAGAACCTTCGTCAGGCAGTAGAATTGTTAAATCCTTTTTGCTAGGAAAAGTGTTTACGATAGACGTAATCAATTCATCGACTTTGATACTAACAAGGTTGGCGATATGCCGTTTTGCAACTGATGAATGAACATCAAAAGTCAAAACCTTATCGCATGCCATCATATCTATATGCTCGCCATAAACACCGATGCCGAAGCAATCAGCATCAGTAAATCGTCTATCTGCTCGAGCGTAAGGCAGATAAGGTAGAACTAATGTTAAATACGGAGGTCTCCTGCCATTAATTACATACTTAATTGCGTCAATAAGCAACGCTGTCGGCATAAGACTTGTACGCGAGACGACACGTACTTCGTCTGCTTTATCGACAAGATCCGCCTGCGCCCTTGTCAAGCGGATCTGATGTTCCCCGGCAGGATATTGAATTCGTTGGAAAAATCTACCTTCATCTTCCGGAATATGGATCGTGTGAATATTTTTCACGCTCTCACTCGCTTTCTAATTTCAGCAAAGTTTTCTGTTACAAGAAGTTCGCCGTTGTGCAAAACCTTTCTAAATGCACACTTATCTAAAGCTTCAGGCGTACTTTCTTGTTTGACAAAGTAAATAGGCTTTTCTTCAGTGGATTCTTCTGTTCTGTAAACAGCAGGAATTCCCTTGAGTGATTTCTTAAAGGCTCCTTTCTGGTCATAATCCGTAACAGGGTCTTTAAAGATAGCGCAAATGTTATCATTCGCATCACGAATTCCTGTCGCTTTCATCGCCCACGCATATTGATCTCTTGTCGTATATTCGTAAGTAAACGACCCGATACCAAATACCATGTTAAAAGGCGAGAGTTTCTTATCGTTTACAAGTCTTTCCAAAATTGCTTCAGCTCGTTCTGTTGTAATGCCGTCTCCATAGATTAATCCCGCACTATTAATCAGTGGGAGCATTCCAGGCCGATCCGTGGTTCCCATTGCTCCGGCTAGAATTTCCATTGCTCCGTAAAATGCAGGATGATTATTTAACCACATGGGATATTTTGTGTTTGGCACATCTGCATAATCAGGGTTTCCTGTAACGATTCTAACAGGATCTCCTGAATCTGGGCGAATTACAACTTTCCCCGGACGTGCTTTGATCGTCTCTCTGAGCTTCGGCATATAATCTGTCAACACGCGCCACAGATCCCATGTATCAGAGACAATGGACAGTATCCCTTCTGGATATACTTCTGTGATCAAGCGTTTGAATGTTTCAAATTCTGTTTCTGCGCCGCCCGCGCACATAACAGAATGTTCAGTTGCATCGACACTTCCGCCGTCACTTAGATTGCCTCCATAGAACTGCTTTGCTTTCAGAATAGCAACGGCTGTATCGGTTCCGGAAAAGCTAAGCAGATGACCCATTCCTGATAAAATAGCATCATCGCGCCCGGACATTCCGCGATCGCTAAAATCATGTCCCTGCCAATCAATAAAAGACAAGTCTTTCTCGCCGGCCCGCTGCGCCCATTTTGTAAAAATCTTCCGGAAGCGTTGAGCAGTTGTTGCAGACGTGCTGGCTTTCCACAACATGTTGGATAAATCTGTTTCCAGGTAGTTAGGCAGCCAGAATGCGTGTTCTGCTGTATTTGTAATCAGCAGCGGAGGAACACCGATTGGTACATTTACTCCTTCGGGAAGAGAATAAATGTCGATTGGAAGATAACCTTGACGATGCAGACGTTGAATATGTGAAACATACACTTCTTTCTTTCCCATCGTCCCCTTGATAAAATCGGTATATTCACGAACGACATGTTCTTCAGGACAGGAGAAGAAATACTTATCCCACATATACATTAACTTCTTCATGTAGTAGTACTGTCCGCCAAACCATACTACATGTTTTTGATCTAGTAGGCGCGATGCCCGAGGAGTCCAGTTTGACCAGATCTGTTTCGTTCCCTTTGGATATTGAATAACGTGTCCGAACTTGTAGAAATCCACGTCAAACAATGGATTTTCATACATAGGTTCTTCCATAAGTTTGTAGAAAGCAGACTTTTCACTAAGAGTTTCGACAGTCATTTTTGTTCCTTTCGTTGTATGCTACTTGATGTTATCGAAAATCGTTTTTCTTCCACGAGCTAATTCTTTCATTACAGCTTCGCTTTCAATGCATACGCGTAAATCAAAACAAAATCTATTTCCTACAGAAGCTCTGTCGTGATCAAAGTCCGCAGCAAAAATACGCTTATCGTTTTCGTCTCGTTCGTAATTCAGATAAGTTGTAATTCCCTGCATTTTTTGTGCGTTTATAGTTATTAACAATGTTTCTCTGATATAATGTTTAGGCCATAACATCATATCCTGTGGCAGGGCAGTTTTTGAAATATCATCTGGTATATTAGATACCATTCCATCAGAAAGGAATATAACACATAGAGTATCCGGTTCAAAACATTTCTTTACGAGCATTGCAGCAAGAGCTGCTTTATCAGATGGACGTGCCATCATCGTAGGATCAACATGCATCCATTCAAGTTTCTCATCTGTTTTAAATACTAGAGCTCTGGGCCAAATTTCTCCTGAGTTTTCTTCCATTTCTTTTTTTGTTATACCAACGGCGCACTCTACTTGTTTAGGAAACTGGACTTGTCCGTCGCGAATAATCTGCATAGTAATTTCTCCATTAGTAGGTTCTGTGATTTTTGTGGTCGTCATGTTGATGAAGATTAAATGCACATTCTTCTAGATGGCCATATTCAAAAAATTCATCGCATTCGCGGCAATAATTCTTTAGAACCGTTCCAAGACACCTATCACAATGTTTAATCTTACTTCGCATAGCATGGAGAGTGTCGTCGTCCAATAAAGGCATACTTTATTCTCTTCTATGGGACTTCCATTTATCTTTCATTTTCTGAACTTCTATGCGCCACCATTCGCATTCATCTTTCGTCCAGATTTTTTGTTCTTCTAAATATGGAAGCATCTCTGTAATAACTACTACGCATCTATCACATACGTCTTTTGGATTACCTTGAACAGTGTGATAATTCCAACAACGTTGACATTTAATACCGTCTGCGCGACGAACTTCAATCGTAATTGGATTTGTTATTTCTTTTCCTTCCGAATTTTTTATTTTGCTCATTGCTGTTCTATATAATTTCGGACATCTATGCCTTTGCCACGTCTTCTGTAAATCCAAAAGCATTCACATCTTCAATTCCCATCGTTTCTTGAATTGAATTCCGCAGTATTTCCAATAAGGCAAGTGATTCTAATGGAGAAAGATCCAATTTTTCAAACATGTCAATGGCTTGCTCTGTGCCTTTGATCAATTTATTTTGTAATTCAGGAGTCATTATAATTCGCTGTATTTGCTTTCCACTCTTAATTTCATCCAAAATTTCTTGGGCAGATGGGTTCATTTTCATTATGCGTTTCCTTTGTCTTGAATGGGTATAACTTTCTCATAAGGAAGATTAGGTGTGATTCTGCGGAATATTGACTGCATCTCTTCTACTGAATGTTTGCTACAGTCAATATGAAAATTAAAATGACATCTGTCATTGTTGGCGACATCAAAATCGCGTAAATGCTGTAAAAGTTTTTGTAGTAATTCAAAAGGTATTTCGATATCAATGCTCACATTAATTTGCTCTTCCATTGTCGTCTCCCAGAATTCCTAGTTCGCGCAGTCCATCCGCGCAACTCATTGTGAAATTAGCCATCATAAATTCTTCGTCATCAGATGACTTAGCATATGCAGCACACGCGGCGCAGACTGCAATTCCAAGTTCGGTCTCAGTGGCAATCTCAAGGTGTGCAACATCTTTGGCCGAACGGATATGATTACAAATCATATACCCAGGCGCTGTTTTGTTGTGATGCGCGCAGTAGATATAGGGGTATTTTAGATCTTGAAATTCAGTCCGTTCGTTTATGTGTCCCATAATTTCCTCCAAAACACTTGACATAGATAGCGAATTATTATAGAATAAATGTATAAACGGTAGAATGGAATACGCATAGAACCTGAGTGCCACCAACTCGCTCAGGTTCTATTATTTTGTGGGCGTTCAAACTTATTCATCTCTATCGAATTCTTTTTCCAAACCGCGTTTTAAAACGTGAAGTACGCTTACTATCACTCTCCACATCTCCGCTCGCGCGTTCCGTTCGTCGAGCTCAGATTGATGTTTTTCCTCTTGCATTTGTTCTGCGCTTAACATACCGCCTCCGATTCGTAGCTTTATTCTGTATCTTTCTTACAGTAAATATCATGTGCCGAACTTCCTTCACCGCAGCATGGACCAACATGATCAGCCTTGATTACGTGACATAAACACATGCACACTTCACCGCATCTGCATTGTGGCCGTGGATTGCCTCGTCCCTCTTCTCTGCCTAGTGTCATACTTTCTTCCTCTCCATACTTAAAACTGTAAAGCGGGCTATAACTTTTTCACACTCTGCGCATTCAATTGTTAATGTATCGCCAGATAATACAGCCCAAGTTGGACTAGCTGGATGACAGCGCGAATGGAGATACAAAGAACTATCATCGCCACATTTTTCACACGCACATGCCATTTAGTTAGCCTCCTTAGCACAGATTGGACAAGGTAAATCAGCGGCACAGCGAAAATTCTCAAGCACTTCTAAAATGGCTTCAGCTTCTACCGTAATAGTATGTCGACAAGGAAGGTCGACCTCCATCCTTACAAGTTTTCCGCCTGCAGCAATTTGTTTCTTAATATCTTCTATAGCTTCTTTCGACGTACGAACGTGCGACACAGTGTAATATCCCATATTAATTCCCTTCACAAATCGGACACGGATAATCAGTAGTAGAATTCGCCATCAACTTAATTGCTTCCTCAGCACTAAGATAAACGACGTGTTTACAGGAGAGATGAAGCTCGAGTTTGTCCAACTCAAAACCTTGAGATTTCTTTTCTGCAACAACCTTCTTAAACTCCTCGAGGTCGCGGCTGACTGTTATTTCCATTTCTGTGCCCATTGTTACCACCTGTCCCTTCATTTGAATTTTGCTGCATCAAATAAAACCGGTAATTGTATAATTATTTTAATGAAAAAAATAACAGCTATGCCTTGACAAATTATAACAATTCGTTAGCTATACCGGTAAGAACCTGACTAGCATCCGAAGCTAAGTGCCGGAACATAATACAGGAAGTATCACCTGCAGCTTAATCCCCACATTCGAAAGAGTAGTCTGATGTGTTTCGATCCTGAATTAGGAGCTTCTACCAGACTTAAATAAAATCGATCAAGTCTAACTCTACTATAGATAAGACCCAAGCGATAAACAGAAGATATAATTCCATTAACTAACATAATGAGAACGATGTTTCATTCGTTCTGTCCGTTAGAGGACATAACAATCAGCTTTCAAAAACTTTCCAAAAAGTAACTGCCTGCTGGTTTGTAGCAGGCAGAACTATTTAACAATTAGAATCAAAATCTCGACAGACGACAAACTTGAAATTAATGGCATAGTGTGATCGAAAAATACCAATCCAGTTAAAGAAGATCAACCTCACGGGCTACTTCGTACATAGTAATAGAATCGATGTAGTTAATACCGTAAGGAACAAACTCTTGAAACTCTTCAAGTAGATCAGGATTGATATCAGAATAGATCTCTTCTATGGTCTTCTCTCCTAGATCCTCTCTAGAATACTCTCCATTAGGCCAGTTATGAGTGTGGGTTAACATTCTTCCACTCTTATGTTTTACTTCATAAGGCTTAAAGTTCCTGATAGCCTCAATTACAGGCACCATTCTAAGAAGCTTTTCTTTCGTTATGTCCGATATAATTGTAGTATAGTCTCCATCATTCGTGTCGCCAACAATAACTAGTTTGAATTTCATTGTTCCCTCAATATCTGTTTTGACAACGCATCACATTGTTCGTTAAGGTGTCTGGGAATGAGTTTCAACTTGATTCTATGTTTGATAGGCTCATACAACTTCATAGCCATCTCGTAATATGGTTTATACATACCCTTATGGACCTGCCATTTACCCAATAACTGATATATGACTAGTTTGCTATCCCCATAAATCGTACAGTAGTCCACATTAGGATGCGATATAAGCCAAGTTAAGACGAGAATGATACCTGAGTATTCCCCAACATTATTCGACATGTTTTCGCCATGCCCCAGGTAAGCATTATGAACAAAAACATCCTGCCCATCTTGTTTGACAACAGCAGAACAAGATGTATGCCCTCCAGGATTTCTCGGTCCGCAAGCTCCATCAAACCACGCTTCAGTCTTCATTTTTCCACCAGAATTCTATGTAGCTGTATTGTTCTTCTGCTTGAACAATTCCACTATTTGCAATGTTCGGATGCGCTAGCAACCAAGGAAGTAGAGGTTCGTCTGTTCTATCGCATCGAAGATGTCTTCCGCTCTTTAATCCTGCAAGAATCTCCTCTTCTGTCATTTCGTTGCTCCAAGAACAATTCGTTTACAATGTAGGTATGTTAGAATATAATCCTTGTAATGGACAAGAGAGCGAGCTGTTCCAAATCTTTTCTTGGTACCTAGGATATGCGCGCGATAGACTTTCATGACGAAGCGTTTGTCTGGATGAGGATGTTCCATGTTAGTCTCTTTCGAGATTTCGCCACTATCCCAATTCATCAGATGGTACCTCACGAAGAATTTTCATTTTTAATGCGACAAGATTTCTAATTCTTTGTTCGGCTGTCGATTAAGCAGTTCCATCAATTCCTTCAGCAACGATATCTTCAACTTCAGCCTCGAAAATTCCCCAGTATGTGCCTGGAAGCAGCAGGGGGTCCTGCAGCAGTTTGACTGCCTTCGCAGCCTCTTCTTTTGTGGGATAAGCATGGAAGCCGCGAGGATAATCAGGCAGAGGTTTCCCTTTTTCTAATTCAGAAACTCCGTCGACAGGAAATATAGGGAGACGCCCTGTTTCTTTTGCTTCATATTGCTCTCCAATTGTAACTTTCATGTATTGATATGGAGTTTCAAGCTTTTTATCGTATCTTCGATATAGCAGTTTCCAAGCTGTTCGGGTTTCCTTCAACGGTTCATCGTAAATTTTTGTTATGAGAGCTAAACACATTGTCTTCTTCTCCTGTGTCAAAGATTTTCTTTCGGAGGCCAATTTTCAATATCAGGAATTATTTCTTTTGCCATTTCCATGGCTTTCTCAAGGGTTTCAGCAGATCCTGCGCCTTCTAGCGAGTTTTTGACATAAATGGAAAATGCCCAATAAGGTGAACCATCAGACATTGCGTATTGACTACCCGGAGGAACATATTCAAATTCTATTTTTGATATTTCTGACATAATACTCCTTAAATTGGAGCCAGCGACGGGAATTGAACCCATGACCTCCTGATTACAAGTCAGGCGCTCTACCATCTGAGCTACACTGGCCTTAGGAAAAATGGGCGCTGCCTCGCGACAAACGCCCATTCCGCGACATCCTTTCCTCACCGAATTCGTAAATCGTTACAAAGTTCGTTCGTACGCCCGTTCGTTCCAGACTTCGATGTAGTATTCTTCGTCGTTGAGTTGTGCAACTAGAAATGGATCGATTCGTCTAAGAATCGCCGCGTCTTTTTCTGCATTAATTCGACGAGCATCCTGCGCATCAACTTTTGTAATAAGTTGATCGATGTAGAAAGACACTGTTGGACAATCCTCTTTAATTGTAAGTGCCTTTTCTAGTACAAATTCTGGCACAGCGGCTTGAAAGCCGTACAAAGAAACACGCTGCCATGTTGTTATTTTGCGCGGTGTTCGCCACTTATCATGGGAACTGAAAGTCACCGGACACAAAATGAACAAACTGATGCACCACAGTATCACAGAGGTCCAAAATGCTAGTTCGCCGCGCAAGCTTTGTGCATATAACCAGAGCTTGACGCATCCAACAACGCTAAGCAACAGGAGTCCCCAGGAAGCACTTAGCACTACAGTGCTTCTTCGCAAATGATGTTGAACTTTTGTGAGTTTGTATTCATCGACAGAATATGGATTCAAAGGCTGAATTTTGTGCTTTCGTAGCGCAGCTAACAAGCTTCCAGGAGTCGAAATAGCCGTTGCTAAATACGAATAGCCAAGCTTGTCTTTTGCTTTCGTAGCAAGCTCGTTTCGAAGTTGGGTTTGTGGTTCGTCGTATTGGGAGAATTGGAGACGTTCGATCTGTTCTGCTCGCATTTGAGTAGCTCCTAGTTTAATTTAACAACTATGATGCCTTAAAACTTCGTGCGCCCAGAAACCTAAGAATGCGCCTATTGCACACGGTTTATTGTAAGCAGCTAAAATTCCACAAATGAAGGCATATCCAAAATAACGTATATGTCTACTCCAGAAACTCTTTTGCTTTTCTTTCTTGTCTAGCTCTACGAGCCGCTTTCTGACTTTATCCATATCTACAACGTTAATTGTTAGCGACATATGCCCTGTCTGCATTTGCAGCAGTTGTTCAATCGTTCGGCGAGACAAGTCGTTAGAACTCATTTTCTTAGCTCCCGCAGAAATGCTTCGAGTGGATCTGCGCATGCAATAATTTTATCTAGTGTTGCATCCGGCAATACTTTTTTCATTGCTGACGCAAGAGTTAATAATGTATGCTTTCTAACTGCATCTGCATATGCGCGCATGACAATTGGAATATAAACATCCTGATCTGTCGGATCAAGAATTGTCCGCTTCTTATATGCTTTCCAATATTCTTCTGGATCAAGACTTTGAACTTTGTTAGAAGCAGTCAAGGTTCGCATCGGATCATTATCAGCGAGGTCGTTTAGGTAATCTTCTGTTGGCATATGCATCCTTTCGTGTTGATAAATATATCTCGAAAATCCTTACAAAATCTGCGTGACATTCTTTACATCTTGTTGATTGACTTCCATGATGGCAACGCGCTGGGAATGTTCGCTCTTTTTTAATTGACATCTTCATTTACTCCCGTTACTGCGTTTGCTCGTGCAGAAAACTCTGCGAATACAAAAGGAATTGCAGATAATAGCTTTAGCGGATTGAGGTCTTTGTCCAGCATAAACTCTACGATTTGTTGAACTGCGTCATCAATTACAGTTTGGTTATATATTGTTTGAGCGCACTTTATAAGATTTTTTAGTGGCTGATTAAGTAGTCGTTCAAACTCAGCGTCAGTCATTTCGTTCCATTCCTTTTACTACATCCTGCAACTTTTGCATTACAGCGAATCCGGCCTTTGTATGTTCGTTGAGACAACAGAAGTTATGAAATGCTTCTTTTTCTGATTCTGATAAAGTATCGTATGTAGCATTAATACAAATCATAATTGGATCGTCGGCAGGAAGTGATTTCTTTGTTTTTAAATCAAGGAGCGCAGGCCGACAACCTGCGCACCCTGAGATATACTTCTCCTTACTCATTTGCTACTCCTTCTTGATAAGCATCATGTCTGTCTCAACAGATTTATACATGCTGCTTGAAATCTTATTGTATTGTGCGGTGCAGAATGTGTGGATGTGATTCCAGATGTCTTTTACGACATCTCTTAACAATGTGCCGATGATACTAAATGGCCACATCATCATCCACTTGACGATCTTCGCTTTATACCGTTCAGCGCGAGGCGTGCTTTCTGGTATCTGCAAAGCAATTAATCTCCGTCTGAGTTGAGTAGCAAGTTCAGGAGTTAATTCTTTCGTTTTGTTCTCCGCCAAAATTTCGGCCTTCGCTGTATTATACTTTCCGACGAATTTGTAGACAAACGCTGTCCACTTAATAAACCCCCAAACTATGCCGCCGGCAAAGTATATCCCAAGCCACTTCGCTACAAGTAACGGATGAGAAAAGAAATTGATCACATCTCGTCTATATCCAAAGGCTAGACATAAGCCAATCAGCAAGCATTCAAGTGTGATCCAGCCTGCGACATCGTCCAGTTCGGACAACAAGATGAAGAAAAGCACTGCGCATGCTACCCAAAACCAGATATGCGCTAAGACAACGACCGTGAACAGTCCAACCAAGAATGTGCCCATGTAAAGCCTCCTGTTTTGTTTTTGTTAGCTAGCAAGTTCTAATTCAGCGTCTTCCACGCAAGTCTTCTCTTTTGAAGAAGTTGACATTTCGTTTTCAAACTTTGCAGCAAATCCTGCCGTTCTTTTAATATCATCAAGCGTCACTGCGCGTGCGTTTCCGTAAGCAAGAGTTTGTGCCATGCGAATGCAATTTTTAATCTGTCGGCCATTTAGAGGAAATTCATCCAGTTCAGCTGCCCATTCTTGTGAGAGTTTTGCCAATCCTAATAGCTGCCGCCAAACCTTCTCTCGCTTTGCAGAGTCTGCCTTTGGATATCGTATTGCAACACTGATTCTGCTGTAAAAAGCTTTATCAATGTCTTGCACGCGGTTGGTAGTTAAAAATAGCACTCCATCATGATATTCCAGTAAACGAAGGAATACTCCTACCATTGCATTTCTGAAGATATCTTTCTGATCTCTTGCCTCCAAGAAGATATCTGCTTCGTCGAGAAGAATAACAGCATTCCAGATTTTGGCTACATCTAGAAGTTGGCGAACATTTGTTTCCAATTCTTCAGGACTAACACCAAGTTCGCCTGTGGAGACTGCATATAGCGGTCTCTTTAAAACTTCTGCTATAGCTTCTGCTGTTGCAGTCTTGCCTTCTCCAGGGAAACCATGAAGGAGAAAAATGCAGCCTCCGCCCTTGCCCTCAATAAAATCAGTCATTCCGTGTCCGTGGAATTTTACAAGGTTATACACCAGCTCTTTTTGATCCGGGGGCAAGACCAACAAATCATACGCTTTTTCATTCCATTCAATCGGACGTAAATTTTCAGCCTTAACGTATCCCCAAGTTTTGATTGGCATGCTGAAGCCATAAATATACGGATATGTACGCCAAGCATCAGGATCCAGTAGTGCTGGATCCAAGGCGCAGCTATTTGCCTGCTGTTTTTCATACGCGATTTTACATGTGTATCCAATATGCTCCCACGTTTTCGGATCCATCTTGGCAAATGAAACCGCATCGCTGATAAAGCGTCCGTCTGCGCGGAAGTATTTATTTGAAAACCAACTGGGTTGCGTAAGTTCTCCGGTATGCTGACAGTATGTACCTGGAGTCATCATCTTTATAACCTTTTTTCCACGTTCGGTTAATTCTGCCATATCTTCTGCGGAAGGAGATGAAATGGGCAATTCAGATAGTGGAAGTCCGGCTCGCCATCCAGGGAGATTTACTGTAATTCTTCCAGCTGAAGGTAGGCCATTTAATCCGTGAATAATATCTAAAACAACTACAAGTTTAGTGCCGGAAAACATCGATTTTTGTTTTGTTACTGAATATACTATTCCCGCAAGTTTGACTCCATTATCAAAGATAACAGCTTGGGATTCTTTTGGAAATAGGAATGCCATATCTTCCATGAGCAGAGCTTGATCTTTTTTCCGTTTCTCTAAGCCCTCTTTGTGATTTTTTTCGTAGCGAGAGACGATTGCTACTAGCCCATGTTCATCGCCGGGTAGAAATGCTGCCAAAAATGCTTTGCACTGATACAGCGTTGGCAAAGGCCATCGTCCGTCATATTCTTCCGCAGCTTCATATCCAAGTACGCGCTCGCAGGCCGCATAGATTTGACTTTGATAGGTATCGTGCCCAGGTTCATACGTGAAAATGTATTCAGTTGTGTCTACCTTAACGTGACGGAAGGCAGGCGTTACTTTCAATTCTGTTACTGTCTGTTTGTAGAAATCAGGAACCATTTTGTGTCCTCTTCTTGTTGCAAGATTTGTTGAAGGTTTACATTCTGCCAAAACAGATTGCTAAGGCGCATAAGAGCATGAATGCAATAATAAAAGCTGTGAACATGTATGCTAGTTTCATTTGAAATTGCCTTCGCTTTCAGTGTATTTTTCCATGTTTTCTTGTCGAAAATTCTTCGAGCGCGACATACATTTCTTCCGGCGGCGTAAGAAATTTACCAAGCTTATTTAGAGTTTTGACTTGACCATTGGAGAAAAGAAGCTTAGCTGCATCCAATCTACCAACTAATTGACTAAATACCTCTAATATATGAACAACATCATCTTTCGACAATTTTAATTCTTCTTCTGCCATAAATTTTCCTTTAAATGAAATTCATTCCGCTTCTCCGCGCAAGATTTTCAATGCTTTTTCATATCTATGAATCATTCCCTGCTCAGAAGGAGGAAGATTTGCGGTACGACTTATATTATGAGCGATATCTGCCCGTTTGATAATTACGGCAGCAGGATTTAGCAATGTTCTTCGTACAAAATCAAAATACTTTTCGCCTTCGCGCCGAGTCAATGCGTCTACAAGATTTCTAACTACTAATCCAAAACCTCCCTCGATGTCATTTAATGGCACACCACAATCTTCTACTGTATCGTGTAAAACTGCTCCTAATAGCAATTCTTCCAGAGTCACACAGTCAGGGATATCCTGTTCCTGTCCAACATATTGTGCCTGTACCATACACATAACAGCAAGCGGATGAAGGATATAAGTGTAGCCACTCTTATCCTTCTGTCCGCGATGTGCTAGTGTTGCAAATAGAATCCCGCGTTCGAGTTGGTTCACGATGCTAGCTTACCAGCTGGAGCAGGTTCTGCGTCTTGTACTTTCTCTGCAAGCTTTGCCAAAGCCTCTTCGGCAAGACGTCTCTGTTCTGCATGCTTAAGCCAGAGTTTTGCGCCCTTCCGCAATCGTTCGGGAACGCCCGTAATACCCTCATTCTTTTGTTGCAGAATGTGGCGCATTAATGCAGGCATAACGCCTCCCTTTTCTGCCGGCATAGGCATTGAGAAGACATGGTATGTCTGATGGTCTCGAGGCCTGGAGCGCGACAGTAGGCGTCCTTCCGCCATATTGCGACAGATAGGTTTGTCGAATTTATCTTTTGGATTCCAGCTAGCGTAGCAATACAATACTTGCTTTTCGACAAGTTCAGTTGCTACGCATCCCTGAATTTGTCCATGTTTATTTCTGAGAAAGAAGCTTCTCATCGTTTTCTCCATTCTTGTTTAATTTTGTGCGCGACAAGATAACGAGCTATCGTGCTGCGCTGGGCCAGAGCAATACTTCTGTTCCAGCAATGAGTTTCCTGTTGACACTTGTTGACTGAACAAAGATATCGTACTTTGGCGAATTTCCTGGTTCAAGTTTAATCGTTCCAGAATCGGGTAATCCGAGGAGATCTCGAGCATTCTGCCCTGCATAGACTGCGCCGTTTGTTTTGTCACGTAGCGCAATCATTTTGTAATCCTGGACCTTCTTTTCAGGTTTTGTTAGTTGATAGAAAGCAGAACCAAGCTTCATTCCCTTTTTTGTCTTCGATTCGACGAAGTCGCGGATTTGAGTGCCGCCGCTTTTCACTTTCAAGAACTTAACTTCTTTAGAGATGTTTGTGAGCGTTGCTTTCACTTCCTTCTTTGTTGCAGAAAGATCTGCAAAGAAGCTGTCTGTATGCGTAATGCCTGTCGTCTTTCGTGCAGAGTAGAAGCTGCGCATTCCAGCCATTGCATGGAGCGAAGCTTCACGCATGCCCTTCTCCGTAGTCTCCCACTCCTCAATATTTCCTGCTGGAATGCCGAGACTTGCCAGCTTCGTCTTGTAGCCATGCGGAACACGAAAAACGAATGTCCACTTATCGGTAGCTTGCAGTTTCTTGATCTTCTCTGCAAGCTTATGTCGCCATGTGCCCGACGAATTTTCTTCGCCGTCCGTTACGACATAAATCATGAACGATACATCTTTTTCTCCAAAATCAGGCACGTCTTCAAGCATCGTGATGAGTTCGCCTACGCTATCAAACAGCGGCGTTGATCCTCCATCCGCCGTGTAGCTCGTCATCTGTTTTAATTTGGTGATCGACGAATTTACAATATCTCGTGTTACGCGTCCGCTCGGGCCGACGCCGCAATTGACTACGCTAACAACAGTATCAATATCATTCTCTGTTGCTGCCGAATTGATAGCATCGATTGTATTGTTGTAATCATCTTGCGCAGCCTTTGTAAGCGATCGCATGGATGCGCTGTGGTCGCGGCTAATGCCGATATACTGTTTCATTATTGTTTCTCCTTAGTTTTTGTAGTCTTATCCCATTCAAAAAACTTTTCCCACTTCTCCGTACCAATACCATTTAGATATAGTTTTATTGCAGATTTAAGTTGTTTATCGGTTGGCTTGCCACCAAATTTTTTCTTTATTGCGTCATTAAATACTTGGTATGGTTGCCATGGATGGGCAAAATTTATAACCGAATAGGCATACAAGGAAGGAATAAATTGAGCATGCATTTCTGTTTCGCCCCAAGCTGTAAGCGGACCTGTGATGCCTGCCTTTCTGCTCAATCTATACAAAGGAACGATATCGGAATGCCAAGTCGATTCTCCTGTACCATACCATATGTCGTAGTATGCACTATCATACTTCAAAGGTTGCTTCAAATAATCAAACAAATCTGCCTGAATAATCTTAATATCGGGATCAATCTGATCGCGAATCAGCTCAATAATATCTGGATCTTTTTCAACAACTGTTACTCTAGTTACGTCTTTCTTATTCAGAAGCATCTCCGCAGCCATGCCAAGACCAAGACCACCAACCAGCACATGTCCGTAACATTTGCGAAATTCTATATACTGAGAAAATATTTCTACAGGCATGTCAGAGGTCAATGTGCCTTTGTCCGCATTTATGAGTCTATGAAATTCTCGCGGAGCGTTATATGTAATCTTTGTTGGTTTTACTCCAAAGAATATAGCATGTCTCAAAGAGGTTACTTCCCAGGTATTACTTGTTTGAGATATAATTTTATATTGTTTCTGTTCCCGCTTCGTGAATAGCATTGGTTCAAAATATTTCTGTAAGCGTGCAGGGTTAGGAACTTTTTGCAGAAGAGTACGCGTTAATGCATTACCCTTAATGCGAGCTTGTGCTAGTTCTTGAAATTCGATCATTTATTTCCTTTGCCGATACGATACTTCTGGCTGCCATTACAACCTTATCACAAAATTTATGCGCAACTTCTGCAGTCATTAAGTCCAATTCTTCTCTATCTCCTTCATTCATTTCAAGAAGGACAGAGTCTGCAACTTCGACCGCGAGTTTGATCGCTGCATTTCTTAAATACTCTTTTCGTTGTCCAGTAAAATCTTCTTCTATGCATTCAGCTTCTTCTTGTAATTCATAACAACGTGCTTTGATTACATCATGAAGAGAAATTTTTGGTTCGCGTTCGTCTTTTGAAGGCTTATCATACTCACTTCGTTTATTCCAATCAATTTTTTCATAATCATAGATTGGATCCATGTCAGGATTTGGTCCTTTGACAAATGTGTTTAAAAATGTTCCTGCGCTTTCAGCACAAAGAAGTTTTTCATAGATGCCTAATGGCACACGCTTATACACATAAGCGTCTTCGGATTTGAAAAGCACAAAAAGGTAGCCTAATCCAGACGCTTGCTCACGCCATTCAACTTCATCAATCATTGACGATACGACTTTCATTTTGTTAATCCTCCAAAGGAGCCTGTAAATGTCTGCCCACAGCTACACCTGTCGCAAAGGCTATTAAAGCTGCACCTTCTTGACTCTGAATCTTTTTCAAAAGTGCATTAATAAAGCTTTTAACTTCTTTTGCATCTCTTACAGCAGCAGAAACTTCTGTAATTTCTTTTGCATGCGCTGCCGCAGTTTTGCCTTCGTAGCGCTGTACTAGTACGAAATCGATCGCCTCGCTTGTGAGCATTTTTACTCCTATAACAACTCGAAAAGTTGTTGAGCTTCTGTAAGAAGTCTTTGCCGCGCATCTACAAATTCTTTTAGCGTGAACATGTTTGCATCCCTACGTTTAAATTCTTCTGCAATAGCTTGTAACACTAATACATCGTGTTCAGTGATTGATTCAATTTTGGATAGTATGCTGGAATTCAAATCCAACAATTCAGAGTTGGACAAATTTTTCATATGTTCTCCTAGTTTTGTTGATGGGCTAGAGTTCTATGAGTAAATAGACTGCTGAAAAATTGCCGAAGTTTTGAAGTTTCAGGAGGTTTCGGAAGAATAGACATAAAGTATAGGTAAATCAACATACCTATATCTAGACCAGCACTAAATAGAAAAGAAGCTATAGAAAAAGGCGGCGATGTGAGCGTAGAATATAACCCTAAAGGCAGGAATCCGAGCCAAATAATTCTAGAAAATAAACTGGAGGTAGTTAGATAGCGCATCAATTCCAAAGGTAAGATGCTATCATATACACTTGCCTGGGCCTTATCACAAAGGCGCCCATAATCGAGCAATACGAAAATCCACACGAAATTTATAACAAATAAAACTAGGCTAGTCTTAATACTGAGAAATTGGAATAGAAAGTTTAATTGCTGTAAGATTACAGTTATTGCACAAATTCCAACACCGATTTTAGCTATTCCATAACATGTTAATCCTATTAAGTCTTGTGTTTTGTCGCTAATGTAAAAGCATATTTTCCTAAGATCGAAATCTAAGAATACGATGTAGGCAACGAGCGTACCACAGATGCGTTTGATTATTTTCATTTAGCCTCATCCTTGTTCTTGGACGGTCATTTTTAGCATGCAATCGAGACACGTTAGCTCTTTTTTGTAATGCTCCCGCATTGCATTAAGTTGCTGTCCACTGGGAGCTAGAACAACTTCTTGATTGCATAATGAACAGAAAAATCCGCCTACAGTTCCAGGAATACTTGTTGATGGATCTTTATCGTACATGTACTTTGGTAAGCATACAAATGTTTCTGCTTTAGCACATTCTTCATCAGGAAGAATTTCGGCTTCTATATCGCCGATTTTGATTTTAGTGGCCATATCTTGCCCTTTATGCTGTTGCACTTGTACTTTGTTTATTTTCGGGATATTCAAGCGTAACACTGCCTTCATCAAGAAGACATTCTAAGATATCGCCGAGAGATGTTAGTAACGTTCCTGCTTTGTTATAATGCTTTGTTCTAGCAGCAAGCTCCGTACTAATTGTCTGAATAAGTAGTATTGCATCTTTATTCAGATTTTTGTCTGGAACAACGGACTTAACGGGACGTTTTTGAATTGAATCTTTTAGCATACCTTCCCTTTATTTTCCACCTATATGCCAGGCGCATTTACAGGTACAATTCAACATTGAACATGAAGCATGTTTGCCCTTCTTGCATGCTGCACTTATCCGTGCTACTCCGCTCCGTTTTACAACAGGAGGATGTTTTTGTCGATATTCTGCAGCTTGAGCGCTCGCTTCTTTTGCAGCCTCTGCTGCCGCAGTACGTAATCCACGCATTAGGTGGATGGGCATGTTTATTCTATTTTGCACCTTTATGCTCCGACTAGAGCTCATTAAACAATTTAAATTCTTTTTCTGTTAGAACTACAAAATCTATATTGCGTTCTGCACACCACTTCATGCTGCTTCGAACTTAGCAGGATTTTCGTTCTGATCTAGATCTTTAGGAGCAGTCATAACTAATTAATTGCTTTATCTATCACTTCCTGTTTAGCTATCACTTTCTTTGCCATGTTGCAATCGAGCGAATTATCGAACACCAAATGTTGAATTAATAGCGATTCTAGTTGTCCTCTTCTATGTGCTCTGTCCTCTCCTTGGGAAATTGTAGATGGTACCCATTCAAGCTCTACTCCCAAGATATATGCTGCCGCGGTTAAAGTCCATCCTTCCCCCATTGTCGTATAAGTTCCAAAAATTATTCTGCAACTTTTATCGTTCTGAAACCTATCGACAGCTTCTTGGCGCTTCTGTACATCAATATCGCCGTGCATATAAACTGAGACGCTCTTAAATTTCTCAAAGAGCGCATTGACAACGTCCTTATGCCTTGCAAATACAATTATTTTATTTTGCTGTTCAAGCATATCTTCGATATACTGAATGGCATAGGGAATTTTTGTGATCGCTGTTCTATGTCGTAGTTCTGCCATTTGTTCGAATTGAACTTGGCGAGCTGCGCGCAGTTCCTTTACTGCCGCCTTATAAGAAGTTTCGTCTCCTTCCAACTGCGTAAGTTCTGCCATTGTTTTCGCAGAATCGATTATGGCTTGATTTTGCGTATAAAAATCCAACTCTTCCTTTACTACGCGTAATCCTGGATTGGGTAGCGCAATAATCTGCCTACGTTTCGGGGGCAATTCAGCCAGCACATCTTTCTTCATTCTACGAATCATAAACTTCGAACGTAACTTTGTTTGTAATTCGTTTAGATTTGACGCTCCGCTGAAATCCCATTCACCCCCTACTAACTCACCACCGCAATAGCGCTTGCCAAAAAGAGATATACTAATACCAAGATCATCGGGATCACAAACTTTAACAATTGGCCATAATTCTATCGGCCGATTCATAATCGGCGTGCCAGTTAGATATGCTCTTCTTCTTGCAGCAATAGGTTCTATTCCATCCCCGCCCATCACGTATCTTGAGCGGGCGCTGCCTGGATTTTTTACGTAGTGAGCTTCGTCGACAACGAGTAAGTCCCACTTAATCTTATCTATTGCTTCGCGAAACTTCTTAACCATTTCGTAATTTAAAATAATTATTTCTGCATTTGGAAGAGAATACCTATTCTCCCCGCTTCCTGTAAGCGGAATAGCATATGTCCTCTTTCTAATCAGCCAACGCTCTAACTCTCTTTGCCAGTTAATTTTTAAGGAATTCGGGCAAATTACAAGGATCTGTCTAATAGCAGGATCTGCATTTATAACTGCAGAAACCGTAACGGTTTTTCCAGTTCCCATTTCATCGGCAAGTAATGTATTTGGGCGCGCTAAAATATATTCTGCGCCCGCCTTTTGAAATCCCATATACGACAAACCTGGACGACATGGGATTATAAGATTCGACGTCATTGCCAATGATGCTGCTATTTCCTGATCCGTCGCATCAAATATCGCACGAGCAGATGCGTCTGCATACTTTTCAAATTTTCTAGCTGATTCAACCAATCCTGTCCAATAGCAAGTTGAATCTTTTCTTAAACCAGCCAATACAACCTGAGTGTAATCGAAGTCGGGATCTAGTCTAGAAGCGTGCAATTCGAAACGGTAGCCAGTCCAGCAAAGTTTCAAATTATTACTCCTTTCAATCCCCGCTCAACACCACGATCAAACACTTCTCCTGGATCGAGTGCTCTCGCCTTGTTGAGCGGGGATAACTTTTAATTTATTTTGTGCGTATGTTCTTCGCCGATCTTCAATCTTGTATTACATTCTTGGCAAACAAAATCAGCAATACCTGCCATATCATACCCGTCGGCTTCAAGTGCATCTAACTTTGTAGGCTGCAAGAATGCAGGTAGATCCTCGACATGTAGTAATGTAAATCGTTTTGTTTCACGAAACCATTTCGCTGCAACTCCATTCTTTTTCAACACGCCGGGAAGAATAGGCATTCCTAACGCTTCGCCGCCCGGATTGCAGTTGTGAAGCGTGCATGCTGCAACAGCTTCTTCAATACTGCTTCCGGTTGCAAGAACAATACCGTGATTTTTTCCGCCACTAGCGAACGATACCCACCACAAAGTATCTTTATTCATTAATAATATACTCCCAACTTTGAATTTTCAAGAATTGTGTCGAAGTCTTCGCGATCATCTATCATGCAAACGAAGTAACGAACGAACTCCTCACCATGTTTATGTTTTAACACTTCGAGCAAAAGATCTATAACTTGTTGCGCAGACATATCCTCTGTTCGTTCTATCAGAACATTCATATCTATTACTTCGGCCGCGCCTTTGTCATAGTAATTGTATCTTCCAAATTCTTCAATTGCATACTCAATCTTTTCTTGACATTCCTTTGCTGTTAACATTTTCTCGTCCTTTCTTTTTTGGATTTGGATATTTAGATGATAGAAACTCCATATATTCTCGCAGTTGAGTGAAATGCTTTTCCTTAAGCTCATCAAAATCAATTGAACAACTTATCATGGCTGTATTGACACGCAATTTTAGCCACTCAGGAAATTGATCAAAGATTTCAGGCGAAAAACAGCTCATCAAATTAACCATCGTAGCCAGAACTTCTGCCTTTACTTTATTTGATAACTTACCGTTCCATTCCTTACTCTCCTGTTTTTTCTTCGTCAGGCTGCCAGCCTTCTCTATACCACTTTTCGACGACATTAATGACTCCTCCTCTATCTGGCGCTCCATCATTCGTAACTATACGCCAACTACGATTAATCATTTGCAAACTCTTGCCTATCAATTGGGCTAAGATCAAACTTGTTGGTGCTCCGTAGTGAATGAATTGGCGTTTAACGACATTGCCATCACGATCAGTTATATTATTTTCGATTTGTGTAGAGTATAGAACTCTACAAGTGGATGTATTCTTTTGTTTTGTCCCCGTCGGGCCTTCTTCGGCCGGAAGACGGGTGTCGCATCCATCCATCAGGTTCTCCTTTCCCGTCCCACGCTGCTAAAGCGATCATATAAGTTGTAATTCATCTTGAATGTAGGCCAGGGTGAGACGTGTCGACACGAACAAGTAATGAAAAGCAGACTTGCGATAATCACAGGCTTATAAGTTAATTCTCCCATGAAAAAAGCTCCACAGGTAAGTAGTTTGGCGCCCTTAATGGCTCTTTGTAATGCGATGCCAATACTCCGTTCAATTTTTGTGTTATCATATTACATCCGCCACACTTATATTGTAAGACTCTTGTTGCACGCGGCCAGATTGTATATTCTGTTCCAATACAAATTTCCTCTTTTAAGAAAGAATAGC